CACATGCGACCGCGACCACGTTGGAGTGGCCCGTCGAAATGGTCTGCGAGAGAGTCAAAGTGCCGCTCTGGACATTGCCGAACGAGTTGGACACGTCAAGTGGCGTGACCTGCCCCCACGCCGAAGCACACGCAAAAAGAAAAAGAGCAAGTCGCATCACATTCCCCCCTGAACGGAGAACGTGACCCCTATCAGGTCAAAGCCGGCAGTCATGCTGTTGGTGTTCGTGTCGATCGAAAGTTTCACCAATGTGCGATTGCCGGCGGCACACGTCGGGGTGATCGTGCCCGTTGTGACCACCCGCCCGCTCGCTGCTGTGCCAGTGACGTTGACCGTCGAAACCGCCGTCCAGCTCGGCGCGTCCACCGTCGCGGTCGAGACGCAAGCCCACGATGGCGTGAGAATCGCCGCATGGGTAGAGTCGGTAGAGCGAGACTCGATCGAATACGCAATGGCTGAATTGGAGACGTACCCGGTCGGCAGCACAAACGACCACCAGGCATAGTATGTGGACTGAGCCGTCGGCCACTCCAGCACGGCCGCTGGATCGGTTCCTCCGACGCTGGTGGCCGCCGGCGCGCTGCTGGCCGGGAGATTGGCCGAGAACGCCGGCATGCCAGCATAATAGACGCCCTGGTACGCCCACGTCCACGTTCGCGTAGTACCTCCGCCACCGTTGACCAGAAGCCATCCGGCAGTAGCCACAGAGGTGCAGGCTGGAGCTGCTGTGCCGCTCGGGGCATTGCAAACGTACTCATTGTGGGCTGTGGTGTCAGTGTAGAAATCACCCGGTAGGTTGGTCGCAACACTCCCCGGCGCCGCGCTCCCGAAGAACTTTTGCGCCACCAAAGTCGTACCTGCGCTTGGCACGCGGGAGTTCGTCATCCGCGAATCGTCCCCCGCCGCCACCGTCCCCGCCGTAGTCCCCACGTTCAGCAGCGCCGCGCCGCCAAATGAAGGCCAGGTCCCCGGTGCCCCGCTGATAGGCGCCTGAAATGCGGACGATGCTGAAAATGCCGCTGTACCAAAAGCATGATCGGCCCCGCCATGCCATACGTGCATACTGGTCGCCGTCGAATCATACCCGAACATGCTGGATGCGGATGCGGTGAATCCCGCGCCGCTCGGCACCTTCCACGTTGCTGCGCTGAAGTCCTGAAGCCCGGTCGTGAAGGTGTTGGCCTGTCCCGCTCCCACCAACGCTCCCGTAGGTGCGGTCAAGGAGGTTCCCCACGCACTTGATCCGCCATACACCGCGATGCCCGCCCCGGCCGGCCAGGTCATGCTGCCGCCGCTGCCGTTTGCTATCCAGCTCCTCACGCCCAGAGTGGTCGATGAGAGGACGTAACCGCTGACCGATGGGTTGCCAAGCGCCGGCTCAAAGTCCGTAGCCGCGTGCGAAGACGCCGTGCCCAGCGTCGGCTTATTCGCGATACTCGCCCCGCCGCTGGCAGCGCTCCAGTCCACGTACTGCGAAGTTAGGCCCCCCGCCGTTCCGGACGTGTTCTGATTAAACGTTGGCCAGTTCGTCAGTAGGGCCGCGCTCACCGCCGGCAGTTGGGCGCTCCCGTTAAGTTGCACCAGATTGTTCGCCGCCGTCCCAACCGTGTAAGACGATCCCCACGCGCTCCCAGTCGAGTTTGGCACGCCCGCGGCAGGGTAAACCATACCCCCGCCTCCGCCGCTCTGCGCAACCCAACTCCGCGCACCTCCAGTAGTAGATGACAGCACGTACCCGCTCACGCTCGGATTTCCGAGCGCCGCTTCGAAATCCCCTGCCGCGTGTGTAGATGCCGTTCCGAGCGTCGGCCAGGTCCCCGGCGCTCCCGAGATGGCCGTCTGGAAGTAGCTCGCCGCGTGGGTTCCCCACGTCCCCGTCCAGTCGCCGCTCGTGGTCGGCGGAAACGTCGATGGGTAGCCCGTCAGGCCAGAGATCGTGGAGTAGTTGGCCAGCGCCGTCTGTTTGCCGCTCAGGGCGCTGGCCAGGTCCGTCTGGTTGCTCAGCGTGCCGGTGATTGATCCCCATGCGCCTCCACCCCCCGTCGCCATTAGTACCCAGCCGCTGTTCACACATTGGTACATGCCGACTGCAGGAACAAAATAAAACGGATAGAGGCCAACCGAAGAACACGTGGCTGGCAAAGAGTTCCCGCCCCGTGTGTACAAAACACGAGACACTGGTTGCGCGAACAAAACGCTCCAGGCCACCAAGATCAACCCCAAAATTCGTTTACTCATAGTAGTACACCAGCGGTTGGCTCCCTGCTCCTTTGATGAAGAAAATCTGCTCGCCGGGCCCCAATCCCGCCAAAGGCTTGCTGCTCGACATTTCGAACACAAAGGACGATTGTGCCTCCACCGTGTCTACTGAGCTGGCATCGCTCGTATCCGTGCACACGTAGATCAAATTGGAGCCGTCCAAGTTCCTCAAGACGATCTTGTGGCATTGATTCATGGAAGCCGGCGGGCACACTGGCGACCAGTTGATATTGTTCATTCCCGTAAACACGAGAATCTGAAACCTGCGCGGTGCTACTTGTCCCATCAGGTCCTCCTACTGAACACTCTACCCCAATTTCCGGTCTGTTTCTGCTCCTTGCCGGCGTTTTTTGTCACGTGAAGACTCGACACGCGCCGGGCGCCTTCCTCCCGCAGGGATATGACCGGTTTCCCTTGGTGAAGAGCATGCTGCGCTTCGGAAAAAACGCCGGCCGTAACGTGGCCACGGGCGGGCTCGTCAAGCACCACAGCGTCCACCTGGTCCACAATCTTGAAGAATGGTTCCATGCTGTGGGCTTTGGCAGCATCCTCGCGGCACTCCCTACGAGAAACGATTCGAATTTCCGCACCTGGGAACATGAGGGCTACCCGGCGCAAATTTTCGCGATCGCGGGGAGTGCCCATCGTCTCGCGGGAGCGCGCGTAGTAGACAGATTTAACCCCAGGCATGCTTTCAACAATACTTGTAGCCGAGCAACCCTAGTGAAGCAACTTCACAATGGTCGGCCACACGATGTAAAGAGCGAGAAGGAACATGGCCCAGTAGAACGCGGACCAATTATTCCAGGGAGCAACACCTGGTCCTCTCCACCACCAGGACTGCCCAAGCGCGGCGAAGAAAAACAGCAGTAGACAGGCAACTGCGACTAACGGCATAATGCACCTCGACTCAAGTATAGGCCTTTGTTCTATCGGCCGTAGCCTGCGTGTCCCCCCGGCCGGCCGCTTCCAAAATCAGGACCACCACCCAAGACCTGCCGATCCGCCGCGGTGAACTGACGGTTCAGCGTGGATTCAGGCGCCGCAAAGGAGCCTGGGTCGATGACCGGATTGATGCGCTCGTGCTTCTCCTCTATCCGGTCGAAAATGTCTTCAATACTCTCGCCCACAAGCTGTTCACCTGTGGCCCAAGGATGTTCGATGTCGTGTTGCACTTCCGCTCCTTTCAGCGGGGCGCCCCCGGAGGAGAGGCGCCCCATCAGGGGCCTACCATATCCGGCTGCTGTTCAGGCCCTGATTCCTCCCGCAGAGCGTCCTCTACAGGGACCGGAAGAATCCTGCTACTCCTTCAGCGTACCGCAAGATCCTTATGCATTTGCGCCATGAACCGAACTTCCTCAAAACCCAGCGCAAGAACTTTTTTCCAATTCTCGCACTCCACATATTTCCGCATGACCTCTTTGAAGGCTGGCTTGCCACTGAACCACTCTGCTTGGAAATACAAAGGGATCGTTCTTCGCCGGTCCTCTGGGACATTGCGCTCGCACCAGGAGAGAATCGCTTCGAACATCTGCAAGGATTCCACGACGAACTTGAGATGCATAGGCACCGAGGATGAAATCCACTTCTTGACCTCCTTCTCTCCATGCGCGGAAATTTTCGCCGCGGCAGTGCCCTCGGTGAAGTTGAGAAGCTGGCCCGTGGTCTCAAACTTTGGAGACATGGACAGGTACACTCGGTACTTCATCCCGGCCAGGTCGGGGACGAAGATGGCGCCGTTCGTCTCGATCGTGATGAGCCTTTCTTGATTGTTCCTGTGGGCGGCGTACTCGAAATCTTGCTGAATTCTGTCCTGCTCCCGGACCAAACCAATAATCTCCATCAGGTGGTTCGCCTGCAAGGTGGGCTCGCCGCCAGTGAAGCACGCCGGCACCTGGATGGCGTGGCGCGTAATCAGCTCCGCGATCTCTTCGTTGGCCATTTCGTAAAAGCGGAATTGAGGCCTGTCGGAAAGCGTGGAAGGGGAATCGCACCATGCGCAGCTCAAATTACAGGTTGCGAAACGAACGAACTGCATGGGCACTCCGGCGTACTTCCCCTCTCCTTGAAGCGAAAAAAAAGTTTCATTCAATGTCGCCACTTTTTTCCTCCCGCACGTTCACTGCGGTCGTCACCGTGATATCCTGTCCACTGGCCGTGTCCACACCTACAACCAGGTTTGCATCTTCCACCACAGCCGCAATTTCAGCCAGGCCAGGTGAAATTGCAAGCCTGCCAGACATTCCGCTTTTTTCACGATTCTGCTTCTCCTGGGAATACCTCTCCCACGCTTGCCGATTCCTTTCAAAGCGATCTGCATACTTGAGCTGCGCCGGCGACCGCGTGTCCACGATGTCTTCCTGAAGAGAAACCATCTCGATGCGGAATTCTCCCGGCCGCCAGGTGTATTTGCCTTCCCAATCATGCTTTTCTTGAAGGAGCTTTTCAATATCTGGGAACTCCGCGGAATTTGCCGCCTTCAACATCCGGATTTTCTTCGCGTCCGGCTTGGTAATAACGAGCTGCATCCAAGGCCAGTTGGGATCGTAGACCAGGACGTCGCCGCCCATCGCGGCGCCTGGCCACACGATCGTCTTGGTGTTCTCGAACACGCCGTCGATGAAGCGCCAGTTGCGGCACACCATCACGTCCACGCCGGACATGTTTGGTGCCCGCTGGAAATTCTCTGGATGCTTGGTGAATCCACTGCCTAGCGCCAAGGCCAGCGTGTGCTTGAACTTGTACTCGCCCCTTGCCGGCACGCGCGGCATCCCGGCCAGTTCTTCTGTGTTCGGAGGCCTATAGGGCACCAGCACCTTGCACGTCTCCGCTGGCAGCACCTCCGAGGCGTACAGCACGGTCATGAATTTCGCGCTGTCCATGGTTCATCCTTCAGGCGGTGTTCCCAACTGCAAGTAGTTCAACAGCGGAGCGTCTGCGTCCGTGACTTTGGTCCATCGCTGGACGTTGGCCAGATAACCAACCGTGTCATTCTCGTTCGCCGGCGCCCAACTGGTGACGAGCGCGCGAAGGCTATCTCCCCGCGCGATGTCCGCCCAAAGCTGGCGGTAGCCCGCTGCGATGCCGTGAGCTAGCGTGTCGTACCGGGCGATCGCGTGAACCTTTTGTGAGGGCTCCACCGCTTTCATTGGCCAGCACAACGCTGGAACATTGCCCCCTGTTGCCCCACACCTTGGGCAGGCAGCCCCTATCTGCCCGGCGTAGCGCAAATCCAACGGATTGTTCTGGAGCTTCGGCACGTCCTGGCCTGGGGCATATTCTCCTTCCTGGCGCGCAATCGCCGTGAACAGGATATCCACGAAGTCGTTAGACGGCATTGGGGCTCCCGTCATCTTTCCGGTACTTACCGTCTGACCGCGGCGCCAATACCACCAAATGCTCAAGCCCAATCAGAGTCCTGCCGGGCTGCGGCATGAAATCGTCGCGCTCCACCACGCACTCGATTGGCCGTACACCGTACAGCTTCATCAATGCGGCGGCCGGGATGAAGTGCTTCTGACCATCTGCCTGGCTGATAACGGGCCCAGGCCGCACCACGTACTTTTTCTGGAATTTTTTCGTGTCTTCAACCTTGGTTGGCATGTTCACCTCAAACTATACTGCACCGAAGCCCAGGTGCTCCCGGTCTCGCTCACAGCCACTTCCAGCACACGCGCCGCGGGATTTTCTTCCGCCACCTTCGCCTGGAGGGTGTCTAGGAGGATTGATCCGAATACCTCGGCCGTCGTCTGATCGAAGAAATCGTTCAGGTTGTGGTGGTCGTACTGGTCCAGAATCGCCTTGACGTGCGTGAAGTCGATCACCATGCCCTCTTTGTTCAACTTATCGGCCACAATCACCACGCGGATCCGGTAAGTGTGGCCATGCGGCTCGTTGCACTTCGACTTGTAGGGCAGCTTCAACTGATGCGCGCAGTCGATCGACTCGTTGATGGTCACTGCGTACTTGTAGGGGCTCACTCCTGCCATAGGCAGCCCAGCGTTCAAAATGCTAAGCGGAGGAACACCTTGCCCCGGTTTTTTTGAGTCAAACGGAATTCCTGCCATGAATCACCTCCAAATTATTGCGTTCTGTAATCTATATTCAATACATCCCCAGGCTGCAGCCCGCCGTATTTTGGCACAAACGTGATCGTAGCTCCGGACACTGTGTAATCAATACCTGGAGTCTGCCTCAGACCATTCCGGTATACCAACTGTGTGCCTGCCACCAAAGGATGTTTCAAATTGACGCTAGTCCCGTGGAGGGTGCTCCCCAAAACAGTGAATTCGTTATAAACCCACACCACAGGCACAGCCTGCCCATGTGAACCCCAGGTGAAAGCCAAAAAGCACAGTAAAAACGCAAGGGAAACTCCAACCGCTTTCATTCTACTTTCTCCCAAGGAATTGAAGCCGCTTGACGGCCGCGCCCGCCTTCAGCCTCCCGATCACATCCATCATGGATTCTCGCGGCCATTCGTGCATAAGCCGGATCAAGCTCCTGAACTCTCCATCCGTCATCTCCCCCTTCGCCAGATTGGCCGAACGGGAGCACACGATCAGGTTGTCGAAGCTGGAAACGCTGCCGCCGCGGTGGACTGGCATTGCATGATCGATCGAGAAGTTCCTGACGGTGAGTTTTTCTTCAGGCAGGTAGGGGCACACCCTCAAATCGTTGAGCGCGGTCTTGATCCGGCCACGGAGTTGCTCCAGCGTAAACGGCAGAATCGCCTTGCTCTGAATCCCGCGTATTTCCGCATCCCGCCTCTCCAGATTCCGATAAGCATGGTAGGAGCGGCGCATAAAGATCTGATGCCGGCGTTTTTCCAACACACCGGGCTTTTTTGCCAGCGCGTCCGCGCGAGGCGTGGGGTGTGCCATCTCGACCTTCTTTCTAATCGGCTTGACTAAACCACGTAAGATTCCAAAACGATAGCGCTCCAGGTATCTCGCTGGTGCTCTTCCGGGATTTCCTCCCGCTTCGCGTCTTCGGGAATGGGCCGGTCAGTGAAGAAAATCTTCCACCGAACCTCCATGCCGACCGGAGCGAGATACTGGAGGGAACACGCCGAAGCCTTAACCATCTGGTTTATGGCACCGGCGCCTATGGCGACCATGCGAACTATTTTTCCGCGCTGAATGTGCTTGGCGATTGACGCCGCCAGGTTCTTGACGTTCGTCGTCCTGGAGATCTGCATCTGTGCGATGTTGCCCTGCTCGACTGCCATTGTCGGTCCTATTCCGCGGATACCTCCCTGGTGGAGACTACCCGACTGATCGTTGCATAATTGGCAGCACAATTGCTGCGTATAGCGTCAATCAGATTATAGACCGATTGCAGATGGTCTGTGCGGTTCTGGTGGAGCTGAGCATCGGGGTGCATTCTGGCGCGCGCCTTTTTTTCGGTTATCGTGCCTCCGGAAACCGTGGAAAGACGGGCATCCACGAGCTTATCCACCTGGCGTTTGTGCGCCTCCAAATCGTTCCAAACCAGAGTGGCCTGCTCGTTGGCGTAGGACTGCATGGCCGTCCAGTACCCTAATTCGTCGGCCAGATCGTCGGAACCCATCGAAGAAAGATTCGCCGGCAAGGTCCTGAACGAGGCAGGATCGTCCTTGTTGACAGGCTTTGGAAACGAAGGAAACCCATGCTTCAGAACAGAATCATACGCCTTGCGGCCTTCTTCGGTGGTGGGCGCCAGCGGAGGCTCGGGCGCTTGTTTCCTCAGTTCTGGAATTGGGTTATCCCCAGGCTTAAACGGAACTCTTTTTGCCACGTTCACCTTCACTTGATCTGTACCAGCTTGGAATATGTGCTGGTAGCGAAGCATGTATTCACCCAAGGACATTCTTGTGCCCGTTGCACCACTCCCGAGCGGCAAATTCTTTCGGGCAGCCGCTTATCCTTGTGAGCCCGATCAATGTCCACCAGAATCTTTCGGAACTGGGCCCACTGATCGAGATCCAACCTCAGCACGATCTCCTTCACCAGTTGGGTGTTCTTGCACTCATAAATCAGGTGGCAGGCCTTCAGGTCCAATCCCGCCATGTAGACGGTCATCTGGACAGCGTGCTCCGACTGCGGCTCGCTGTGAAGCATCCTCCAGTACTCATCCTTGATGGACTTGATGTCCACCAGAACAGGCTCTCCAGCAAACCTCCACTGGCCGCCATTCGACAAAACTTTGAATACGAAACCACCGCTACTCGTGAACTTCGGTGTGCCTTCTTCGTAGTACTCCAGCTCAACCTTGTTGACCGCCTCAGGGTACACAATGGCATCGGCGTGCCCCAAGACGCCCAACTCTGGATCGTGAACTGGAACCTCCCACCCAACACCCTTCAACGGATTACAAATTCCCGCTTGAATGAGATAGGCTTGCCAACGGCGATGAACCCATTGGCCGTTGTCCACGATGCGAAAAAATCGCGGGCTGAAATCTTCGTGAAGCAACTCTTTCGGCCACTTCTCTATGGGAGCGAACCGCGTGAAAAAAAGCTCCCGCGGACAGATATGCTCCCACCCCTTCTTCCAAGGAACCATGGAGGAGGGGTGCAGCCACCCCTCCACTTCCGTGGTCGCCTCGTTGCGCTGAAGCAGCATCCGGTCAACACGAGAAAGAATCGCGTCTCCGGAGGATGCCTTGAGCGAATCTATAATCGTTTTTAAGCCTGGCATTTTGGAAAGAGCGGCCAAGACAGAGCAGCGGAAATTAGCGATCCACTTCCCAGATCAAACGTACAGATCTTGCTTCAATGGGGCCGCTGCTCTGTCTTGACCGCTCTTACTCCTCTAACGCTTCCTACCGGGCGCCTTTTTCTCCCCGCCCTTTGGCTTGCGGGGCACCAGCCTGGCCTTGCCCGATTTCGTAACCTTCACATCCGCTTCGCCGGTGTGAAGGACATGAACCACCTCCGCGCCGGTGGCTTCCTCCGCCTTGGGCTGTGCCCCGCGGCCGCGCTTCTTCGGAGGCGCCGGCAACCCCTTCTTGCGCGCCTTTTGTTCCTTGAACTCGCCGCAGGCGCACTCGGGATCAACACATTCTTCCGTGTTCACTTCCGTCGTGCCTTCCTTGAACAGGTGAAGGTGCCCGCATGTGCATGCCAAACCCTGCTCCAAAGGCAACTCCTGCTGCAATTCCTCGATCATGAGACGGCCGCTCCAACCACGCACATCGTCCAGGAATGCGATGATCGCCTTGGCCAGGATGTCTGTCGTGATCTTGAAGGACACTGTGGCACCGGAGCCGTCCAACTTCGTCGCCGCGAAACTTTTCACCGAACAGGACGGAATATGCAACAGCGCGTCTTTTTCCGCCGGTGTACCTGGTAGAGGATAAAACGAAACCCGCGCCGCCTCGATGTCGTGGTCAAAACCATGCGACGTAAATTCCGTCAGGGCGCCGTTTTTCCTGTACAGCTCCCCATTGCCCAATTCTTTGGCCAGCACTTCGCTCAATGCGCCCTCGATGGGAATCGAGCTGACCAGTTTCTCTCCTGTGCTCCTGAAACCCGTCGTACCTGTGACGGATGCTTCAAAAATTTCTAACATGCGGTATTCTCCTTTTTCATTTCATTAAGCCGCGCGCCCTTAAAAGCGCCATGGCCCGTGTCTTGCCTGCTCCATGTCCGTTCTTGAACTGTTCCTTCAGTTCCAGATCCTCACGTAACCGTTCTACGATAACACCAAGCAACCCAGGCGTACCTTCATCCTGCTGAACAATATCGAAAAGAGTCTGTAAAGGCGAGCCGCCAGCTACGTTATCTATGTAATTTCGCATACCTGGAACCTTCGTGGTCGCCAGGCCGTCCATGCACTGCTTCAAGTACTGGTCGATGATGTGGATCTGAGGATGCTCGACCGAATCGATCTGGTCAACATCGTGTTCCTCCAGGAACTTGTTGCACGCGGCCATCCAAGGGAACATTTCTTCCGCAGGATGCGTTTCAGGCACCTCGCTGGCGGCTGGTTTGCCGGATAGCTGTGTTGAGCGCTTTGTCTTTAGGTTCTCGCTTTTTCCGGGAGGCCAAAGCTCCTCCCATAGATCGTGATCTTCCGGTTTTCTTCCGGTTTTCTTCCGCGAATCTTCCGGACTTTTTTGTTTTGCCATGCTCCACCTTGCCGTCCAACTTGTACCTCACCCGGATCTGCAAAAGGCCGGCCGGAATGTTCAATGAGATCGGCTGCTCCGCCAGGATCTGGTCCACAATCTCTTTCGGCGCGTCTCCCACCTTCTCCGGGTGCTCTCTTTCAAACCACAGATAGTAAGGGCACATGAACTGATCTGGAAGTTTGCAGGCGCCGTTGTCAAACCCGTGGATACACTTCCCGTCCTGAACCTGAGGAGCACATGTCAGGGGGATTGGCAGCTTCTTCCGAGGCTCAACTTTTGGTGATGGCACACTCAGCCTCCTTGTCACCTTGCCATCTCTTCGTAGGCTTCTCTTGGTATACCAAAAGTCCGCGAATAAACCCAATCAATATCAGCCCCCTCCTATGGAACTTTTCAAAATCCACAAGCCATCTCGCGGGAACGAAATCCCGATCTTGCTCCAATTCCAATAAAGACCAGTTCATTGGACCCTTCCCGAAGGTTCTCCTAGCGGCCGCGGAATGACCTTGATCGTCAAGGCACCCTTACCAAGACCATACTCTTCCAGCGCCTTCAACGCCTGCTTGCCCATCTCATCCTCCAGGCGGCCCGCCATTGCCAGCTCAGCGATCATCCAGTAGTCTGGCACCTCCTTCTCGATCCTGTGCACCAGGCGCCCCAAAGACTCGCGGAGAATGCTGTTGGAACTGTTCCGAATACCGTCAAGCTGGACCAAAACCCATCGGGCTTGAGCATCTTTCTTTTTGCTGTCCTTCCACTTCTTCGCCCATTCCTCGACGTGGCCCTCCCATACCTCGTGCTTGGGATAAATCAACCTCTCCTGATAGGGGGGAACACACTTGGCGTCCAGGATCACCTCCAGGGCGCCATTCGTGTTGGCGAACTTGCACCATTGATCGTCTATGATTTGCGGAGGCCATTCTATAGGTTGCCCACCAAGGATCTTGCAAGCCTCGATCCTGAAATCCGCCGTCAAAACCAGCTCTGCACTTTCCACATGAAACAACACGGGTGGCTTTTCTTTTGGAATACCATCCTCGTCCAACTCGGCGCCTGCCGTGGCACCGGTATCATGCACTGGATAAGCGTAAGGATTGCCTGTCGCCCACGACATGGATAGATGCCACCCACGGATCGGAAAGGGCTCCTCCTTCAGAGCTGTGAAGAGATCCTTTCTGACTTTGCTCGGCTGATTCATCGCTCCTCCAATAATTGCCTGAAGATCTCGTATGGAACCAGGGCCCATTTCTCCGGCTCGTACATCATCTGCCCGGTCAATTCCAGCACCAGAGCGGGTTTTTTTCGCTGCTCGAATGCCTCCAGCTTCAGCTTGCGCAGCGTCTGGAGACTGAGAGAATACGAAAGCGCGCGGGTGATTTTGCTCTCCACCAGGAATTCCGCGGTGAGGACGTCGCCGCCCTTCCCGTCGAAGCACCCAGAGCCTGGCTGCTGCCGGCCGCCCAAGTCTTTAGCCAGATCCTTCTCCCGCCGGCGGCCTTGTTTCTGCGGAGTCTCGTTGCGGCCCGCCTTACTAAATGGTAGGGGGCGTTCCCTCGGGCCCGGCTGAAACCGGGGAGAATCTGATCTCATAGTCCTCCATCAATCTCTTAATCTCCAAAAGCAAGCGCCCCGATGCTGTGGCCCCAAATTCCACAATATCCAGGTCGTTCCCCTCCAGAGTCACCCGTATGCATCCACCGGATAGGAGTTGCACTTCCTTGGCCCACCAGAGCTTTTCAGCCACGAGGGCACCTTCGCATCTTCCATTCCATGATGTCCGCGATCTCAAGAAATTCATAAGTATCGCAGCACGTAAACGCCACAGCCGATGCTAACTGATCTGCGTTTTTTCGAATCATCTCCGCAGCTTCCCTATCCGCCATTGTTGCAGACCTGATAAATAGGGCATCCTTAGCCCGTCTTTGAATGCAGCCGCGCAACAAGTCCCTCTTACTACTCATGTTTTTCCTCCAACACCGGAGCAATCGCTGTGGCAACCACCAGGGAGCCTATCTCTTCCTGCGCTTTTTTCTGGACGACCGCGCGCAAGACTTCGAACTGATCCTGCTCGTACAGCGCCCCAAAGAACGCTTCCTCCCCTTGAGCCCTGACCTTACCGAAGCTGAACCAAGAGCCGGCCTGCACCACAATGCCCCACCGCTTGGCGTAGTCGTAGATCGTAGCGTCGTTGTCGATCGACGCCTCACTGAAATTCACCTGGAAGGAGCCCATTCGCCGGGGACTGAACACCTTGTTCTTGACCGTCATAAAGTTGAGCCATACCGACTCCGCGGCGGCCTCGTGCGCTTCCTTATCACCGATCATCGTGAAATCGGAATTGGAAAAGGCCAACTGCAGCTCGATGCTGGCCATGTGCCGAAGCGCGTGGCCGCCAGGAGGCTGCGGAGGCATGGGGTAGCTGCTGTTGATGACATCGCGGAGCTGATTCAACGCGAAAATGGTGCATAGATTGTCCCACATCTTCGGCTGAGCCTTCCCATCCGGGCCTTCCTCTTTCAGCTTGGGGTGCGGCTGCTTCACGTTCAACCCAGCTTGCCATGCCCGCGTTCCTCTGGTGACGATTCTCGCCAAGGCGCCGGGGGAAAGCCCATCCGACGCCGATTTTTCAATCACCTCGGCTGGCGACATGGCAGCAATGGAGTCTATCACGATGATGCTGATCTCTGGACATCGCACCAGGCTGGAAACGTAGTCGATCCCTTCCTCCCCGAACTCGACCGGAACGTAAAGGAACAGGTCTGGGTCGATGTTCATTTTCTGGCGCCATTCCATCGAATCCGAATGCTCCACATCCACCCATGCCGACGCGATCGGATCGTTAGCGCCACAATCGCAGCCTCCCTGCTTCACCAATGTGGTGCACCACTGGCAGAATTTTTGCGCCTCGGCGATTGCTTTGTACGAAAGGAAGGACTTGCCTGTGGAGGGCTTGCCAAACAGATGATTCAGCCGACCGCGGGGCCAACCTCCGCCAGTCTCCAGATCCAAGGCAAAACAGCCTGTGGGGATGCGGGGAACCCGCTTGAACATCATGCGGCTGCCCACCATGACCACTTCGGCCTCATACTCCTTGTTGATGCGCGCGGCTACGCGCTCCAACTTGGTGCGGACAATTCCCGCTTTGGAATTTTTTGACTGTTGCGCCATGTTCACTCCTGGTAGAATCCAACCTTGCCCACTGAGTTGCCGTTCACGTCGAGGATCTTCCGATCCTCACCGCTGTTTGCGATATTGTGAAGCCTTGTCCCTCCTTTGGCGACAAGTTGGACGAGTGCACGGCGCACATCAAACGCCGTCTTCATAGCTTCATTTCCCAACTCAATCTCGATCCGGAACACCGTTTTTGCCATGTTCTCCCTCACTACTGCGGCGCCTAGAGCCTCAAACCCTAAGCGCCGCAAAGTCGCCCGGCGCCGGCGGCCTACTCGCCCGCCTCGGCCTGAGCCTCTCCAAGAGCATCGTTTAACTGACCTACGAGAAGAATTATCTTCTCCAGGATCTTCGGAATCTTCTTCGACCCCTCCACGCAAGCCTCCAGGCGGCCCGCGTCATCCGACAACTTGCCGATCAGCTTCACGACTTTCTGAATTTTCTTGTTCATCGTATCACCCCCTTTCCCAATGAAAACTTCGGAACACCGGGAGGACCGCACACCTCCCGGGTCCTGCCGGCCAGGAATTTTGGTTGTACCTATTCACCTTTCAGCTGGCCTTGACCGTGGGCCTCGACGTTGCGGCGTTGTACCCATTCCACCCGGCTCGAACTTACTCCGCGGCCTTTTTCTTGCGCCCTTTGCGGGGCTTCTGTTCGGCACCCTCGGCCGGCAATTCTGCGCCCGCCATGTATTCCTGCTTGCTCTTTTGCTTGCGCGGCCGTTTGGTACCAAATTCCGCCACGGCCAAATTCAGAACCACCTCGCGCTTCTCCTTGGGAAGGTTGCGAAGCGATTCCATGATTCTCACTTCGTCAGAACTACGTCTCGGCATAAATTCCTTTCAAAAACGCGCCGGAGGTATCTCTAGGCCGACTCGCACGGCTCCAGCGCCTCTGCCAGGGTGTTATCTTCAGCTCGACTCTCACGAGCCTGGCGAACTCAGTACGCAACTTCTGTAGTCGATTCCTCGCCGGCGCCGCCCTGCTGGATGTTCTGCGATCCCATCCAGGCCAGAGCTTCCGCCCGAGTCTTCGGCCGCAAAATCGCCGGGTAGTCGATCGGCTTCACCAGCGCCTTGAACTGCCAGTTGAGCTTCTTGCCCACTGCGGGATTCTGTGTATCCAGGATCGTGATTTCCCGCTCCGGCATCCCGGTCATCTTGACCTTGATCTTCTTCGTGGGCAGCCGCTCTACGAAATCGAACACGTTGCCCATGTTCGGACTCTTATCTCCCGACCGCGAAACCCTGAACCAGCAGCCGGCCAGGTCGCCGCCGCGGGCGTCGGCCAAGATCCGAAGAGCCTTCAGTGCGTCGCCTTTCGCCGGGTACAACGTGGTCTCCCACCGGTGAATGGTGCCGTCCTTGGCCTTCCACTCGGATCCATCCAGGACCGTGTAGGCGCCCACGAAATAGTTCTTGTTGCCGGCCTCGTCGAAGCAGCATTTTTCGCCGGTCCCGATCAAGCACGTATTCCAGTTGCGCCAATGGCCGTCCAGATAAAACTGGTGCTCACGATACGTGAACGGGATTCCGTCCACGAACACCACATTGTTCACCAGCGTCTTCGGAGGCGTGCCCGTCTTCTCGGGCATCCAATATCGCCGGATGGCGTTGGCCCAATCCTCGCGCTGTTTGTCAAGACGCTGAACTTCCTGGCCCACTGAATCGTAGCCAGTTTGAAACCACCCCCCGCCTCCGGCAGGAGCTTCGGCAGCGGGGCTACCACCGCCTTTTGTCGTCTGCTTTTTTGCCATACTGTTTTTCCTTTGTTGTGAGTTGTCGTTTCCTACACTGACACTACCGTCAATATCTCCGCTTGCCGGTTTTTGCCTGCGCGCCTCCTTTGAATGTGGTCGATGCCGGTTGAGCCTCGCCGGTCCTCTCGTGAAGAGACCTGCGAACGTCGATCGACTGTCCTTCGATCTCGTGAGAAACGAAATCCTTGGCCCTGAGGAGGGCCTTTTCCAGGGTTTCGTCCGGTCGAACGTCCGTCGCCATTCCCGCGTCTACGCGAGCTGACTCATAGTTGCCGAGATTCAGAGTCAACCCGCATGAAAAGAAAACCCGATCCGGAATCCCTGTGTTCACGGGCCCCAAGCCGCCTTGCATGCGCAAACGCTCAGCCGCCACCAGGGATTCCTGTCCCGCCTTCGCTTTTCCCATGTTCACCTTTCCTTGCGTAACTTGGCACAGGCAAATTCGGTGTCACCCGCGCCAACAATCCATGTTCAGTAGAAACCGTATACAACGCCGGGTAAATCCCCAACGGCCGCAAATCGTCCCAGGATGCTTTCACCTGCGCGAGAAGCCCAATTTTCTCAAAGCTCACCGGAGGTCTCAAATCGAACCCGGCGAAAACTTTCATCAGCATCTCCACCTGATCCTGAGTCCAGAGGCGAGTCATGATGGCCCTCGCCCCTTCCTTACCTCGCCGGTCTTTGTACAGGGTGTCCGGGAGAACTCCGTCCCTCACCCAAAGCTGAACGGTTTTGGTTTGCTTTCCCAAGCGGCGCGCCAACTCCTTGATGGTGTACATCGCCACGGCATACCTCTTGCCGACCATTTTATAGATCGGCCGCGGAGGCTTCGGAATCGACTGCAGGCAGGTGGGGCAATACAGGTGACCTGGCGATCTGCTGCTCTTAGGCGGGGGAGGGCCTACCACCTTTCGGATTTCTTCCTCCAGCTTGCGGCGCCGCTTGTATGCCGCACCGGCGCGCTTTTTGGCCGCTTCCTTGTACGCGGGATCCGTTGCGTAGCGGTTTTTTTTCGCCTTCGACAGATCCTCGGCGTGCTCGTCGTTGTAATTCTTGTGATAATCGAGCATCTTCTTTCGGGAAGCATTCTTCTCGTCTCGCTCCTCCCGAACTTTCACGATATTGGGCACGGCCATAAAAACCTCTTATTTCAGCAGCTTAGGCAGGAGAGCGTAGGTGGGGTCCGGCTTATCCAGAATCGCCTCCAACTCGGATGGAGATATCAATTGCGCCAGGCATAGACCGTCCACCTTATCTGAGTTGACCTCTTCGACGATCTCCACGCCCATGTCCCGCAATTGCTTGCGATTCTTCCACAGGAATTTCTGAAACAAATCCCCGCAAGTGGTGATACGCAAATCTACCGCAGCGTCCCACAGCTTCTTCTTTTTCAGAAGCGTTTCCAGCTTCTCCGGATTCGGCCGCCAGGACCTTTTCTCCTGAATCGTGAGCTGGCCCAGGCCGGGATACTCGAACAGCCTGTGCTGATTCTTGTCCCCTGTGGGGGAGCCTTCCTCCCGGCGCATTTGAAGGCCGTAGTTTTCCTCTTCCTTGTCCTTGATCTTTTCCAGGAGTTTTGCAATGCGCTTCGCCATCGCATCGAGGACGATGTAGAGCGGCACCAGCCGGTTTGTGGGAATAACCGCGACCTCACCGGCCTCCACCAGAGCGATCAACTGCTTAGGCGTGGAAACCAGAGCCACTTCCGCGCCGGTCCCTTTCAAGTCTTGAAGCACATCTTCAGACACAACTTCAACCGTCACTGCCGTTTTCTTTGCCATGTTCACCTTTCCTGCCCCCACCTTCCCGGCGCCGTTCGGAGTAAGCTGCCTCGAAGGGACGCGCGCTTCTAGCCCTACCGTTTGGCCCGGCACCAAGAAAATGGGGGGTAATTTAATGATAGTATATTCTGAAGCCTTTGTAAAGGTCGCCTATCAATCCAGGTCAGAGCAACTGTCGCAGTAGCTCCGACCGGACTTCTCGTTGTACGATCCTTCGGAGTATGCATTGAAAATTGATTCACAGTTGAAGCACATTTCGTAACTGTCTGGAAGTAAGTGACAGGCTTCTTGAAGAAACCAGATCACTGTGAACGCCTGCTTGGCAGTCAACTTCCGAAACCGGAGGACCCTATAACCTTCGGGGACATCTCCCTGGAGGAATCTGTAAAAGGTCCGAATCGCCCCGTATTCGCGCTCCTGTTCCTGCCGCTCTTTCTGGTGTTCTGCTCTCCAGTCACGAGCCGCAAGTGCTCGCTCTGCATTCTGTTTTTTCCATTCACGTGCTGTCATAATAACCTTACCGGAAAGATTCTCTGTAATCTACCACCATGACCTTGTAGCCTCGCTTGTGGAACTTTTTCAGCCGCGCTTGGGCTAACCTGTGCAACAGGGGAACATCGTCCACCAGATCCTCCGCAAGCGGATTTTTCTTCGGCACGTCCACCCGCTCAATGCGCCCTACGTTTTGTTCCACCGCCTGTGAGGGAAGCGCCCAAATCAGTGTGTCCAAATCCGGCTGATCCAAGCCCAGGCCGGCGATCTGCTCGCTGGCGAAGATCACTTTGCGCGTCGTCAGGATTCGCACCCGGTCGCCCTTGTTCTTCTCCGGGCCCACCACTGTTCCCATCTGGTCCACCGGCACGCCCTTCTGCATCGCCAGGTGATACAGTGCGCCCAAGTGCTGGACCCGCTTTGAAAGGATCAGGATCTTGCGCCCCGCCTTCCAACAGTTCTTCACTTCCTCGGCGATGATATTGTTCCGGCGATTGTCTTTCGCCAGCGCCGTATACATGCGGCCAAAATTCGTCTTCCCATTCCAGGCGTTGGAAATCGCCTGTTGCGGAAGCTGCGTCCCGGTGAGAATCTGGTACACGGTTGGCTGTGAATCCAATTCCAACATGGAGTACACGATGTCGCCAATGTGGAGCTTGAACGCCCGATGCATTCCGTCCGGGCGTTCTGGAGTCGCCGACAGACCCCATCGGTACATGGCGGGAAATTTCGGAACTACCTGAAGCCATGTGGCGGCCCCTATACGGTGCACTTCATCCGATATAAACACTCCGACAGACTTGTACAACTCCGGCGGATAATTTTTCTGCGCCAGAGAGTGCACCATCGCCACGATGAATGGGCGGTTCCACTGGCACGTTTCCCCTTGCACCACGCCAATCTCTCCCTTGGTCAGGTTTGTGAACTGCTGGATGCGCTTGATCCACTGATCCAAGAGAACCTGAGTGGGGACCACCACCAGGGTCCGTCGGCCAATAGCGCACGCCGCATGAATCGCGCATACGGTTTTGCCCTTGCCTGGACTGGCGACAAAAATTCCGCCCAAGGAATCCTGAAGCGCTTGAGAAGCTGCCAACTGGTCTTTCCCGGGTTCGTTGATTAGCTTACCGTGGAACTCCATGTGCGTTGGGCCTGTGAACAACTGTGTACCACACCCGGTTTCTTCAGCGTGATACTGGCCTATGCCGGGTGACCGCGCATCAATGACGTTCTCCCACTCGGCCGCGCCCGGCTCGAGCAGGTCCGCGATCCTCTCCAGGTAGTACCTGGGAACCCTCACGAACCCTTCGTCCATCTCGTAGCAGAACACGGATTCCTGGCTGTTGCGATCGCTGCCGGTGAAGTCCCTGGTATCCGCGGTCTTGAATACCAAGTCCTTCGCCAGACGATGGCGCAGGCGATCCTCGTTCAACACCAGAATGCGGGGAATTTCCACCCAACCAGCAAGTCTCACGCGGGGTACTGTTTCTTCAATTCTTTTGGCCATACTTTTTCCGAACACGAGGGCCAGCGCCGGCCGAAACCGGCGCCGTAAAGGTGCCCTCACGTCATGACAAAATCTTTATCGGCGGCGCGCCTCAGCTTCGTCTCGCGTCACTCCCGACACCAGTTGGGGGCGCTTTTCAACTCTCTCTGGCAAATTGAAAAAGCCGCTCTCGGGCAAAGACACGCCAATCGCTTCCACTAGAGACACTTCCACCTTCGCCGTGTTGATGATCGTTTGCGCCACTTCACAGATCGCCTTCGCCCGGTCCAGGTCCATTGGCTTCTCCGGATCCTTCAGCGCTTCCAGAGTTTCAAACAGATGATCTCGAAGATCGTTGATCTTGTTCCTTGCCACTGAGACTCCTTATTTTCCGTTTCAGGACGCCTTGCAACTGAATCACTTCCGCCAATTCCTGAGGCAGCCGGCCCCACATTTTATTGCGGCGCGCGTTATCGGCCATGGACAGCAACTCTAGGTTCTCGATCACGCAATTCTCGCGCTTGCCGTCCTTGAAAATCACATGATGCTTCGGCGGAATCGGCCCCTTATGCTTCTCCCACAACCAGCGGTTGTACATCGGCCACACTTCTGAATTGCCATACCCTGTGGGCTCCTTGCCGGCAACCGCTTCCCTAACTTTGATCCGGCGATATCCTTCAGGATCTATACGAATGGACCCTATAGGAACCCAGTTCTTCGCAGCCCACCCTGACCGAGCGCCTTTTTTGAACTGTGTCTCCGCCATGCGGCCTGGAGCATATCCCGGACACTTCACCCCTTTGTTCGCCGGCACGATGCCTTTTTTGAATTGCCAAGCAACCCCAAAGCTGTGCCCTTTGAATAGCCTACACCGATTCTTGGGATCTTTGACGTACTCGGCCGTTTTTTTCAACCCCAGTTTCCGGGCCTTCTCATACACCTTTTGAAGAACACGACTCAGATGTTCCGCGATCGCCGGCGTCGAACCACTGGCATAGTGCTCCCGCAAGTACGCCTCTTCAGCGGAAGTCCACACCTGGCGGTTCTTGATGATACCGCGAGACTTCGACATTTACAGACTCTCGGGACCTCTCCGCGATCGGGGCCCACAAAACTTATGCCATTTAGAGGGCAGAAACCCACCCTTTTCAATCCACTCATTCAGGGCAAGCACCAGCTCTGCAAGTCGCTCCGCTTTTTCCTGCCTATAAGCAAAGGGAACCGTTTCGCTAAAAAATTCCCGCGAAATTTCGAGCTGTTCTTTCAAATTAGCGTCTGGATCCATGCTATTTTCCCTCTCTCCATGTTCTGCACAGCTTGGGTTCGCATACCAGAGGCACCCTCAGCTTCACCACGTTCTCCATGACTTCCTTGACGGCGCCTACTACCTGAAGGGCGTATTTTTGAGTTCCCTCGATCTCCCCCACGATCTCATCGTGGATCTGAAGGCATTGCTGAAACTCGGGCACGGCCCGATCCAGGTTGCGCTGCGCCATCTTCACGATGTCGCCGGCCGAACCCTGCCCGCACTTCGTGTTGAACGCCTGCCTCTCCTGGTGTCCTCGCATGTACTGATCGCCCACGTTTATCAGGGGCAACCGCCGCTTCCGGTACGCCAACGTCCGAACGAACTCATCCACGTGCGCCGCGGCATGGACCGCGTTGGTGAACCTTTGCAGAACCTTATAGCGTTCCCGAAGCAGCGGCCACACTTCTTTCGCTTTTTGCTCTCCAAACTGCTCCACCAGGCTGTAGAACGACAGACCGTACGCCAGAGCGAAGTTGATAACCTTTCCTCCGGCCCTGTCGATGTCCAAGGCATTTGCTGTATCCTGATGGAGGTCCAAACCCTGCTGATAAGCGTTCACCAAAGCCGGGTCTTGACTGTAATGCGCGAGCAGCCTCAGCTCTAATTGGTTATAATCGCAAACACATAAAAACTTTCCTGGCTTTGGAATCACCAGGCTACGGATGTCTATGAACAGCTTCTGCGAGATCAACTGAGCAACTGGCGCTGAATGCCCGCATCCGCAGATATAATTGGCCACACCCGCCTCATCCTTCGATGTTGCTCCTGAAGCATACACTCCACAATGGGGGCAGAAAAAGAAGATGTCTCTCGGAACTTGCTGCAAATCTCCACTGAAGCGGCCGGATTTTGTACCACATTGCCAGAACGAAGGGTGAAAGCGGCCATTTGCGTCCACACCGTCCACGAACTTCATCAGATCCGTGCCGCGCTTTTTTTCCAGGTCGCCATACTCCATGTAGAACTTGGCGATCGGACACCCGATGCTGGCGAAGTGCTTCATCGCCACGTCATCCGTCTTGTACTTCCCGGTGGGCGTCCTGTAGGGGACCATTTCCACTTCCTGGCCCTTTCGCGCGTAGCCCGCGGGCACTTGAAGCTCAGGATACCCCAACTCCTCAATGATGATCTTGGCGAGCACCTGGCGCTGCCCCATGTCGAAGGGCCGACCCGCTTCCTTGATAATCAGCCCCTCCAGGATCGTCTGCCTCTCCGCGGCCGCCCCCAGCTGCCGGTGCGTTTCCTCCGTGTCGATCTGAACACCTCGGATCACCATGTCACGGAGAATGCGGATCATGGGCACTTCGATCTCGATGTAATCCTGCCAAAGGCCCTGCCGCTTCAACTCGGGCTCGCACCACTCGTGGAGCATGAGACAGTGGATCGTGTCGTCCGTGTTGTACAGCGTCATCATGTCGATGGGAACGGTGCCATAGTCCTTCACCTTCCCACCCATGTGCTCCTCGACCGTCTTGATGGGGTGCCTAAGCAAGACTGGAACGATCTCCTTCAGCCGCAAAAAATGCGGCGGGGAAAGCCATGTCTCCTCGTCGTACAACCAGGTGGCTATCTGGGAACACCTGACGGAATCGCCCAACTCGATCCCGTGCATCTTGGAAATTCCGCTTTCCACCTCCATGGCATGTGCCACCTTGCGGATTTTTTTGTCCTCCAGGATCGGTTTCAGCTTCGACCAGACCAGCTCCTCCGAAAGATTCTGCCTGTCCAGAAGTCCTATGTCATGTCCAGTGGGACAATACCATCCGGTGTAGCCATTCTCTTCGTGAACAGCCACACCCATGCCGGCCATGCGCGGCTTGTATACCCACCGCCCCGGCCGCGTCTCATAGTCCAGACCAATTTCTTCATGCTTGGAAAGCTGCTCGACCATGCGCGTGAGACCTTCTTCAGACTGCACGCAAATTCGTCTCATCTGAGCCCAGACCTTACCTCTCCTGGTTTAAGCCCGCAGCCACAATTTTCCGCGCCGGCCTCCAATTTCAACCAGTGGATGTTCTTCTCGGAAATTCCTTCCTTCCAATTCTCAAAATCTTCCGGCGTGTGGACGTGGTGCTGCCCTTCGTAGGCACCCACCATGTTTGTAACGTGGATGGAACCGTCAGAATCCTGGCTCACGTAGAAATGCATCGTCATACTCGACGACATGTTTATCTCCCTGTTGTACGTCTCATAGGGGTCTTGAGACTATCCGGCTGAAACTCTCCGCTATCCACTCGCTCTTGCATCTTCACGAGAGCTTCCAAGGCGCTCAGATTTCCCAAGTTTCCCCCGCCACTTGGCGTAATATAGGTCGCTCCAAAACGATCTGTGTAAAGATCTACCCAATGTTTACCTGAACGGGACTCCCAACGCTCTTGAAGAATCTTTTCCATATGTTCACCAGTCCCCACCCAACCAAACCCCGTCCTACGATTCGGGGTCCCGGCAGGCTGGCGTAGGAACCAGTTGATGTGGGTGGGGATGATTTAAGTATATAGTATTCTGAACTTTTTGTAAAGGTCGCCTACTCCTGCGTGTCCTTCAGAATCACTTGCGCGCCTTGGATCGCTTCTCTGATCGCTTCTGCCTCCATGCCCCCCGGATCTGCACCAGCTTGATTATCACCGTAGCGCACACGATGAAACCTAACCCTACATCCGACCAGTTCATAAAGCTCTCTGTCTCCTTTTCTGCCGGCCTGGTCGTTATCCAGGAACGAAACGATACGACGATCCGCCGTCAGTCGAACCAACAGGTTAGCCTGCTCCTGCGAGGGCGAACTTCCGAGTAAGGCCAGCGGAAGAACCGGGAAGCCCATGCTGTCACGAAAATCGCGTGTAGCCTGCCACACCATGAGGGCATCCACCACTCCTTCCACCACCACTGCCACGAACCCTGACGGCTGCTTCAAGTATGCCGCTTCCAATTTTCCTGACTGAAACCAATGTGCTCCAAAAAGATGCTTCGCCTTCCGGAATCCTTCTTGCGCGTGCTCCCGGTCCACCTGAATTCCTCCACAGCTTTCACAGCGGTACGTGTTGTTGTGGCTCTCCAAAGGATACCCGCATGAATGAACTCTGGACCAGAGATTCTTGTACTTTACATCGTGCTCGTGCATCAACCGGGTGGCTCCGCCCACGGTACCCACCAGTTTTCCCTCAGCATCCCTGACCGGGAATATAATCCTCTGCGTCTTCCTGTCGAAACCCAGACCCCAGGCCCTGCAGGTTTCCAACGTCACCCCGCGGTCTAAAAGCCTCTGCGCCACCCGGCCCTGGTAGGGGGCCAGCCAGGATTCCGGAAAAATCCGGTAAGGCTCCCGAGCGGCGCCGGCAAAATGGCTCTCAAAGGGGGGAACACTGGCGGCGATCGCCTCTGGATCCTGGTACAGCAGCGCGGCCAGGCGCTCCAGGGCCTTGGAGCAATCGTAGCCTAGTTCTCGTTCCAGGAGGCGAAAGAAGTGCTCCACAGGGCCTTTCCGGCCGCAAGCCAGGCAATTCCAGGTGCCTCCGTTCTCCTCGTCGTCCGGTTTGACCCCGAGCGAGGGCGTCCGGTCCACCTGGTGGGAATGGCCGGACACCGCCGCGAAAGGACATCGCATGGTGACGTTACTCGACCGGATCATACCCGCCATGGGGGGATTTACCAGCGCCAGCAGCTCCACCACATCATCCACGTTCACTTATTACCCCCTATTTCGCCGGGCGCGCTTTCTTGGTTTTGGAAGGTTTCTTGACGGCCTCGGCCTTTGTTTTCTTCGCCTTACTGCCGGGCGCTTCCTGTTTTTTTCCTGACTTTGAGGGCGACTCCCCGAGCCCAAGCCTGGACGCTGCGCGCTGCTTCCGGACACCGTACTTCTCCGCCAATGGAACCCACAGCTCCTTGAACTCCACACCCCGGTTTTTGGCTATCAGGTAGATCGGATTTGGCTTCGAATACCTGTCCTTGGCCTCCTTGATCTCCCGGCTACGGCCAATATGATTGAACAACTGCAACTCCAGCAGGAACAGCGAGAGCGACACAGGATCCTTCACCATCTCCTCGGCCCGCTTCTCGACGGCGCCTGCATAGTCCCGACCTTCCTTGACGCTCCCAATCGTGCCAGCGCCGAAGATGGCATCGCAGTACCTCTTCAGCATGTCGTGATAGGTTCGGGCAATGCACTCGTGAGCCACCAGCACCAGCTCATCCAAAGCAAGCCGCCCGGTCCCTTCCTTTATGGCCTGCACAAGGAAGGGCACGGCCAACATGTCCTCTTCGTTGTGCTGCTTCGTCTCCAGCTCGCGGTTTTTTTGCTCCAGGTTCGATTTCCTCGTCGTAAGGGGCTGGGAAGCCGCCGCGGAAGTGCCCTTCTGAGGCTCCCGAAACGAAACGATCTTGCCGATATCGTCACCGGCAACCACAATGCCTGACTTCACACCGGGCGCCTTTGCATCCTTGCCCTTGACGATCTCGTATTCGTCACAAGACAGAACACCTTTTACTGGATTTCTGTAGCGAACCGTGGACACGGGAACCAGTGCTTCTCCGTGATGAGAATTCAGCCACAGTTGCTTTGTATTGGCAATTTGCGTACCTACCTTTGCATCAAAGCACTTGGGGTCCGTGCAGGTGTCCTGCTCCTTGACGTCTGGGAACAAGAGCGTGTTCGCCCCTGTGCGCTTCGGACAAGTAGTGCACGGCCCCGCCGCGGGAATCAACTCAGCGTCCTCCAGGCTGAACGGCGCCTTCGTCAGTTGCAGATGAAAATTCCGCTGGATGAACTCCTTCAACCTGCGAATCGGTATCAGCCCGTCCCATCCCCCCGCGCACTCCTTCATCGTCTGTTTCTGCTCATCTTCCGTGAGCCTGGCGATCTCCAGAGCGTGCTCCAAATGGAGCTGACCTTTCCAAAACGCTTTCTTGGCCGGCTCGATCAGTTGATTAAGCTGCAACCGAAGCTTCACATAGGTGGGCTTTTTTCCCACCTTGCCGGCGAGAACTTCCATATCCTGATAGGTCTTGGACAACGCCAAATACCCTTCGGCCTCTTCCAGGGGATGCACGTCTTCCCGCTGAATGTTTTCGATCAGAATGATCTCGCGTGCATCGTCGTCGGATAAATCCCTGATGGAGGCGGGAATTTTCTCGAGACCTGCTATCACGGCCGCCTTCCAGCGCCGGTTGCCTGCTATCACCTGATAGCCTAGGACCTCCCGAACGTGCGACTCATCTGGACCCTCAAAAATCGGCCGCAAGACCAAATTCTCCAGAATGCCATGCGCCCGAACGGAGGCAACCAGGTCCTCCATCTTCTGCTTGTTGAACTCCCTGCGTTGATTCAAACCCGACTCCCGCAGCAATTTGACTTCAACATCGTGCTGCCCGGACGCGGGTAGTTGTGTTACCGTCTGTGTGTCCATTTTCTGTCCTTTCTCGATGTAATAAGCCGCATCCAATCTGCATCCTGGCGAGGCGGCGATCTCCGCCGAGGAAACTATTCGTGTTCTTACCATGTTCACCTCAAAATGGAACGTCGTCATCGTTGGGATCGAACAACGGCGTTGCGGCTTGCTTCCTCGGCTTCGCCGGTTTCTTCTCCATCAGGAATTTGTCGTAAGGCGTCAACTGCACCACGTCCTTCACCTTCTCCACGCCGTCTTCCCCTTCCACCTCGATCGACGTGATGTATTTGTCCTTCTGTGAGGCCAAAAGTTTCCCCGGTCGCTGGCTGTTCACCTCAGCCTCATGCTTCGCCGATTCCGACCGCGGCAATGGTTTGTCCGCCCAACCCCTGTCGGGGTCATAGACGAAATCGTGCTTTGACTTCAAATCCAGCTCGAAGTACTCGCCGCACTTGCCGGCCAAATAATCTCGGGCCAGTTTGAAGTCTTCGTAAACCTGAGTCTTCATCTCGGCGTTTTCTTCCCTGAGCAGGTATGACGGATGGTACGTGGCCAATCCAACCACTTCGCCATACCCGATCGTAAGAAATTTTCCGCGCACTGAACCAATCCGAAGAGTGGCGGGATCCGCGCCAAGCAAACCATGCATCGCTGTGGACCCAACCGCCAGGATCAGCCTCTTATTGGGCAGAGCTTCCAATTGCCGGCGCAAAAATCCCGCGCAATTGCTGGATTCCTCCGCGGTGGGCGTCCTGTTCTTGGCCCAACCCGAGTCCATGATGTCGCAACAGCGGCATTTGCACATGTTCAGGAAATATGTGTTCGTCTCGTTGTATCCGATCGACTCAAGACCCCTGTGAAGCAATTTTCCAGCGCGGCCGACAAATGGGATGCCCTGCTTATCCTCATCGTCTCCAGGGCCTTCGCCGAGAATCACCAGGCGCGCCAGGGGACTTCCCTTGCCGAACACCGAATGTTTCCGGGTGAGGGCGATCTGGCACTTGTGGCAACTGGCCGCCTCCCGCTCGATTTGCGTGAGCAGCTTCAACGTGCGTTTGCGAACCTCTTCTCCCGTTTCCATGACCATGTATCCTTGCTAAGACCTGCAGGTGCCTGATTTCGCTGCGGAGATTTGCAATGCGCCGCTCCAAACGATACCTCTCGCCGCGGTGAAGCTGCTTTTCGTCCTCCACCTGTCTTTCCAGGTCACCTATCCGACTATGAAGTTTAGCTAGTGCCACATCAAAATCTTTGGACATCTGAACAGACGCCCTGGCTGCCTCGTTGATAATACCGCTCATAGATCTCCTCAGTATTTCATCTCGCTGGGGTCAATTCCCGAAGAATATCCGCCACCTTCTTCATCCTCCAGGGAATCGAACTCCATGCCTTCCAGGTCCCACTTGATACGGACCGGATAAGTAGGCAAGTCCTCTTCGCGGATTTTCAGGAACTGCGCCAGCATCTCTTTGTTGATCCGCTCATCAGAACCTTGCACCAGCTTCAAAGCCCAATCGCAGAACTGGCTGTAGGCATCCGAATAGGCAGCGTTGTCCAAAGTGGCATTCCGCGGATCTTCTTCCCTGTTCAACTGGTTGTTCACCACCCATTTGGAGCGATCCTGCTTCGCGGCCGCTTTTATTCCACGGGCAACCGACATGCGGCCTTCCCAACCGGTGAGGCCTTCGTCGTTGTCCACCAGATATACACCGTCGATCCCGATCCAGGTAACGCCGGCCTGGCGGGCCATGGCTTGAATCGAAAGAGGCGTGCAGGGGCCGTCGAACTCCGGAAAATACAACGACGCCATTCCTTCCATCTCGGAAAGCGCCTGGTAGTATTGCTTTTCCAGAACGTTGCCAAGTTCACCGCGGCGAAACGCCTGGTAGGGAAGTTTCGCATGAAGAGCGTCGTACCGATTCTCCAACGCTAGGCGATCCATTTCCCGGGAAACCAGCATCACGCGCTCGCCGGAAAGTTGCGCCGCGTGCGCCATCATCATAAGCTGCCAGGTTTTTCCGGTTCCCCGTTTGCCTAGAACGTATCCGAAGTCCCCAGGTTGCACACCCAACGTCCATTTATCAAACCAGGCGAACCCTGAGGGTGTGCCATAGAGGTTGATCTTGTCTCTACGCTGCTCATAGCGGAATTTTCTTTCCGCCATGTTTCGGGTGACGTCCAGCAGCCGTGTGGAGGATCTGAGCGCGGCGATCTCCATGCTGCCTTTGGCCAGGACGTCGGCCGCCAGGTCCACGTCATCCACCTTCATGGCGGCGCCCATGGAGGCCATGATGCCGGAAATCCGGTTGTAACGAGTCCTCTTCCTCAGCTCCTCCACTACCCACTCGGGCTGCTCCTTGTGATGTTCCAGCGCATAGCTGGCATGTTTCCTGCGGATGATCGACTCTGCCGGCAGCTTGCCGTGAAACTTGGGATTCGCCCAATAGGCCCAGATGAACGCGGCGACTTCCTTCATAGGCCCCTGGAAATCCTCAACTGTGAGTCCACCGGAGACGAAGGGTTCCAGCTTCCCCTCCGTCAGGATCACGTCTATGGCTATCTTGTCAAGATCCGTGGCACACCTCCCGGACCAACAGGCACCTTCACCATGGCGAGATCCGCCGGCGCCCCGCAATGATCGCAGTGAAACACCACGCCATCGAACAGACTTGAGAGACAGTACCCCGTGAGCATGAGCGGATGATATTGGCAGCAACAGGTCATGCACCAATCCTGATAGGGGCTATTTTGCGCCACTGAAATACCTCCGCAGAATGGCGCTCACCTGTCCTTTCCTTGCTTCTCCCGGAGGCGGCAGCTCGTCTTCTGAAGGGAACAACACCTTGCAAATTTCTTCCGTAATGTCATCAAAGCTGTCGTGCTTCCGACTTAAAATCTTTCGTATCTTAGCCATGTTCCCCCTCAATAAATCGCCGTTACCGCGCAACCTCGACCGTGCCTGGACGCCACCTGAAGGAGGTTCATCTTCTCGGGCGGATTTCCGGCGCCATTGTTGATGAGCACGTAACAGGAATCGTCCACGAGGATGTCATTCTTGGGATCTGAAATTCCCAGGAACGCCTGCGGAGGCATGGCGTCCGGCTTGTACGCGTAGATGCAGAAGTTTCCATCCGGATCTCTTTGCGCACCCAAATAATCCAGCGACTCCAGGAGCTCCTTCTGCGAAATAAGCCGGCCTTGCCGGAGTGGTGGCAGAGGTTTACTCAAGGCCGTCTCCTTCCTTCGGTAAATCCGCGATTTTTCCGTGTTTGGAAGCCCACGCCTCCATGCGGTCCGCCTGCCGCATTGCTGACGACGTGCATACATCCGAACCGCCGTTGACTTTGTTCAGATGTGCCCACGCCCTAACCGTCGCGGCACCCACCATATCCCGGCCCAGAACCAAAAACACTGGCTCCTCGTCCGGAATCAGGTGTGCCGAATCCTGGATCCGTTCCGTATAGTCTTTTCTCGCGTGCTGCATGTTCACTTCCTCCTGATCTTTTGGCTGCTCACCAACTCGAAAGACTCGACCTTGACGTCCACCCCCGCCACATCCGCCATTTCCAACTGCTTTCGCAACTGGCCCTCTTCCGAAGGCTTTTCGCCGGCGTCAACGAAAGTTTCCTCTGTCAGAAGCACAACCGCGCGATACTTCGTAACTAAAACGTTTTCCATGTTCACCTTTCCATAGCGCAGGCAGGACACCTGTACTCAATTATCTCCTTGCCATAACCTAAGGGCACCACAACAGCACAAGTGTGACCACACTCCAATTCAAGAATCACCGCCTCCTGGTCTGGAGCCATAATCCCTAGGGGGTCTCCTTTAGACCTACGCAAAACTTTCTTCATTGGATTGCTCCTTCTACCTTTCCATGGTTGACCCGATCAAAATACCTAGTACGAGAGCTTGGTGGATCTTAGCTGCCAGCCCTGTGGTGGCATTATCTATGAGAGCCAGGGTCATAGTCAGAACCCAAGTTTCCCTTCCGAGTTCTTGAAACGACTCAACTATCGCAGGATCTTGCGCGGCGAATTTTTCGAAAATAGATGTGCCTGCTTCTTCCAAAGTCATCATCGAAGTATGCTCGCATCCCACTGATCCACGTATATAACCAGCGACGTGGGCAGGTACTTGGCCAACTCCTTGTCGCGCGTATAGAAGCGCAGCGCGCGCTCGCCTCGGCAGTATTGGTGCACGTCCATCGCCTGTCCTCCATAGTCCGGCGAAGGCACCAAATGAAATCCGCTGTTGGGGAACTCTCCTAAGACGTACTCCACCGCCTTGACCAAACCGGCCGCGTAGGGCGCCCGCACAAGAACTTCAATACGAAGGCCCTTGTCCAACAGCCACCAGCCTGCCGTTTCCGCTTCCTTGGTGAGCTTGTACCTGGCGATGTAGAAAGGCAGCAGTTTCCGGAACAACCAACGAGTCCAACGGTGATCTCGGAGCCATTCGTAAATCTTGAGGCCCCAACCTGGCTCTGGCGCCTTAACCAGAGCATCGAAGTCTATCACCACCAGGGGCGCCAACTTGTTGGAAATATCTCTACGCATCATAAGGCACCAGAGCGTGCGAACCATTGCTCGAATTAGGGCACTTCGTTACCTTATCGACCTGACTGAAAACTTGCAAGCATCGGACGCATTGAATAGCCTTAGCATATTGCAATGCCACCAGAGCGTAGGCATAATCCTTTTCTTTCACTTAGCAGTCTCCTAAAAGGAGGGCGCGGCGATACTCTGTCGCGCCCTTTTTCGCCCGACTAAAGGGTACGGGGGCTATGGTCTGCCGAGTCAAACTCCGAAGAGCGCCCGTTCCAAACCGAATCTGCCGGGGCTCGCCATTCGATGTGCGCCCCCAATCGGATCCCCTGGCCTCGGTCATCTCCCGTATCGAGACTCCTCAATGGCACTCAGGTTTTCCTTTACAGAGTTCTTACGCCCCCGATAAATTCAGGCGGCTACAAGTTCCTGCCAGTCGCGCTGGCTCAATTCAATCACCTGGCCGCCGGCGCGTTCCAAATCCACCGAGCGCTCGTAGGAAACCGACTCGTCATTCGCCACGGCCGTTATCGCTTGCGCAAGGCCCCACTGGGATAAATCTCCCCCCTGAATCAGATTCTTCAGGATCGAGTCCCCTTCCGTGTCGGTAAACCCGTACTTGGACTGCACCACTTCCTGAACTTCCTGAAGGGATGCGCCACCTTTGGGGATCTGGTTATCCGCCGCGGCGCGCATTTTCTCGATGAACTTCTGGAAGTTGGCTTCATCGAAGCTGCCGCGCACCACGTCCACCACCTTGCGCCAGAATGCATTGTCGTCGGCCCTCCGCGTGGCGTCCGTGAAGAACTCCTCGACGCCTTCCATGTCCCCAACGCCGCGGCCTACATGGCGCCGCTTCAGAGAAGAGTCTGGACGGATCATCCCGTTGTAGCAAACCAAGCGGTAGAACGCCGGCTCGATCGAGATCTGCGAGTGGCCCACTTCCGAATTGGTGATGACCACGCCGGCCTGCACCACGTCGTTCAGCTTCACGGCCGCGGTGAGCCTGCTGGTGAACGCCTTGATGAAAAACCGCGTCTCGGTGATCTGAATGGACTCGATCCTCATGCCCTGCGCGTGCTCTCCCATCAGCGTAGGCACCACCGCTTTGAACAGGTCGTAGTTGTCGAGCGGCCGATACTTGTCGCCAAGGTACGCCCGAGCCTGGCCATCTAGAGTCCTGACCAAGCGCGTTTCATCCTGGTGTTGGAACCAGTAGTTCACGTTCAGAGGGACCAGCTCCGGACCGTTGTCCATCATGCGCTCGTAGTACTCCCATCGAATTTTGGTGCGCTCCGCGACCTGTTGGTGCGCCAATCTGCGCATAGGAAAAACACCCTGATCGCCTATGCTGAGAGCATATTTCATTTGGAACCCTTCCGGCGACTGCACCACCTGGTAAGGATCCAAAACCTGGACTTGGAGTTTCGAGGACGGAGCCTTGAAATCCCGCTTAGTGTCCGCTTGCCTTTGAACTTCTTTAGCGAAATCGCCTAATGCCATTCCTTGTTTCATGTTTCTTCTCCATGTTCTGTTCTCTTGATTGGGCTTCTTCGACTCATTGAAGCGGAAATTTTGCTTGCTCGCCTATCAAAACCGGAGCCACAGCCTTGCTTCAATGGGGCCGCTCCAATGAGCCGAAGAAGCCCAACCATTTTCCTGACCGGAACCGCCAGCCTACCGGGGGCTACCAAGCCCGAATTTTCCCACAAACGGGGCACCAGGAGTGCCCATCATCGTGAGGCCCTGCCGAAACACGGGGATGCGTAAAAGCGCACACCCACCAAAACCAAAACTTTTTCATCCTTTCACCCCCGATCTGTCCAGGAGTTCCTGCCGGCCTTCCCGGCGCCGATCCGCCCCGGTCATCGAAATGGTCACCATCCCCTGCTGAAGAAGGCTGGCAAACCCTTTGCCATAGGTTTCCTGAAGCTGCTCCGTGTTCATGTTCGTGGTCAACACCGTAGCGCGCTTGTAAGTAATTCGGTACCTGATGAGGTTGACCAGGTTCTGCTCACTGTACCCGGATCCGCTACCCCGGTACTCCTGGCCGAGATCGTCAACCACCAGCAATCGACGAGTCCGGAAGGCGGCCGCCAGAGTGATATCGTCGTCGAACATCCAGTCGTGAATGTAGGCTTGCACCACGTCCGGCGCCGAAATATAAAGAACGCGGGCCGTGAAATCCAACACACTTTTAGCAAGAGCACACGCCGCGAATGTTTTTCCCACACCGTTGGGGCCTACCAGGAGAAGTCCGACACCCTCGGACACATTGAGAACGATCTGGGAAACATAGCCGGCGATCGCGCCGCTGGTGGGAAGCTCCGCGCCCCAATACAACGGAGGAATGCGCGCGTGCCTATACAGCTTCGTGGGATCTTTTGAGCGGTCCTTCAAATAGGCGGTGCCGTCCTCAGGAGACTGCTTCGGTGTACTCGCCTTCGACTTCGCCATTCCAGTGTCCTCCCCATTTCCGTGTCTTCCCGACCTGCTGCATCCGCTTGTAAAAAACCCGGCGAAAGCCCCAAATGATGTTCATGGTCGGATGCTCAGCGTCTATCTCGAACTCTTCCTTTAGGGGCTCCCACATGCGAACCGCATAAGCCACGATCTGCTCACAGATCTGATGGCCGTCCGCACGAAGCCATTCGAGAATTTTGGGGCGGAGGTAAAACGGGAAGGGGAGGGACGGGGTCTGCTGTCTGAAGTGCTGAGCCATGCAAGCTCGCCAGAGCTGCACCAGGTCCTCGACCCGGTACACAGTTTGGACAGGAAAGCCGGCGTTATACCAGCCTCCTGTCATTACGACAGTTTCACGTTGGGGGGATTTCCTGCGGGGCCTGTGGTGGGATACTTCTGCTGTGGACCTTGCCAAAGCGCTTTGAAGCCGCTGGCACTTCTGTGTATGAGGGGCGGCCTGACGGTTGAATTCTCTTCCGCGGGCCGGTTGAAGGGATGCTGCAAGCGAACGCAGCTTCGTTGACTTTTCCATGTTCAGTGGATTCCTTTCGCCGCAAAATTGACTTTATTGCCATGTTCAAAACCTGAATAATAGCGCTGTTCCGCTATCTCACGTTTTTTCCATGCGCCATATTCACTTAAGGCAGTACCCAAGTGGATGTGCCTACCATCAACATGGATGTAAGCCCTCCACCTGTGCGTAGACTTGTGCCAAGACACTCCTCGAAACTGAGAGGATCCTTCCTGTTTTCTGCTGTTGAAGCGATTCTGACTCTTGCTCGCCGGCCGCAAATTTTGGCGCCTATTATTCAGACCGTTTCCATCCTTATGGTCTAGGCGACCACGCAATCCCGGCCTAATGAGGTTGTGCATAAGCCCGCACAATCTGCTTGCTGCATACCAGAGGTCTTTACGATATTGCTGAGCATGCCAACGATACGCTGCAACAAGGGGGTAAGCATTCGTATCGATAATTGCAGTCTTGCCTTGGGTGAGTTGGATTTCGGTAGTTCCATCAGAACGATGGTTGACTTTGTTGAGAACCATGTTCCTCTCCGTAAAACGGTCCCGGGGCACCCCGAAAGGCGCCCCGGTGGTGAACATGGATGTGAGAAGCCGTGCCGCTGCGCGACCCGCCCTCATCTGAACTATAGCAAGAATTGTCCGCTAAAGCAATATCCATGTCCTTGATCCGTCTCACCAAACTCGAAACCCCCTGGTGAGGGAGGGGTAAAGAATAAGTGTAGAATACCTGGAGCGCCTTTGTAAAGGAGCCGTCTCTCCAAGCCGTCCGACCGCGTATAAATAGTAAAGAGAAATCAGGAGAGAAGATAAAAAGGAAGTGGTTTTATTATATAGGATCGAAAAATCTTTGTAAAGGGCGCGCTTTTCCGATCAAGGGCTAGCTCAAATCGTTTAGGCTCTTGAGTTGAAACGTCTTCTGCCAGACGACAGAACTGTTGTTGTATGGAATCGTGGCCCGAGCAAGGCCTTGGGTTGGATCCACACCTGGAGAAGTTGCTTCCAGCAGAGTGGTGTCGAACTCGAAGACGTAATGGCCGGGCACGGGAACGCCTTCCAGTTCCATCTGCGTGGCTACCCCCTGAGAAACGGGATCCGTTTCGGGCGCCGCCGAGGCCACGCGGTACACTTCCACGAAGATAGATCCGTCCGGATCGTAAGGTTCCCCATCCAGATCGCGGATTTCCATTTGGATCGCGACCGTTGTTCCAAGAAAAATCATGTCGCCTTCCAGCATATAGAATGTCACCTCAAGTGCCGGCTGCACCACGAAATCGAGATCGAGTTGTTGCCCGCGGCTCATAGCTACCCCTCGTCCCAAGCCGCCCGGTAAGTGGATGGGGTCAACAGCGCAAATGCTTGGATCTGTGCTTCCGTTGCGAGCGCCGCTGGTGGAACCCGCGCCGTGTAGAGCCACTGAAGCGCTATCAGGTTGGGCACTGGTCCGGCGACCTTCAGCGGGCCGCCATAGATCAGAACGGGATCTGTAGGCGCGGCGCCATACACGTGGCTGCCGTCCGACGCCCACGGAGTGTCATCGGCCGGCGAATAGCTGGTCGCAACCTGGTACTGGTCAAAAATCCCGGCCGGCAGGGGTTGAGTGCGGGAAAAACGCACGTTTGACACCGAATTTGAGGGTGAAGTGACCAAATTTACCCTTAAAACCTTGGAAAACGAGGCCAAAACCTTCAGCATGAGCGATCCCGCAGGATGGCTCCGCCGAAAAACCGCCGTAATGGAGCCGGCAAGAGGTACAGCAGTCGCCAAAATCACCTCCTGGCGGGCCGTTCCAGGCTCCACAATCGCGTAGTCGCTGGCTGCGAGGGCTGTGGTGGTCAGAAGCGTGAGAGCCACGTCCTGGGGCAGTGTGGCTCCAGTGATGGCCGGCGTAGTCGCCTCCACGTCTGGAGGCAGGGTAATCGGCGCGCCTGTGTCCACGCCGCTGGTATCGTCGCTGCGAAACCGCACGGCCACCACTGGAACCACTGTGGGACCGCTACCTTGCAAATGCTCGAGCTGCACTGTAGCAGGCATACCTATACTGTAAACCTCTTGGAGACCCTTCCGTAACGGAAATGATGAAACTTGCGAATCTCATTGGGGTCGATCTGCGTTCTTGGAATGGGAACTGGTATGCTCATGAGACAGAACTGATCCAAGGCCCAAAGAGCCAAGGAGCCTGTACCCACCCCTAGCACAGATTTTCTCCAAGCCCAAAATTCCGTTTGCACGGGCGCGCCTGGAACATAAATCCCCTGAAGGAAAGCACATTGCCCTACCGGCCGGCCCAAAACGCTGTAGGGGTACAATGCAGTGACCATGGCCTGCGCGATATTGTGCTGCACCACATCGTAGTCGTAACCCTCGACCCGAAAATAGGCGATCCCGCTGGCGTTTGTTTTCCACTGATCGGGAAGATTCACGTAATCGTTGAGTTGCCTGTAGCCCGTCAGGCCGACACCAGGCCCCTGGTTGGCGTCCCGCGGCCACAGGACCTCGAACTGCGCCGCGGGGTACACGGCTTGGACTGCGGCCATCACGTAGGAGCAATATGCCCAGATCCGGGCTTTCAGGAAATCCGCCGTTTCATGAGCGTGCGAGGGGTCGCCGGACGGATTATCTGTGTTCGATACGAACGGCCAGATCTGATGCCCTTTGGCGGCCAAAAAATCCGCAATGGTGCTGGCATCGTAGTATGGCATACCTCCACTGGCATCGACCGCGGTTTCCGACATGTTTGGGGTGTGCTTATCGTCGTCGTACCACCACTGGGTTTCCCCAAACTGAAGAACGATCGGGGACATTCCCCCGGCCGCGATTTGAGCTGCCGCTTCCAGGTACATTGCCGCCATGTAGGCTTGCACCTGTGAGCCGAAGTGCATCTGGTAGTCGGGAACGCTCGACAGGTACACGTCACTGCCTGGGGAAACGACGCCCCCCGAATTGTGCAAAAATTTCGCGCGCATGGCGGCCGGAGGAAGGTAGCACTCCATGGAGAACGCCCAACTCGCGGGGATCCCTGCTGCCACAAGTTGGGCCGCCAGGTCCTGGAACCAATCCCGAGCACCCTGGGTCATGACCGGCGTAGCTGTATCCAGCATTTGCCAGTCTCCGTCTGCCCCCATCGTGGTTCCGTTCAAGTCCGGAGAGCCTGCTGTTTTGGTGACTACCGAGCCGCCACTCACCGAAACCGTGACTGCAAAATTCCAGGCGGGGGCCCGGGATTTGATCGTCAACGTGGTGCTCGTGTTGAAAGCGTTGTCGCACCACACCGTACCAAACGCCGCATTCAGATTTGCGCGCATGGCGCTGCATACTGACTGTGGCGTTTCTCCGTACCCCACGGCATGCTGAACAAGAGTCGCCCCCACGTGAATCGTGATGATGTCCCCTGGCACTACGGACGTGAACGCTATGGCGCAACTTGGATACGTGGCGTTCACCCGGCGCCTTTTGTTGTTCCAGAATACCCCCATATAGACGTCGGCCCGGCCCAGAAAGCCGAGCTTTTGCAGAACCCATGCCACCCAAAAGGGCGGTTTTTTGATGCCATGGTCGGTATCGAAGTCCAAGGCCAGTCCTACATTGAAAAGCGTCCAGGGTGCATCTGGAATATCTTGCTGTACCAAAGGCCACAGGTAGTCATAGTAAAAGTAGTAACCACTCGACGCGGAATTTTTCGCGAAAAGAGCTTTCAGGGTGACTACGTGTTTGCCGCCCGTCAAGCCTGTGCGCACCAGGAGCATTCCGTTCGATTCGTTGCCGGGATTCGTGTTCAGGAACAGATCGTGAACCGTGGGGGTATCGCCGTCCACCGAAACCTGAAGGTGGCCGCAATTTTCCCCAAACTGAGTTCCTACCACCAGATCGTGCGTTCCATTCTTTGTATAGGTGACTACGACCTGGCGCACGTCTCCTGAGCTGGCCGGCGCGGTTCTTTTTGCGTATCCACCGCTCCACCACCCGACCGGCGCCGTTTCCCAATAACCGGTGTAGATCGCATTTTTGCTCTCCTCCAGGCGGTCGTTTTCTCCAGGTCCTCCCACTTTCAAAGCCGGGGAAGATCCCGTGAGCGTGATGTTGGAAACTGTGACTTTCCACTCCGTATCTGGTGTGAGGGGGACCGCCCCGCTACCTTCCAGGTTGGCCTCTTCATTTTCAAATCGTGGCGTGAACGCCATGGTGATCTTGCGCACGTCCGTCATGCCGGCGCTGGTGGTTACGCCATGCAGTACCACGCCTGTGTCTAAAGGGGACTGTCGGCCGATCATTGTGTTGAAGGGAAGCACAACCCGGTACACACTCGTATCGTCGCCACCCGTGAAGCGTACACCTGCGCCCTCCGTGCCATTGGTCCATGCCCATCCAGCCCAGTCACTCGACGTGAACAGTCTATCTCTGCTGCCGTCCTTTCCAAACCCCACAAAAGTGACTACCAGAGACCCTGCCCCCGCAGATGCGGAAATCCAATTGAGCCCGGCGCCTCCGTAATCTGTTCCGTTACCCATGTAGATGGATCCGTGCGCCGCCACTCCGGTATTGATCTGCGCTGCAAACTCTTGTGCGACCTGAAGAGTTGTTGGACCTCCTACCCATGTGCTGGTGTCCACCACGTAGCGATTTTCTCTGAAGTACAAATACAGCAGGCCACTTGCTCCACTACCTGCAAACGTCATAGTGGCCGTTGCGTCCGTCTCAGCCCCAGACAATACTGTGGCATAATCGAGCAACCTGACCATCCAAGGATCCAACGTGGGGCCAAAATAAAAAATCATGGAATCCCACGCGATCGTAGGATACAACATGCACCCCAACCTGGTGTTGCCGTCCAAAGTGTGGTCAACTTCGATGTCAAATTGAAGAGTGATACCCGACAGATCTGTTCTCGGCAGAGGTTTGAATCTCAGGTGGTTGTAAAAGTCGTAAGCGTTGTGCCACTCCAGCACGGCGAAATCTTCCGCCCCCTGAAAAATTCCGGAAATGACGAAGCCTGTCTCTGTAGCGCTGGTAAGCGTGGTGGTCGCCGCGCGCTCGCTAAATCCCCCGAGCTGCATCGTTTTGCGCGGATCGAACAGGTGAATCGCTTCGCTCATACCACAATGGTAATAACCAGCGTGTCACCAGGAGACGTGGAGCCCACCTGGGTAACGTCCACCCCTACCAAAGTGCCGGCGGGCATTCTCGGGAAAGGAAATTCCATGCCGTAGGGAGAATTCGTCACAGACGGATCCGTGCTCTCGGCCGCGTAGCTGTTCAAATTGCTGTCTGTGATCTCCAGCGTGTGAGGAGTGGGTGTGCCTGCCAGAACTGTCCAAGTTGTTCCATTGTCCAATGAAATGCGCACATCAATCAGAATCGGGGATCCTGTGGGGGCACTTAAAACCTCTGCGTACAGTACTCTCGGTGTGGCATCGAAATTCAACCGATATTGCGTGTCTGCATCCGTGGCTACAGCCAAAGTGCCGGGAACCCTGAACCGGATCTCTCCACCTGAGCAAGTTCGGATTCCCAAACGAGTCTGAGTGACCAGGCCGTAGTAGGGAAAATCAGAGTACCCCAACCTGTTGGCCAGGCCTGCCAGCACAAAGGCGACCATGGCATTGGGTTGAATGCAGTCGTAAATGGGGGCAATCTGATTGGTTAGATCGAAAGCGCCCGGCTGCGTCTTGAAAATGTGGTGCCCCAGCGTCAACTTGAAAAAGTTCTTGCCTATTGCGTGGGCATTCAAATAGGAACCGAACGTCGCCCGATCGGGGAGCCCTTCCCCTGGATACACCCTCTGAATATTCACCACCCCGCCTGTGATGGGGTCACCTGCACTTCCTGGACCTGTGATCTGAACCGCTTCGTATCGGCGCCAACCCGCCGGGTTGACTCCATATGGCTGCCCGTAGCTGGGAACCAAGTCCTCATCGTTAAACACCAAAAAATCGCCGACGTGAAACTGCCAACCATCCGCGATTGCCTGTGCAGAGTACGAAAATCCGAGATCGCTGATCGAAGCCGCTCCTACAGCATAGGGACTTTCCATACCTATCACGGCCGTTAAGGTGCCGAAATATTCCGTGGCCAGTTCATCCACGAACACCAGCACCCCGTGGAATTCAGTGATGCCGGCCATATTGAGGTTGTCGAACACCGAGACGTCGGAAAACTCCAACTGGCCGTAGGTCACCAACGCAGGCGTGAAGATGGGATAGCCGGGCGCATCTGTGTCCAACGTGTTATCTGGTCCCACCACCTGGATGGATTGACTGGCCGATTTTTGCCCTGGAATCCCCGTCAGGTTCACAGGAACCAACCAGTACCACCAAGTCTCCTTTGTATGGACTGCCATCTGATTTCCTACGTTGTGGTGCTCGAAGTCGTCGTGCTGGTCGTTGTCGTTTCCTCCCACGGATCCATGTATTGCGTGGCTGAAACCAGAGCTTGAAGCTGGCTAGGGTGCGGAAGCTGGTCCAACAACGAAATACTGGCGATCTGATCGTACTTCAAATGAGGTTCGGCATTCGTGCTGTTGTACCCGCGTGTCACCGTGAGCGTTGCGGTACCATCGCCATGCCACACACAATTAGTGGCCAACACCTGTTCCGAGCCTACCTGATAAACACTTCGCGTTCCTATTCCTGTGACGTCGAAATCGTCCCAGGTGTTGTCCACCGTCCAAGCCGTCGCTGAAGCATCCACATCCGCGAGTAAAAATCCGCCGGCCGCCAGGTTGTTATCTGGAGTTCTGAAAATCTGAACCGCTTGCAGGAGTTTTTGCTTGCTCAGATCACTATATGCCTGCCAGGAAAGGCGCACGCCCACACTGGGAAGCGAAACACAGGGATTTTGTGCCGCCCAAAGCAGAGCGGGCAATGGGGGATACACGAAACCCTTTGATCCGCGGATGTACACATTGCGCGGAAATCTCGCCAGCTCAACGAAAGGATCCCCTGAAAGAATATCGTCGTACTCACTCGATCGCCAGGAGCGAACCTTGAAAGTCATGCCCCAATCGTCATTGAGCGCTTTTTCTTCGATCCTGATCCAATCTCCACCGTTAGGCATGAGCGTGTGGGCCAGGTACGTGATGTCGCCCACTTCCAGCTCATCCATGAGGAGAGTGCTGTCCAGCTCAACATTGCGAACTTGCGCCCATAATTGGGGACTGGTGCCACCCAATTCATGGCGCAGCATCCTGAGGCCGAGGCGCGCCGCCTGTTCCGTGAAGCAAGTTCCCACCAGGTTGTAGCTCTGCGCCATTTTGAACGGATAGCCATTCAATCCGATCAACTTCTGGTAGTCGATCGAATAAACCGTCGCCATGTTCTGCTGGAAATCGAAGTCGTGATCGGCGAAGTTCAAATCCAGTTCATTATAGGAGGGCGTGGGAATGTCCGGCTTCAAGCTGTTGTGCTTGACGTTGACGAACTCTTGAAAGGCCGGCCTTACTGTGGCATCCTGACATGCGCTGAATTGCCGGACCGCCAGTTTTCCATTGCGGAAAAATCGGAATCCGTGGCAATCCCTGAGCGCCGAATCGATCTGATCCATTGCCGGCGCCAGTTCACTGAACTGCCCAGCAAACTGGTAGCGCTGCACCGTGCTTCCGTCCAGGCCCGTGATATTGTCCGCGGCATAAGTCGCAAAATCTATGAAACTTTGAAGGTCTATGAACGTGGCGTGCGTTGCGATCGACGTGTACTTGATGTTGAACGCTTCCAACACCATGTCCAGGATGATCCACACGGGATTGCCGCTTCCGCCGTAGATCCCGCCAACGCCATAAACTCTGCTGGTTGTGCTGCCGTACTGCCATACCCGGCGGCCTGCCGCCAGGTTGGCATAAACCGAAGGAGCCGAGCTGGCGCCTGTGCTTTTGCTGGCATCTGGGCTATTCACACCCGAGCTTGTGTCCTTCACCCGAGCAAAAAATCCGGCCCTGGAGGAAATATAAACCTGTGGGTCTCCTGGGGAATCTGTCTGAAGCATGTCCCCTTCGATCTGCGTCCACACATGAGGCTCGCCAATACGACCGGGGGATCTGCCTACTCCCTTATCGCAACCCGGCGCCGGCCAAGCCGGGGCGGGAAATTCCCCGTTGGTAGGAAGCAGGCTGTTGACCTGGACATCTTGAATGGCCCCAATGTTCACATCTCCGCTGGCGGCCGGGGCATTTCCCAACACCCCTTCCCCAACGATGCACTCTACGGACACATAATCCGATTCTGGCCGCCATTCCAGAATCAAGGGCGTGCACGTGAATCCTGTAGCGGCGCCGGCATACACCAAGGGCACGGCCTGATCGAAGATCGTGGAAGTCTGAGAACTATAGGACGTGTAGGGGTCGCCGCCGCCAAGAAACCTGGTCAAAAAATTTCCGCCCAAATAGCCTGTGGCCCAAGAACAAACATACCTCTGACCACCATAGAACCGGGCCATTCCGCGGCCAAGGCAACCCGTAGCCGGCCCCACATAGCTCCAATATGTGGGCGAAGAATCCGGCTGGTGCTCGTTATTGGTCACCGAAGCTTGCCAAATTCCGCCATTCTGGTAAACTTGGCTTCCTGCCTGATACACCACGGAATGAAACCATGAGGAAGGTCCGAACGTCTTGTCGCACGTCGTTAGATAGGGCCGGCCTTTATACCCCTCTGTGGAACTTATGTCGGGTCCGAAGTCGTCAGGTACGCTTGCCTCTCCGAGAACTCCCAATATTTCAGGGATGGCCACACGCGGCCCTGCGCCTGCGCCTGTGTACCCGAAGCCGGAATAGGGGCAGTACAGCCCGTCGTCGAACTGAAGATCGCAGTTCCTGCTGAATCGCCGCCGCGGAAGTGGCAAGGTCAAATCGAATAGACCGTCCTTACAGGAGAGCGAAAATGTCTGCTGATCGTAGGGCGTTTTGTCTATGAAGCCGATCCACTCGATGCGCGTGGCGTCCGCGAGGGAACCTCCACCGGTCACCACGTCGGGCATGTAGACTTTGAACACAACCACGCCGCGTTGGAACATGTGATCGCGCGCCGCCAATTCTAGAGTGCGATCGACGTTGGACAAAGTGAACGTGGCCGTGGAACTGGATCCTGTGATATTGGAACTGATGGGCCCCCACTTCACCAGGCGCGGCAAATAAAGATGCCCGCCAATACCCGTCAGATCGACCCGGCGATCGCTCATGTACCCTGTGGCGCCGTCCACCAGGGTTACCTCCAGCAGAGGTACAGGCTCCACCGTGCGCCCGCGGACGGCATTCCAATACGCGGTGCTGGGAAACGGGTTCATTGCACGGAAACCTTCAGGTCGCAGAAATGAGGCGCACAGGACTTACAAAAATAATATCTGTGAAGCTCTTCACAGCATGGTAACTTTAGCATGTAGCATACCTCTGCAACATTGTTGCAAGGTTGCATGTTCTCTCGGGTGTCCCCACAAGTTGCCTCGCATATTTGACCAGCAGGAACTTCCATCATCCGGGAAAACCTCCAATTTTCAACTGAGCTTTTCGCAACTTGTACTCGAATAGCTCCACGCTCATCTCATCCTCGTCGAACAACGCGACGTAGCGCCCGAGCGTGGCGTGTGAGGGGTGCGTCAACCTGGTGGTGGGATCGTCGCGGTAGGGGTTCGGATACGTGGACCAAGGAACCGGATCGTAGTACCAGAAGGAAACCGCCCGGCCCTGGTGGTCGTTGAAAAATTTCCAGAGAATGCCCGACCGGCTGGCGATGATATCCGTCAACTCCCCCTTCAGGACGTCGAAGCCTATCTCGAACGTGATGAGCGGCGATCCTCCAATCACGAAGCGCTGCTCGAGAATCGGAGAGAACTGGTGAACCTTGTTTTCCCATTTCCGGCCACGCTTGAAATTGTAGTCGGGATCGAACGGAAAAACCCCGACAGGAGTGTATGCTGGAACGGGCTCGCCGAACAAAAAATCGCTCATGTCGTTGTCGTGGTCGTGCTGCTCGTGGTGATGTTCTCCACATACACAGGATACGCCGCATCGTTGTCGATCGAGTTGTCGATGTCCCCGATCGTAACCAACACCAGCTCCCCGGTGCGCAGCGTGGCGGCCGGGACGGAGTACCCTTGTGGATCCTCCTTGAACCGGACGTTGTACATCGTGTCGTCGTCCGGCGCGAAAAACTGGAAAGGGTAAGCGGACCCCTTCAGGGTGTCTATGAAGGTTTCCAAGGTGGCAATGTCGTTTGTCGTCCATCGGTCCATCTTGATCGTGAACTCGTACATCGCCACGATCTGGTTGGGCATCAGCTCAAACGCCTGGTCCTTGTATCTCTGCACCACGGTAACCCACTTCACCTTGCGGCTGAAGCTGTAGTCCATCTTGGTGAAGACCAGCTCAGGGCCCGGCGTTTGCGGGAGGAGCTGGTAGTTCGCAACCGAAGCAGTGGGAGCCGGACACATCAAATGCCTCCGTTCCCGAGTGCGCGCCCCATTGCCTGCCGATTCACGTTTTGCTGCGTGGCCGTGGTGACGGCGCCGGCGACGGCCCTGTTGTACGTGGCCGTGTTTTTCAAGAACCCGCTGGTGGTCAAAGTGTTCAAAGCGCCCGCGTCCAAAACTGTGGAAGCATCCACGGACACCACCATATTCTTTTCGTTGGCTTTCTGCAACTCCGTCAACTGCTGCCGAGCCAAGCCGATCATGACCTGGCCACTCTCGTTCTGGACTTTTTGAGCGCCCCTCAAATTTTCCGCCAGGCGATCCGCAAGAAGAGTTGGCATGGAGCGCGCCTGGCTGTTCTGCTGCTGTGAGGACTCCAGCAAATTGGTATTGATCGAAGTAAGAATGCCCGCATACTGGACAGAATGCTGCCCTTCTGCGACCAGGTAGGTACTCAGGTTGTTGAACAACTGATTCATCTGCCCGGGTTGAAAACCCGCCTGTGTGCGCCGCGCCAATTGATCCGCCAACTGGTCGGCAAAATTCCGGTCGCCTTCGCTACGGGATGCCGCCAGCATGTTGATGTCCTTCACCATCTGGAACATCTGCGCGCCGGTTTTGTCGTAGGCCTGACCGGCGTACTGCATCACGCGGTTGTTCACCACCAGGTTGTCGTTGAGCTTGATGATGTTGTCCTCCATGGCGGTCTTGGTAGACACGGGCGCTGGCGTTCCTACGGCCGTGCCTCTGGAGCCCGAAGCAGCTCCGCCACCTCCGCCCCCTGCTGCTCCCGATAGAACTCCTCCAGCAAAGCCGGCTGCCGCTGCCGCAGCGGTCCACAAAGCAGCTGCTCTATACTCCCCAGCAGCTGCTGCCGCGGTAAGAGGACTGGAAGCGTCGGCAAGCCCTGCCATGAGATGTATTCCCGCCTGCTTCAAGCAGTATTTAGAGAGCGCCTGTAACACCTCCGCGCCCATGTTCTCCACGAACTGCGCCATGGCCTTCCCAACATTTCCGCCCGAGCCAACAGCCTTGCCTAAAGCATTGGTCGCCTGTACCGCGAGATCCATACCGGCCTTGTAGGCGCCCATCGTGGTAAGAGTGCCCTCAAACAGGTGGTTCAAGGCCTCCGCCGTCGTTTCCAATGGCTGCGTGAGATCCCGGACGGCGCCGGCATACTTTTGCCACGTGATCGTGCCTTCCTCAAGCTTCTTGTTCAGCTCCTCAATCTGGCTCTGAACGGGAGCCAACCGAGCCGTCAGATCCTCCATGATTCCCGAAACTGCTTTCGTCGAAGCGCCATACTCCTGCGCTGTTTTTGCGGCATCCAACTGCGCTTGCCCTTTTACATCTCCGCCGACCAACCGCTGAGCTTGTGCCTGCTGCTTCGTGATCTCGGCGAGTTCTTTCTGATAGTCTAGCCACTTCTTGACCTGATCCGCGGTGAGCGTGGTATTTTTCAAGAGGTCCAGGGCTTGCACGCTCGAATCCCGTCCGGCCTTGTTCCGGGCGGCTTCTTCCGCGGTTAATTTCCCCTGAGCCACCGAAGTTTGTTCCAGAATGTCCAACTCCCGATTCCGCATCGTGAGGAGAGCGGTTTCGGTGGTGAATTGCAAATCGGCAATCTGCCGCTGCGCCGCGAGCCTCAGTTCATCCTGGCGTGCTTGAATTTCCTTATCGGCCGCCTCAACGGAGCCTGTCTGCTTGATGAGCGCGAGTCTGAGAGCCGCATCCTTTCCCAGGGCTTGCGCTTGTGCTTCCGCCAGGGAGGTAATGGCCCTCTTTTGCTGATCTACGTTTTCGAGCTGCTTCGAAGCGTTCGTATTTTGAACCTCAATCAGGTGCAGCTCCCGATTGAAACGGGCTTCATCCAAGGATGCTAGTTCTGTTGCGCGTTGCACTCGGGCCTGGAAGACGGCTGTGTCGGCCTCTTCCATTTTTTGCGCGACCTGCGCTTCCATCAGAACTTTATCGGCCGTGGTGTTGCGAATCAAGTCGATTTCGTTCTGATACCTCCTCCGGATCGCCTCTTCTTCCTGATCGTACGTTTGCCCGGTGCGCTCCGCGATCGAAGTCTGCGTAGCGAGTAAAATTTCCTGAACCTGCAAAACTGAGTCGAGGAGGGCTCGTGCATGTTCTATTGCTGCCACTTGCGCCTGCGAAGCTGCCGTGGTCAAGACCGTTTTGGCGGCCCAGGCATCCTGCATAATCACGATGGCAGTTTGCAGATCCGCGATCTTCCCCTCGTTTTTGTAGATCGTCTCTATGTCCGCGGCCGTCTTGCTGCGAGCGCCCAGCAGAGCGTTTTCCGCTTGCAACCCTTGGATGTCGTTGTTGATCTCGCGTACCTGGTTTTCGACGATCTTCTGATGCGTCGAAAGTCTCATCTCCTGCAAAGACTGAAGGGCTTGCTGTACCCCCTCGACGACATTCTGATAGATCAAAGCGTTTTCGCCGGCCTTGGCCAAACTCGTGGCAATTTTTTCGACCTGCTGGGCCAGCAGAGCGGAAGTTTCCTGTGCAGATTGTGTTTTGGCCCCTAAAGCGGCAGTGAACTCAACAGCTTGCTGTGCAAAATCTTTCTGATCCTGGTGGGCGCGAGCGACCATAGTCTCTGTCAGATTGAGTTCTTTCCGTCTCTGGATAACATTGGTAAGGTTTCGGTCCAAATCGGCATAAACCGTCGTGACTGCCTGTGCCGCCTGCAATGCGGCCGTCTTATCCACGTCCGTGACTTTTATGTGCGCGCGCATCAGCGCTTCGTTGGTGGAGATCGCCGACGACAGGCGCCCCAAAGCTCCTATGGTCACATTCAAATCGACGGGAACTAGCTGCACGCCACTGGCCGAGTGCTTCAAGCCTTCGATCTCCTTCTCCAAAGAAGCCACGCCGGCCTTCAAGTTCTCTATCTGTTTGGTGGACTTTTCCGCCTCATCCCCGTAGCTGCTAAAAAGTCCTCTGCTAACCGTAGGATGCGCAAGAGGAGAAGCTCCGCCCGCCGCCAATTTTTGCAGCTTCTCATTACGAGCTTGTTCCGTCTCCAGAGCTTGTTTTCGCAAATCTAGGTCATGCTCAAGACCCGGTATGGCTGCGGCTGCTTTTGCTTGCCTGTCGGCTTCTACGCTTTTTAGCCGCTCCTGGAGAGCCAGAATGTTTGTGACATGATTGCCCTCTTTGTCCAAGAGATCGTTGATGTCTATCTTTGCTTGTTTAGCCTCCAATATACTTCGTGCTTCCGCTCCCTGGGCATTTGCAATCATGCGCTCCAAAGCGAGCTGGTTCTTTTCCTCCGTGGAAATAAAGTGGTACACGCCCAACTCGGCTTCTGTAAACTGGGACTTCCCGCTGCGAATATCTTGCAGGCGCGTCTGCAAGTCGATCATGTTCTGAACTTCTTTTTCCAGATCCTGGGTCAATGCCACGCTGCCCTGCAACTGCTGCGCCAAGGTAATCAGCGCTTTCGTTTCTCCCGCGGTGTGAATTTCCCACGCGGTAAATGCGGAAACGACCGTGAGCACCGCCATCGCCGCCAGAACATAAGGGTTCGTCGCCATGAAAACGCCTAGAGCTCTGAGCTTCAGCAATGTGGTGGCGCCTTCAAACCCGAGGACGGTCAGGCCAACGGATAGAGCTTTGACGGCCCCTAGAAAGGCCATCGTGCCTGTGATCGTGGCTACGAAAGATCCTCCCACAACATAGACCCAGGGGGGAATGCTTTTCAGAATCGCCGCCAAACCTTCAAGAGCTTTGATTCCTTGCAGCATCACCGGAACAAAACCCTGCCCGATCTGTTCCTGGACATCCTCTACCAGTCTTGGAAGGGACGTTATGCGCTTGCCCGCGTCCTCCATGGCGGTGGTGTATGCACCCGAAACCTTCCCGGCCTCCACCAGAATCACATTGAGAATGGCTTGGCTTCTCTCCAACTGCGTAAGTGAATCCGCCGTCCGGTTTATGGACGAAGCGTATTCCTCAAAAATCGAAGGAAGGTTCTTGACGATTCCGTACTGCCGCAACTGCATCACGTAGTTCGTTTGAATCGCATCGGTCAAGGTTCCCAGGGCCTGGGAAGTATCCTCTCCGGAAACCACGGCAAGATCCCGCGCTGCCGTCGCCAACTTGGTAGCATCCGTAAGCTGCAATTGCGACCTGATAAATTGCAGGGTGATATCGATCGATTCTTTGTGTGTGATGTTCAAAGCCCGCAAACCTGAGATTTGCGCCTGCGCCGCGCCTGTGGAATAGTTCATGGTCTGCGCCGTCAGACCCATGACCGTATTCAGCACTTCGATTCGAGCCGCGAGAGCCGTGGACTCGACTATGGTGCTGTGGATCATCTCCTTTACACCGTGAAGAGCCTCCCCAAGCAGTTGAGTTTGGGCATACAACTTCAACCAGCCCCCCGCGGATTTTTCCGCTTCCTGGCCGGAATCAAGAGCAGATTGACCCAGCCCCTTCAAGTCCTTGGACACATTCTGGATTGTGACCTGGCCGGTCTTGGCGTCCACCGCAATGGTGAGCTGGATCGTGCTGCCGGGCCCGCCACTACCAGGCGGAGGGGTTGGGGTCGTTGGCGCCACCGTCATCCTCCTTCTTGATGGGGAAAGTAATCGAGTGCACCAGGTTCACCTTGTCGAGCACGTCGGTGTGCTGTTCCTTGGGCACATCCATGCTCTCCATTACCTGGTAAATCGCGCTGATGTTGATGCCAAGGACGGTTCCCAGACCTGCGACGATTACTTGATTCCAGCACCTGGCGTAGACTTCCCATGCCACGATATTTCCGGGCATCAGTTCCACGGCCGGGCAGTCTGCGCAGCGCTGGAACTTCGCGCTTTCCACCGCTTGGGTTTCGCCCACGGCTATGAGCTGGCTCCTGCACTGCTCGAAGATCTCCTGGCAGATTGCGCACGTTTTTGCGTATCCGCCCTGCTTCTGCCAGCGGGCGAACGCGGTCAGTTTCCCAGTTCGGCGGCCTTTTTCTGCTCGTTGAAGGTATCGACCTTCTGCGTCACCGAGGCGAGCCACTGGTCGAATTCCAGGCTGTGCTCGATGAGCATTTCCTTGTTCTCGTCCGTGCAGGGAACTTCCAAATCGCCGGCCAGGGAAGAATCCAACTTCAGAATCACCATGCTGCGCAGGACATCGATGGTGAGCCCCTTCCACTCCTGAATGACCTTGCGGGCATAGAGCTTCCGGAACTTCAACTTGTCCATCTCCTCCTCTTCCCGGAGGGTCCGCATGTTCAGCTTCGTGGTCTTGGCGGCCTCGAACATTTTCTGCATCTGCTGCTTGCCGTAGTAGGTGACTCGCAACCAGAACGGCGTATTTTGATACTGAACCCACACGCCTTCGTTTTCGGGGCGCGCGGTGTCAATGAGATCGGCTAATCGTACAGCTTGCTGTTGATCGTTCACGTGAAAAAGCCTCCTGATTCATTCTACATGGGAGGGGCGCCTATCCTGACGCCCCTCTCCCCAGGGTTCACGCCCTGGCACGTTGCCTGGCACCGGGAAAGGATCGGCCCAGGCGCGCGGACGCGGGGTATACCTACGAATGCGATACGGTCGTTGTCGAAGAAGTGACCGTGCTCGAAGCCGCCGGCGCGAACATGAGCGCCGCCTCATCGTCGTACGACGGGCTGGCCGTGCTCTTGAACGAAATGGTGGCTGTCTTTTCGTCTTCGCCCGCCACGTTGGGGGATCCCCACTCGACCCGCGGACAGTGAATCTCGGCCAGGCGCCCGGTAGTTGCCGAACGATCCTGCATCGGGATAATCACGTAGTCCTGGTAAAGCGGATCGCGCAAAGCCTTGTACATGAAGACAGGCAAATCGCGGTAGGCAAACACCGTGATCTCGCCTTCACAGGTCCTGGCCGCCGGCCGAACCACTTCCGTGGGATAGGGCTGGTTGTCTTTCAGATCGGCGTGGTACTTGTAGTTGTTGGTGATCGTCACCCTGGCCGACTGGATGATGTACGGCGTCGTAGGCAGGCTGGCGATCGCCTTCGTGGAGATCGTGCCGCCGATGCGCATGATGCCGTACTTGCCGTACATCGGGATGCCCACTTCCGTGCCAGCGGGGAGGTACGGCGCCACGATGTCACCGCTTCCACGTGTGGCTGTGCTCGCCAGGGTGAGGATATTGTTCACGTAGTCTACCGCCGTCACTGTAGCCGTCGCTCCAAGCGCGCCTGTGGCGTATGTGATGAACTGGATCATGAACTGGTCACCAGTCTGGCTGAGGAAGAACTTGCTGGCGTTCTCCACTTTGAGAGATGTGCCTGAGCCGGAATCCGCGGCGGTTACGGCATCCGTGCCGCAGAAACCATGCCGCATGAACTCGCCGGAAAAATTCGCCTTTGCCAGGTCGTTGCCCGCGCAGTTGAACTCTCCGACATTGGTGGTGGCTCCGCAGGCGTAGTACATCATGTGGCCCACTTTGAACCACAGCGTGAAGGTGAGGGGGACGGTGCCAGCCGGTGAAACCGACTGCAACAGGTATGCCCGGCTGTTGGCGCCGAACCAGGCGGTTTGCGTGGTGTCCGCAATTTTTCCAAACAGGCTGGCCAGAATGGGGTCCAATTCCGGAGCCGCCGGCGTTCCTGATGCGGCTACGGTTTTGATAACCGCGGGGAAACTCCACTTGCCGACGTCGAACGATCCTGGGGTTGGGTCCAACTTCGACAAGGTGTTTCGGTATTGCGGGTCGTCAACCATCCGCATCAACTGCTGTACCGATCCGGCGCCCGCCGCGAGAATGAGATTCATGCCTGACGCATTGGGAAGCACCTGTGTGCCGGGCGTCGTTTCCAGACCGGCAAAAAGCTTGGTCTCCCGTGCTACTGCTACTACTAAGTTGTTCAATGTTTTCTCCTTTCTTTAACCGATCAAGAAACTTTGGATGTACATAATCTGCAAGTCCAATTCTACGTCCACCACGGGGTACTCGCAACGATCCGTGCGAATCGCCAGGATGTCCACAGTTGCCACGCGGCCCCCCAAATCGGCATTGGTGCCCAAGCAGCTCTTGAGAGCCGCCACCCAAGTATCCACCGAAGCTGTGAATGTGGCCAGGTTCGTGTCCACTGCCAGAAGCCTTGTCGTGATGAACAGGGTCTTCTTGGTGTCCATCGAACCCTGGTACTGATACGGCTCGTTCGTGTCCTTGAACCAGATGCCGGGCGTGTAACGCGCGGAAATCTGCTCTGGGGAAATGGGCCAGTTCCGCGCTTTTTCCACCCATACCAAGCTGGGAATGGCCCTGAAAGCGTTGCCCAGTGCATTGACGATCGTCTCCCTCCAAGGCTGCGTAAAAGGACCTGAAGGAAGCGCGCTTGTTGAGTCGGTGGAAAACGCGGCCGGAAGGGTCACTGTTGTGCCGGCGCCGGAGTCCACCACCTCGATATAGTCCGCCTCGTAGAGCACGGCAAACGCCGGGCTCTCATCGTCGGTGGATGTGTCTGCTTCGAGCCGGGTAATTCTTCCGCGGCGGGAAAGGCCGCCCCAGGTGGGATCGGAGACCAGGACGGCGCGGGTATCGTCTATCAGGTCATCAAGCTGCACCACGGCGGATTTTCCCGTGCGGCCCGTGTCTTGCCGCGTGGGGACTTTAACCTCGCCGGCGACGGTCATCTGGACCGTCTGCTGCAAGATGTCGGCCAGCATATGCCGGCCGCTTTCGACCGGATCCACCAGAAAAAGGCCGGGAAACTTGTCGTCGGAGATGCCGAACATCGAACGGTTCACGCTGCGCACAGTCGAGAGAAAGATGTGGGCGCTCCCGGAGGCGAGATTCGGGACGGGATTGCCGGCCTTGATCTTGCCCAAGGCCGTCTCCACCGCCTCAATAATCAGCGTGCGCGTTGACTTCGGCATTTCAACAATTCTCTGCGCAATTCCTCTGTGGTCATTGCCCGGTCCAGGTCCACGTAATAGTGGTGACCCAAAACGGCGTCTTCCACAGCGATCGCCAAAGGGCCTCCGTTGCTCAGAGCCTTGCGGACTTCTCCGACAAGAACATATTCCGAGGAGCTGGGTTCCACGTGCTTCTCCTACATCGAACGACCGTAGCCGGCATGGCCGCCAGGAAGCGCCGCGTGACCAAGGATGTTGAAATCCTGGCCGGACTTTTTTCCTTTTCCTTTTCCATGGTGGGGGGTCCTCCATCCTCTGAATCCACCACCTTTGGCACCTGAATTGTCTCTTTCCAATTCACTGATGTGCCCCAAGTGATGCAAGGATCCCCCGTATTTGCTTTTCTGGTACACATTACCTGTGGGCTTATGCAAAAACTGGCCGCCGGGATGACTTTTACCCTGCTGCTCAAACTCATGAGCGGGTAACATCTCGCCGCCTTTTCCGTGACCGCTACCTTGGACGTGGTACTCGTTTAATTTACCTCTTGGAAATCCCATTTCAAACCTCCAAAACCATTGTGTCGGCCCGCTAGGCCGGTCCTACTACCGTCTTCTCCGAAGCCAGAGCCTCGGCAATTCTCTTCTTCAACCTGGTCAACTCCGTCTGCACTTCCCGGTCCATTGCCACCTTGTCCACGGACTTTTTGGCGCCAGGGTGCCTCACTCGCGGCCCAAAAAACTGATCTCCGCTGGCGAACTGGAAAGCCAGCACCTTGGCATGAACCGCCTGGATAGCGTGCCTTTTGGTCCCACTCTGCAACAGCGGCCAAATTTTCGCCGCTCGTGGGTCAATGTTCCGAATCAGGATCTTCAGCTTCGCGTGCGGCTCGTCCGTCTCCACTTCGCCTTTCCACCCGGCGCGCAATTTTCCCGGCGAAGGCTGGTTGGGATCCTTCGACACCGGCGTATATTTCCGGTAGAGCTTTTCCAGGATGGCTGAGGACTCGACGGCGACACCCTTCAGCCGGGTGAACTTCAGCATGTTCTCCATCCGTTTCAGAACGGCGTCCATGCTGACCGAGATTTTGATGCCGTCGATCATTTCAAACCTGCGCGATCGCGGAAAAATCTTTGACTGAGTTCATGGCCGCCATGGCTGCCGGCGTAATGGCGTCCGTGTTGCCGCTCCACCACCAGTCCCAGGCCATGCTGGCGCGCATCGCAGCGATAAAAGAAAAAGCCCGCTCCTTCACCGCCGCTTCTTCCAAACCGAAGAACGGGTTGCTGTGAAGAACATCGCCGTCAAGGTTGGCGTATTCCTCCACCGATCCGAGCAGCCAGCACCTGAACGTCTTGCATGTGGGCGGTTTTACGCCTTGAATTTCACAGGAGTGCTTGCCTTCCGTTCGGCTCAAAAAAGCGCAGCGCCCGTGAGACCTGGTGTTAAGAACCGGCAGACTACCCGGCCTGTCTTGGGCTACCTCCACAGCCTCCACTCGGAGCAAAAAATCCGCTGTGGTGTTCAGGTGATCTGCTACCTCTTCCAAGTTGGGAACAGGAACCCCGTGCGCTACGTAGCAGCAGGCTCCGCACTGCTGGCAGAGTTCTTCGGTCCAGGGGAACTTCATCGGCCGTAACCCGCATGCCCACCGGGAAGCCCCGCATGACCCAGGATGTTGAAGTCCTGACCGGATTTGCGACCAAATGGATTGTGCCCCGGCTTGCTGTGCGATTTGCCGGGATGTTTTTTGCCAAACTTGCCATGCTTGCCACCGGCGTTATGGTCGCCTGTTACCGGATCGAAGGTGCCTCCGTTCATAACATCATTGGTATAGTAGTGACCTAACTCACCGTGAATGGTGTACCTCTCACCCGAGGAGTTTGGCCCAAAGTACTTTTCTGCTTCCTTATGCGAACCGAATGAGGGAGTCCCCATAGGCCCGTGCTTACTACCGCGTGGGACGTGGTACAAGTACTCGTTTAATTTACCTTTACCTCTTGGAAATCCCATTTCAAACCTCCAAAACCATTGTGTCGGCCAGCAAGTCGATGAAGTTCTCTACCTTCAGAGAAACTGGATCGCTCATCGCGGCCAGCATGTTCCAGTTGACCGCCGCCAGGATGAAGTACCACGTCCCGGTCGGCAGCAGAGTGTACTCCATCCACAATTCGTTCTTGGCCATCTGCGCTTCCCCTGTCGAAATCCAGGGGCCTGAAACGCGCTCGAAGGCCAGCGTGTCGGAGTAATAGTCGTAGATCGTGCGGATCACCTGCCAGGTTTCAAGAGGCGCCCGTGGATTCTGCGAAGCGTAGAAGCGAAGGTATGCGAGATCGCCTGTGTCCATCCGGGCCCAGTCCAAAACCAGGCGCCCGAAAGGAACGGCGATGTTCTGGAATCCTCCTGTGTCGGCCGGCGGATTCACCCTGGCGTTCGGATAGTAGAGGTAGGAAACCGACAGGAGTTTCGGCTTCGGAGGCGGCGGCGCAATCTGCACGGGAACCTTGGCGTGAATAAGCCTACTGTCCCGGACCAGGTTGCCAATCACGATGTCCCCGCTCACATTGTCTTGTGCGGCGATGCGATCGCGCTGGTAGTCGTACTCGTCCCGCAGCTCGTTAGCGGCGGTAATGAGCATCTGTGAATTGCCCGTCTTGTCTGCGGAAAAATTCGCGCCTACGGAAACTCGGGTATCTAGAGCATATTCCAGCGCCTTATCCCGGGCGATGCGGACCTTCGCCAGCAGCAGGATGAGCTGTTCTTCCTCCACGGGAACTGTTGCCCACGTGTAAGACTTGTTGTGCTGGCGAAGGGCCTCGAACAGGGCCTCGTTCAGGAGAGCATTGTCGAAACGCCGCTCTCCCGTGAGCCAGGAGATGTCTCCAAGCTGGCCCCGCATCGTTTCCCGTAATGCTGAAATAGTGGCCACTGCACCATCCGATTATTCGTAGTACGGGTAAGCCAGTTCCTCCCGTATCAAGCCGTCGCGAACACTCTTCGGCACCTCGCACACCACGTCCTTCGTGAAGTAGTAGCGGTACGGCCCAATGAACCTGCTGCCGGTGAACCTGGGCCTCACCTTCACTACCTTTTCCTCCGAAACCAGAGCCTCATCGATGGGGCCAATCTGGATCTTCGTGCGAAGGTCCGCCCTGGAAGCCGGCCCGACCGGGGGAGGAGCTTGTGTGCTTGGATCGGTGAACACCGGCTTGGGCGCCGGCGGAGGGTCGTTGTAAAGGTTGGACGTTGTCGTAAGGCCCTGCGGAGGAAGCGGGATGTCGTTTGCCCGCGCGCCTTCGGCGAGCTGATCCATAACCGAACTGTTGAAAGCGGCCGGGGGGACTTCTCCCTTGAACGGCTTGCCTTCCTCGGTCTTTCCCGTGATTTCCCGCCCTCTTACAGAGTGTGACGTATCGGGTTCAGAATTCGTGTTTCTCGTGCCAGCAGGCAGCGGAACTTCAATCATTCGTTTCGGCTGCGGAAGTTTTGTCCGCTCCGGAACTGCCTCTGGAATATCCAGCGTTGTGTTCTTTGCCATGGTTTTACCTTTCCTCGTTGCAATCACCGCCCCTTTCGGGCGATACCTGATTGTACCGAAGCAGTGTTCAAGTTTGCGCTGTTACGCGCGGATGCGAATGCGCACGGCCATCTGAGGCGTAGCCACTCCGCCAGCGGAATGCTCGACGGAGAAGGTCAACACATCGTTCAGTTTGGGTGGCGCCTTCGTAGCGTCCAGTGTGAGAGTGAACGGAACGTACGCAGCCTGTGACACGGAGGCCGTGGTCAGGGAAGCCAGAACATCGGTCCCTGTGCCATCGCCCTTCCGGTTATACAGCTTGAACGTAACGTAGTTCGATCCATTTGCGGCGATCGCAGCCTGCGCAATGACCTCAACCGAATCGATCTGAATGGGATCCGCGGCGGCGCCGCTTCCCTTCAGCATTTTGTCAAGGACCGTTTCCGCATCCGTGCCCGCGGTTCCCCGCGCGGCGATGGAATACTGCTTTTCTATGAAGTTGCGAACGGCCCCCTTATCGACAGGAACCGTTCCGACATAACCGAGTGCACCTATAGGCATTTTTCTCCTTTCATTTCGACCAGACTTTGACCAAACGCCCTGGCGCTACGCCGACACGATCGGCAGAATGTTGTCGCCGTTGATGATCTTCGACCCCATGATCGAATACCACCCAAGCGAATGCTTGCGGCCGAAGTCCTCGACGCCGTTGTCCCGCATCTCGACCGGAAGCCCGACCGCCCATGCGTAACTGTTGTCGCCCATCAGGACCGCTTTGTACAGATTGACGGAGCCTGCGCCGGCCGTAACCAGGGTGGCATCGTAAGCCGGATCGGTGGAGAGAACCGCGCCATTGTTCATGTGCCCGGTGCCCACAAAACGAACATCGTCGAAGCGGCCGAGTTCGCCGCGGAAGAGCTGTTCGGTGGCGCCGTAAGTCGAAGCCGACACCCATTCCGGATCGCGCTTCAGGCTGGAAGCCTGATGCGGGTGAACGAAACAGGCGAAAAAGTCCCCATTGAACTTGGGAACGTTGAGGGTGTACAGACGCTCGACACCGGCGCGCAGGTCGTCGATGCGCAACGGCTGGGAAATGCTGGACAGCGGCCAGGCGCCGCCCGAGCCGATGGAGTTTGCCGATGCCATCACAGCATTGCGCAACAGCAAGTCGGTGACACGGGCGTAGTCGCGCCCCAACTGGTACGCGGCCTCGGTCAACACATCGTCGTATGCGGACTGGAGCAACAGTTCCGAAATGGCAATTGCGTTGCCATACTCGGTCACCGTTACAAAGACCTGCGAGGCGGTCATGGCCTGCGTGGTCATGTTGACGCCTTCGGTGAGGGGTCCGCCGAGCGCCAGGTTCTCGTAGATCGTGAAATAAATGGTCAGGCCGGGCTGCCGGGTCAGTTCGTCCTTGATGACGGCGAACTGCTCGAACCGCATGGCCGGAAGCGCGCGGTGCTGAATTTCGCGCGAATAGACGTTCAGAATTGCTTGCGGCAAACCGGTTACCACACCGGCTGTCGCCGTACCCGTAAGTGCCATTGACGTAGCTCCTTAAGCAAAGTCCTGCGCCTTTCAGCGCGGCTGCTTCATTGGGAGCCCTGCATCCTGGAAAATCTTCGCTTTGATATCTTTCTTTTTCTGATCCCACTCTTGAGGGGACATGTCCCGCCAAGCTTCTAACCCGCCTGCTGTTACGGCTGCGTCACCTGAGGGTGTGCCCGGAAATACCGGTTTTGGCAGAGCTTCACGAAGTGGCGCCCCAAGTTCCTTTCTTACGCGCTCAGCTTCTCTGTCGGCGATTTCCTTGTACTTCGCCTTCGCGCGCTCGAAACTTGCCTGTAGCTCCTCGGGTGTGTTGCCGGCCACCATTTCCGGGATCAGCTCTTGTGTACTCTGGAGGAGGCCCGTGCGCTGCGCCTCAAGCCGATCTCTGCGGCGCTGCTCCTCATTTTCCTTGCGCTGATTGTCCAGCGCGTCGTCCATTGCCTTACTGAACTGGTCCGTCATGCTGGAAACCTGGCCCGTGAGGGCCGCGATTTGTTGTTCCAGCGTCTGAGCTTTCCGGCTTCCATCCTGCGCGGTCTCGAGGGCCGCGCGGGCGTCCGCCAGTTCCCGCTCCTTTTTCTGCAGGTCGGCTTTGTGACGTTCGATCTCGGGATAAAGCTTGGCCTTCTCATCCCGTCTGGCTTCTGCAAGCCTGCGTTCTACCTCTTCCGCCGAGATGCCCCCATTACCGGCTGCTGCCTGATGCGGCGGGGCTCCTGCGGGTGATCCTGGTTGTTCTCCGGCTGCTGGTGTGACCTGTGATGTTGCCATGGTTTCCTTATCCTTCGTGAAAATTCTTCACCTAGCTGAACTACGCCAGGCGGGGATCCACTGCCACCCGAACCAGGGCGTCCGGATCGAGCGAGTTGGTGGTGGCCCGCGGAGTGGCGTCCGGGCGATACCCGGTCTTCCGCTGACTCTTGTTGGCGCCCGCTTCCACCCCGATGCCCCGTTCGTCATTCACGCGGCCCGGCTGAGGGTTAATCGCTTTCTGCATGTTGCCTCCTTACTGTTCATACACCCTTTCGGGTCCAAAACACAACTTCATGCTACCACTACACTCCCGAGGCCTGCGCTCCTGCCTGTTTTTCGGCTTTGGCTGAGGACTCCTCGGCTGCCGCCGCCTCTGTCTTTGGCGGCTTTTTTCCGGGCGGCTTGGGACCTCCCGCACCGCCTGCTCCACCACTCACACCAGCTTCCTGAAGATTCACGGCGTGGTTCAACTGCAACTCGTTTTCTTGCTCTGTTGCCTTTTGAAGCTCTTCGTCCACTTCGTCCAAAACCTTTTGTGCGTCGCTCACATCCAACTCGGCTGGCGCGATGTCATCGTGGATCAATTCCCGCAAGATCATGGCCCGGGAAAGCAGTTTCATCTGCTGCATGACGGTCAGCTCGTTCAACCGAAGCTGCTTGTCGCGCGGCAGGGGGTCCGGCCACTTCACGCCGCTGTAGTAAGGCAGGGGACGGCCATTGGCCTTGTAGTCTCCCAAAATTTCCCGGACGCGGAGAATTTGGTAGTTCACGTACTGGATGCCCTTCGTATACGTGAGCCGCTTCTTCTTCATGTGCTCCAGGATCGGAGCGAACTGGATGGCCAGGGCAACGCCAGACGTATTCGAGATCGGAACGTCGCCCCCAAAGGCAACCTTCGGCATGGAGCCAAGCTGGAACAACGTGTCCTTCAGATTCATCAGGTACTCGCGTGCCGCCGCCAAATCGCCCTGCAGCTCCAGGTTCTCCACCCTGGCGTCCTTCGGCAGACCACTCCACACCTTACGGGCGCCTTTTTGCAGCGTGGAAGCCTTCGCGCCATAAATCACGGTCACCGGCGCCGCGTGGTAGTTGATGATGTCGCCCAAGTCGGTGGTCTTCTCGTTGAACTCCCGATTCGAGTCCACCACCTGGCCGATGTCCGACATGCCGAAAAATTCCGTGCCCACCATCAGGTTCGGAATATGCGTGAACGGAATTTCCCCCAAAAGGTTCGGCTTGGAATTGCTGATGGGCTGGCCGTCCCGCAGTTCCCAAACCTCATCCTTCGTCCAATACTGCCCCGCGACGTAGGTCCGAACCCTGACGCGGCCGAAAGCATTGCTCACCACTTCCGATTCGGGCCACTGCACCAGCAAACCGGAAAATCCGCGGTCGGAATTTCTGAAAAAAATCGGGAAAACAAATTCGCTTGGAAAGACGGTCAACTTTACGCGATCGCCAAAGACCGCATCGTTGTCGATCCCGACGTTTACCCAACAGTCGCCTGTCACCCCTCCGACTTGGCCCATCTGGAAACCAAGCTGCCCAATGTGGTTTTTTTCCCACTCCTCGTTCAACAGGTCTTCGGCTGCCTGATAGGCGCTGCCGCGAAAATTCGCGTGGATCGTGAACTGATTGCCGAACAGATATTGCGAGTGCTTGTCCACGAAAAGCTGCACGAAGTTCGCGGTGGTCACAGGCTCGCCGGCCTCGGGAACATAGTTCCAGTGGTTGCCCTTGTAGAAGTTCCAGAGCCTGCCGTATTGCAGAATGCGGGCGGCGTTCTGATGCCAGATGTCTATTTCGTGCCCCGACGTGATCGGGTAGTCCCGGTTCACGCGATTCAGCGTGAACCTGGTCATGTCGCCCATGCTCATATTAGAGCCTCACTGTCCGTATCCTGCGTGCCCGCCTGGAAGTCCTGCGTGACCTAAGACGTTGAAATCCTGACCAGACTTGTGCGTTCTGCTCCCTCGCTCGCCTATGACAACTGGCAGTTTTGCCATTCCCATCTCGCGTCCTATAGCCAGACGGTGGTGCCCGTCTTCTATATGGTAGTGTCCTTCACCCTCGTGGCGCAGAATGATAGGTGCCATACCGTGCTTGCGTACGTGCTCCTTGAACTTTTCCAAATAGGGGCGCTCGAATTTCTGAATGGAAGCGACCCTACCTGCATCCTGCAACTTCATCAGGTGTGCCTTGGTGGCCATAAAGCCCGAGGCACCTTGAGACTCGTGGATTGCTCGAGCAGCTCTGTGCGCTTCGCGCCGCTCGTGATCATCCCGTGCTTCTTCATCAACCGTCATTTCCGCACTGTCTCCGTGAGGATAGCTTGCTCGATCTGACTCCAGACCGCTTCCCATCGGTAATGCTGGCGGTAGAACGTCTTAGCCCGAAGAACGTGGTTCGACTCCATCGTGTGCACGATGATCTTCGCCATGTCCCGGAAAAAAGCCGCCTTGTCTGGCATCTCCACCTGCTGCTGGTAGCTGCCGAACGTGAAATGCAGAGCGCTCCCTGGGCCGGCGATTTCCTGGAACATGGGCAGATTTTGGTTCAGCACCAAAAGCTGTCCACACAGAGCCGCCTCTGCGGGCGCGTATCCAAAAGATTCTGACTTCGATGGGCAAATAAAAAGGTTGCCTATCTGCATCAAATCGTGCACCACGGCCTGTGAAACTCCAACCTCAAACTCGGGATCGAACCGGCTGGTGAAAATCACTTCCCGGTCAGTGAGCCCCTGGTCGAACGCGTGGTTGATCAGAAACTTCACGTCGGCCCGGCGCTCATCCGTGTTGCACCAAGCGTTGCAGAAAATCAGGCGCACGCTTTTTCCGTGGCGTTTCAGTTGGCCGAACAACTCGATCACTTCCTTGGCGCCTTTTGGCTCGTAGCGATCGGTGGGGATCGGGTACACCTGAATGATGTCCGCCGCCAGCACGTCGTACTCGGTCACCAAACGCTCCGCCAGATCGGTGCGGAACATGTACTCGCGGGGATCTTTTGAATGCGGAATTATCAGCACGTTCTCCTGCCAGGTCCGAAAATGTTCCGCGCATCGAATGCGGTCCTGGTGGTTCGGATAAACGAGCTTCCCGTTGGGTGGCACCCGCCAGTAATCGCGCATGCCTCCACCCGGAACGGAATGCACCCAGTGAAAATGCGGAAAAGGCCAGAACGTAGCCGCTTCCTGCATTCCCAGGTTCAGCGGCAAATTCCAGCCCGTGAATAGAATGTCGTGCGAGAACAGGGCGTTCAGATCGCCGAGGCTGCCGGCCATCCACCGGCAAGCTGCTCTGCCCACGTCGATATGCTCCATGGGCAGTTCCGAAAGGCTTTTGTAATCCTTCTTGGCCCAAACAGGCAGCCCGGCGCGGATCTCAACCCAATCCGGCGCCTCGGGCCATTTGAAATCTTCAAGCCCAATCAATACGGGCGTGTGACCAGCGTGGTGAATCATCCGCAACTGCCCGAGCACCACAGCGGTTAAGCTGTAGTGATCCAACATTGCGGAGAAGGCCGTCAAAAGTCCAATTTTCATGCCTCTCCAATCGAATGCGGGCGGCGCTTTTTTGGGGCGCCGCCTACACGGAGGTTAGCAGGTTTTCGGTCAGATGACCGGGCCATGGTAGCTTCGCCTGCGAACCGACGACGCTACTTCTTGCTGAGGTTCCTCGACCAGCGGCCCATCTTCAACGTAGGGGCCCACCAGAGCCATCAGGATCTGGGTATTCACATTGCCCAACCCCAACAGCTCGAACAGCTTGCCGTAGTTGATCTGCCACGGCTCATTCTCCGGAACAGGACCGCCAACAACAACGGCTTCCGGATAGCGCTCGTAAACTTCTTGCGCGAGAAGACCCACGTATACTTTCTTTTCGAGGTCGGCCTTGAAATAGAACGCGTACACGTTCAAGCCGAACACCTGTGCGATCTTGGACAGGATCTCCTTCAACCGGGCATCCGAGGTCGTGGTAGTCGTAGTGGTTGAAGTCGTAGTGGTCGAAGTCGTAGTGGTCGTGCTGGTCGAAGTGGTGCTGGAACTGGTCGTGCTCGTCAACCCGGTGAACGTGTTGACGAAAACCGCCAGCCAACTGCCGCCGCGGACATAGTTGTCAACCAGCTTTTTCGCCAGCCATTGGGAAATGTCCGGCGAAGGAATCATCGCGTATGCTCTTTCCACGATGTCCCTTTGGCGCACGATGCACGTGTAGGTGACACCGCCGATGGTCCCCGTGATCTGCACCCGGTCGTAGCCTGCCACCAGGGAGTAGCACGTCGCCTTGTTGCCAAATGTCACCGCAACCTGCGTCGTCGAACGCGGGTGTGTGATGTTGACCGTTCGGCTTGCCACGAGATTGTTGATGAGCTGGTCCATGCGGGCCCAGTCATCCAAGAACGCTTGCGCCACGCTGGTACCCGTCAGTTCCGTGGGGTTGAAAGGCTTGGTCCATTCCATCAGATGCGAATTGCCGTCAACCGTACCCGACAAGAGCCAGGAGCCTTCGGCATCGAAAGGAACAGCCGCTGTAATAATCACTGTAGACATGGTTTTCTGCTTACCTCCTCTTTTCGTCAATGAAGCGCTATCGTGTTTCGGTGTCCACGCGGGTACGCTCCTGGCTCGCGCGGTTCTGATCGCCATGCCCTCCCGGAGGGGGACCTTTCCGCGGACTTCCTACTCGGGAGCCTGGAGGAACGCGGGGATTTCCGGGCGGCGTAGAAAAACCGCGGCCGGAGGTATTGTCTTGCGAGAATGCGCCCTCGCCGGGGCGCGCTTTGACTGCCATAGCTTATTCCTCCTTGGCGCCTTCGTGCTCTTCCTTGGCGGCCTGCTTGTGCTTGTGGTGCTGGGCCAGGTGGTGCTTGTGCTTCGCCGAGTGGTGCTTCTCTTCGTCCCACTCTCCCTGTTTGGCCGCTTCGTCCGCCAGGCCTTTGTGATGCTCCGCGAGCTTGCCGTGCATATCTGCTTCGTCACAATGAGAACACATGGTTCCTCCTCAGAAACTTCCGGTATACCCAGACAGTGGGCCGGTCAGGCTCTGCTTCGCCAGCAGGGCGAGGATCTGTGCCACTCGCTGCGTGAAGAGCGGCGTCGTCATCAGCGACCAGTCCAGGAAGCTCACCGTGCTCATGGTGATCGTGAAGGACGTGCTGTACACCGTGGCCGTGATCGACACCTGACCGTAGCCCGGATTCGTAACCGGCGATGCACCAAATGTCACCGTTGGTAAATCCGGCAGATTGGAAACCGTAACCACCTGATTCGCCAACTGCGCGATCGCCGCAAGGTAGGCCGCGATTTCGGCCAAGACCATGGCGGCCAGTTTGGACGCCGGCATGGAGATTTGATCGAGGGCCACGTTGTCTTTGGCGTACAAATAATTGGTCACCCCGCCGCCCGTTGCTTTCACGTAGAGCCGGTTCAGATCCGGGTCCACGCTGAGACTCGTTACTGTCATAAAACGCTCCTATTGACTGATTTTTCCGCGCGCCTCGGCGCGGCGTTGCTGAAACTCGCTGCCCCGGTACTCTTCCCGGCCGTCGTGCATCTCGTGGGTCGCCGCCGGCGCATGGCCCGGTTCGCCAAGCACGAAGTGATCCTGGAAGGAAATAGCCGTGCCCACCTTGGCCAGACCTTGAACAGCACCTCTCACAGACCACTTGTGCGGGGTTTTATCCAGATGTCCAGGGGCTTTGTGCTTGTGCGTTTCGACCAGACCACAATCCGTGCACACCCTTGGTTCGGGGCTGCCCGTCATGAAATTTGCGAACTTTTGACCTTTGCTTCGAATGCTCACATGGACCTCCCGTAGCCGGCGTGCCCGCCCGGCAACGCGGCATGGCCCAGAATGTTGAAGTCTTGACCGGACCGCTCTAAACTGGATTTGGCGCCTGTTCTGGCAAACTTCAACTGGGAATGCGTTTGCCTGTGCGGGCCGAACCGCGGTTCTGCGCCGGCCTTTTTCGCCTTAGCACTCCAGTTCTTTCCGTGGTGTGCCTTCAGCATTTTCTTGTGCTCTGGGGTGGCTCGACCTTGTGCATGAGCCTCTTCCGCTTCCGTTAAAAAATCCGCTGTTCTGGACATGGCCCTCACAATCTATGAAACGGCATTTCACGATCCGACGCAAGTCCTCGCTGGTGGCGGCCCTTGCCGGGATTCAGGAAGAAGTTGTCGTGCTCCTCGATCTCCCTGTTCTCATCGGCAACAAAGTCGCACGCCAAACAGCCAAGCATCAAGCTGGAACAGAAGTCCTTATAGGAGGTCTCGTCCCCGGCCTCCACGGCCAAATAAGCGCCACGGTAGACCTTTTGCAGATTCGTCATCTGCGAGACGAAATTGCGCTGCTTCTGGCCCTTTCGGGCTCGTTCGCTGTTGGGGTATTCGAATCGTTCGTTCTGCAGGTCCGCTAGAAGGCGTGAGTAACCGTCGTGGTTGGTCGATTGGTCCGCAATGAACCGTATCAGCTCCAGCTCGTTCGCGGCAATTTGCGCCTGGAAATAATTCTCCAGCATATCCGCCATTGCCTCGCCGACGCCCGTGGCGTCGATCATGATCCGCTTCAATCCCCGGTAGTTGACCAAGAAGTCCCGGATCTGGCTGAACTGCGCGACATAATCGTCGCCAGTGATCTGCAGCCAGTTCAAAACCCGCTTGTGGCACCGGAAGTCTCCTTCGCCTACATAACCACCTTTAGTGTAGTCCGGTTGCACCACCGTTACAACCGTGGAGCTTTCCGCCTTCCCAACGTCGATTCCCACATAAATCACGTTCACCGGATCGTAGGTCACCGGCGAATAATTTTTCCCCATCAGGTCGAACAGAGTGGGCTCGACGAACATGCCCCTTTCGAGAATCCAGTGGAGGCGGTACGACAGCCTGAACTCGTCGGAGTCGTACCCCAACTCGGCCATCTTTTTCTGGATGTGAATTCGATACCACTGGTTCGCTCTCGCGGCCACTTCAAAGTCGTACTGGAAATGCAGCTTGAGGGTCTGATCTTGCTGCTTGACGTCCTCCCGAACATTCTGCTGGCACTTGTCGTAGAAGGCGGACCTGGTCATATTGCAGGTCCCGATCTGTACGAAGCTGGCGGCCGTGGAGGCTGCCATGGGCACGATCGACTTGCGCCACACGTACGCGTTGATGTCCTGCGCCTCTTCTCCAATAATCAGGTGCCAGCTTGCGCCTTCGATCTTGGCCTGGAGGGCGGAGGAATGGCATTTGGCATACGACCCATTGGGCAATTCCGCTCTGGCGGAATCTTTTTTGTCGTCCATCTCGATCCCTATTTCGTCATCCGCCAGCACTTCATGGGCGTGCTCCGAATGCAGGTAGTGCAGGATCTTGTCGAACAACAGGCCTGACTGCTCGTGGGATGGGGCGTAAATTCCGACCCAAAAGCCATTCTTGAATTTCTGAATGCGGGGATCCGCGAACACGGGCGGCGAATTTTCCTTATCCGGATTCGTAGTGATCTGCGCCAGCAGGGGAAGCATTACCATCATGCCGTCCACGATGACGGCCACCACAGTGGATTTCCCAGACTGGCGCGAAAACAGACCCGTGACATCTTCCGAATCCGACCGCAGCACCGAAAGAATCACGCGCTGCCCAAATTCCCGCTGGTACGCGTGAAGCTGGATGTCAGCCATCATTTCGCTGAACGCCAGAATCGCTTTAGCCAGCTTCCGGAGCTGAACCTTGGACAGGTGCTTGATCTGCTGCTGGCGCAAGTCCTCGCCGGCAAGCGCATCTCTTACCTGGCCGGAAAGTTTTTCCTCGGAACGAAGGCCCGGCTTTTCATCGGTAACTACCGTACGGGCCTCCAGGGGTGAGCGTGTAAGCGATACGTCCAGCACACGTGCGGAAAATAGCCGAACACCACGCCGGCGTCCAACAAGGAAAGCCACAAGTTCCAGTCTTCGTACGGCGCTGTGATCTTGAAGCCGCCCACCTGATCGAAGATGGCCCTTCGCATCAGAACGGTGACCGGGATATAATTGGCGCCGCGGAGCCTATCCGGATCGAACCGGGAAATAGGCGGCCGCCAAGGGGCGCCTGGAGGATACCTGCAAGGAGCATATACCAAATCGGTTTTCTGCTCCTGCGCCGCCTTTACCATCCACTCGACAAACTGGTCGTCCAGCAGGTCGTCGTCATCCAGGAACACCAGCCACTCCGCGTCGGATCCTTGCACCAGATCGTTGCGAATGAATCCGGGCCCGCGGCCTCGCGTATCTACGCCCACCAGGTGGCCTACATCAAGGTAGGTTTGGCGATGGACAGAGGCAACAGCTTCTGTCAGCAATTCCGCCCGCTCTGGAATCGTTGGCGTGATTACATCGACTTGTGGCATACTGAACCCAGGAGCGTTTCTTCTTGGTTCGGCGTGGCGGCTTCTCGGCGGGGGCTGCCGCGCCGTTTTTATTCTTCTTCGTCGTCCTCTTCTTCGTCGTCCTCTTCTTCGTGGTGCCCAGTGGCTTTGGAATCCTGACCGGACTCCTCATCCGTGCACGCTCGACGCTGGGGCTCGAATTCCGTACCAAACTCGCTCATGGGCGCTGCGCTGTTTGCTCCCTGATCGTAGTCCTGAAAGGACGTTGTTTCCGTACCGCCTTTGCCTGCCATAATGCTCCTTTTCACTCCTTTGGAAATCCCGCCGCTTTCCTGCGATTGAATAATTCCTGACCCTGCTTCCAGGATTCCGGCGTGTTTCCGCTCGCGTAAACCTCGTCCCACTCGCCGCCATCCTGGTGCGGATGACAGTGGTGAAAATGCAAATGCCTCGCGTCTATAACGATACCATCCTGGCGCGCGTGTTCCGTGAACTCGTTGTCCACCCACAAGGCCTGGTATGCTGGATTTGCAATGTAGCCCAACTTCTCATAGCGGCGCCGCGAGAGAATGTAGAGGACCATCAGCCGGCGGTCATCCGCAAGGAAACCCGACGAAACCTCCACCACAAACTCCGCGTTCAGGTCGGGAATGATCTTCAGCAACTCCTCGTCCCAATTCTGAGGCGGCCGCATGTCATCGGAGTTGGCAATAAGCACCCGGCCTTGGGAGATCACCGCGGCTTCATTCCAGCCGGCGATGGCTCGTTTCTCGCCTGTGCACCAGTGAACTTTTGATAGAGCGTTCAAGAAGGGAGGCCTGCTTGGATCGAATCCCCATCGGGAATCCGCGGCCATGAGGTACTCCACCCGGTCGGGATTTTTGCAGGAGTCCCACCAGGCCGTGTAGCTATCCTTCCACTTTCGAGGGCGCGCTGTAGCGTGGCAGATCGAAAAAATTGGCGTCATGCTTCACCTCTCGATCGACAGGATTGTTTCTTCAGTCTTTGGGATACCGTCCACGATCCACGCGGGCGGCCGAGTGAGCTTCATCCCCAGGCGCCAGGCCAGCACGGACAGTACGGTCTGATCGTGCCTGTGGCCCAGCACACGGGGATCTTGCGATGCTTGGTGCGCTTCATTAGTCCAGGGCCCTTGAAACGCCGTCTTCTCCTCAGCCAGCAGCAGAAATTCGTTCAGCAAAGCCCGAGCGCGCAAGTCTTTGAGGTTCAACCCGAAGGCCGTTCCTATTACTTGCGGGATTTTGAATGCTGTTTCCCGATCGATCTTGAGGGGGGCCAAAGCAGAATCGCACGTCCAAGGCCCGCAAGTCCAGCAGGGAAGATCCTGCCGGCCGAACGGCAAATTTTCGCTGAACCAATACCCCTGCGACTCGATCCGGTCCCACAGAGGTTCTAATGAACGCACCGGCAGAATCGAAGCGTCTACCCAAAGCAGAGTATCACAGCCTATCCACAGGGCGTGCTTCAGAGCATGTGCCTTGAAAGCGTAGGGCACATCCTTGTGCGAAGGCGCGCCCGGCGGAAGACACCCCCGCCAGTGGGAAATTCTTTTCTCTCCCAACTCCCGTGCGGCTTTTTGCATACGATCCTGCATGGCCAAATATCGGCCGCCCGTCGCCACGTTCACCAAAGCTCTCACAAGACCCTCCAATACACGGGGCAATTTTCCAGCTTCATCAAATAAGGCATGACCGCTTCCCTTGCACCATCCAGCGTGAAATCGTCACAGATACACCATCCGCCGCGGCTGATCTTGGAATAAAGCCCCTCCAAGCATTCCTTGGTGGATTCGTACAAATCCCCATCCAACCTGAGAAGGGCAATTTTTCCCATGAGCGATCCAGGGATCGTCTCGCAAAACCATCCTTCGTGATACACCAGGACATCGGGGTCAACACCCCACCGCTCCATGTTCAACTCAACATTTCTGCGGGAGCATACGGAAATTCCCGAACTGGTGACCTCCGCCTTGCCTGGCTCGCCGTAAGGTCTATGGACGGGATCATCGTTGTGCCATCTGCGATCCTTGGGGCCAGCCATAGGGATTCCCTGGAAAGAATCGAACAAATGAACTTTTCGGCCGCGCGCTCCTGTGTCGTAGATGGCTTTGGCCATTGCGGCCGGGTGCGCGCCGGCATAGACCCCGCACTCCACCAGGTCGCCGGGAATACCTTCCACGATCAGGGCCTTGGCGATCTGGTATGTGGCCCCAACTGCCTCCGGCGCCGTAATCGCCTGCAACGCCAGTTCATCCAAGGATGCTTGCATGTCAACCTCCGTGCAACTTTTTGGCGTACCTCTCGCGGTTTTCCGCAAAAAAGCGATCCCGCTCTGGATGACTCGAAGCACCACCCCAATGCGACACCCATGTTCCCCGCCATCCCGCGATCCTGTGGCCTTTTTCCTCGAGTCGGCGCCACAAGTCTGTGTCCTCCCAATAGCACATCTCAAAATCTTCGTCGTAGCCGTTCACCTGGCGCATCGCCGCCGTGCGCGCCACGTAGAACGCTCCGAACCGCCAATTTGTGCCCATCAGGTCTTGACTTTTGCCCATGCCGTAGTGCATGCAGTTCTCAAAGTGCTCTGGCATTCCAACGGCCAAGTTGTGAATCTGCATGACCTGGATAAGCATGTAAACGGAGTCTTCAACCAGCTCCGCGTCGGTGTTCATCTGGCAAAAATATTCGCCACGGGCGAGCTTCAAACCAATGTTGCAGGCTGGACCAAAGCCTATGTTTTCGGGAAGAAAAACTGTCTTCCAATCCCGTACTGATTCTTTTATAAGGTTTCCCGGTAGGGCTGCACAGGGGGAGTTGTTGTCAATCAAGAGCAGCTCATAAGGGACTTGCACATAGTTGGCGATGGAAGCAATCGCCCTGCGGCACAGCAGCCGTGCATTCTCGTCCTTGTTCCAGATGGGCACGACTATGGTGACTTGCGGTGGTTCTCTCATACTCCCGGGGGATACCTGCGTAGCAGCGCTTCATACTTGGTCTTCAATTCCTGCCAGGCCTTGCGCGAGACAGTGATGTCCTCAACCGGCGTCATTTCTCCACTGGCTTCGCAGGGAATAACGCCGAATACCTCGTCCCAGTTCACTGCATGGTCCAAAGGGACGGGGTGGCCCGCCTCGTCCTTCACCTGGTCCGTTTTTGTTTCCAGGTGCAAAATCACGCGGCGGGTGCGCACGTCTGAATGAATTTCCAGCAGCCGCGCTTGCGGCAACGCTTCCGGCGAAGTCCTGACCAAGTATTCCGTGAGCATGGCGACCGGAAGGATAACCCGGCGTGCTTGCCTTTTGACGTCTTCCATAAAAATCACCTCTTGCCAACGTAGCGCTATTAGCACTATACTCGAAGCGTGCCAGACAAGCAACCCACCAGCTTCCGTCTGACGGAAAACGCCCTGACACTGCTGGCCGCCCTTGCCAAGCGTGAGGGCATAGATAAGACAGATGTTCTTGAAATCTTGATCCGTGAGCGTGCCCGCGGTTTGGGCATACCTGAACCCGAGGAGCCTTCCAGTGCAACACCCTGACGTCCACCAGCCTTGGTCCGCCTGGAGCGAATCTCAAACGCTCCACGTGGCTGCCGCCTATTCCAATCCGTTCCGCTGGAGAACCCGGCGCGAACTTTCCAACGACTTCCGCCGACATATGGAACAATCCCCAAACGTCCAACTGCATTTCGGCGAGCTGGCTTATGGCGCCCGGCCCCACGAGGTAACTGACGCTGAAAATCCTCTGGACGTACAGTTGCGAACACAGGCGGAACTGTTCCACAAGGAAAACATCCTGAACAGGGTCATTTCCCGATTTCCCTCGAACTGGCAATATGGCGCTTACGTGGATGCCGACTTTCATTTCACCAGGCACGATTGGGCGCTCGAAGCCATTCACCAGCTTCAGCACTACGATTTCGTGCAACTGTTTTCTTCCTACGCCGATTTGTCTGGGGATACTTATGGGACCGGACAACTACCAACAAGGGTGAACCCCAGCTTCGCTTTCAACTACATTCAGAACGGTTACAGGCTCCCGGAAGGATATGCCAACGGAGGCTGGAGGAAGCAAGGCGTCTCTGTCAATCCCTATTATGGCGCTGCAATTGGTAAAGGCGGCCGGCGCGGTGTGGGCGCCACAGGCGGTGCCTGGGCCTTCAGACGGTCCGCTTTTGAAACGGTCGGGGGCCTGCTGGACAAATGCATCCTGGGCCATGGGGATTGGTTCATGACTTTTGGACTGGTCGGGGAAGAAGCCCCGGACATGCATATTGACGGCTATTCAGCCGACTACCGCAACACCATTTTGGCCTGGCAAAAAGAAGCGGCTAAACTCCGCAAAAACATAGGCTACTTGGATTGCTTTGCGCTCCACAATTTCCATGGATCCAAAATGCGCCGCGCTTATGCCAACCGCGACACCATTTTGGTCAAGCATCAATTCGCCCCAACGACGGATCTGAAACCCGACTGGCAAGGCATCTACCAGTTGAGCGGCGACAAGCCGGCGCTTCGCGATGCCGTCCGGATGTATTTCATTTCCCGAAACGAAGACGATCCCAACCTCTACGGTAAAGAGCAACCCCTGGTCTGAAAGGAACCATCATGCTCATTCACAAACTTGGAAAGCAACCCCGCAGGGAAGACCGGTTCCACCGGACCCTGCAATTCAAAAACTACCGGCTCCTGGAAGCCTTGCCCACGCCTCCCCCTGAGATCAGCTACGTAGTCAAGGTGCCCTCGTGGCCTATGCTCCTCAACGACCGGCTTGGGGATTGCGTCATCGCCGCCATGGGACATATGGTCCAACAGTGGACCTACTTTGCTTCCGGCGGCACTGCCATGCAGACCATGACGGACCAGGAAGCGCTGGCCGCCTATGAGGCGATTGGCGGCTATTACCCGCCCGACCCCTCCTCAGATCAAGGATGCAACATGCTGTCCGCGCTGAACTACTGGCGGAACCAGGGCATCCGAGTGGCTGGAAAGAACCACAAAATTGCGGGCTTCGTCGAACTCACGCCCACCCTTGCCAATCTCCGAGAAGCGGCCTGGATCTTCGGCAACGTCTTCACCGGAGTTGCGTTGCCTACGGCTGTGCAGGGCGCCGGCGATTGGACCGTTCCTGAAGGGGGCATTTACGGCGCCGCGGGGCAGCCGGGCGGTTGGGGCGGGCATTGTATTCCCGTCATGGCCGAAAGCCCTGAAACGGCAACCTGCATTACCTGGGCCGAGCGGCTGAAGATGTCGCACAACTTCTTCACCGACTACTGCGACGAAGCCTATGCGGTCCTCAGCGAAGATTGGTTAAGCGCACAGGGCGACACGCTCACTGGATTTAACCTTGCGCAACTGCGCAAAGACATTGCGGCGCTGTCTTAAAAAAGCGGCCCGCGGAAAGGAGCACAACATGGTAACTCTCAGTTGGTGGGAGCAGTTCATCATCGGAGCGGCTATCAGCTTCCTAACGATGTTGCTACCCAAGATCAAGAACCCCGTGGAACTGGCCGGCCTGCAAGCGACCATCGCGTTTCTGCAGAAGCTGCTGAACGGCAACGTGACCCTCGAAGCCTGACCGGGCGCCGGGCGGACATAAAAATAGGCCGGGTCCCAATCCTCCGAGGGCCCGGCCTATTTTTTCAGTCTTCCCACTTCACTTTGTTCTCTGCCAGCAATCTCTCTAGATCTTTCCTCGCCTGCGCTTCGGTTATGTGGATCGGCGGCCGGAGGCGCGCCGCTTCTTGAAAGGTGTGCCTACTGACCTGGAAGCCCCGAAACCCGTGCTGTAAGCCCAAGCCCACAGAAAAGATCCAGTTGCCCAGGTTCAGCAGCGTTCTCATCAGGAAATCGAACATCCACTGCGATCCCTTGTGGTAGCGGTACAACTCCCGGACCTTCCTGATGGGGCGGGGCTTATCCGGCGTGGCCTCTCCGCTGAAGAGCTTCAGCAGACCTTTCAGAGTACTCCGCGCCCGACGAAGGTCTCTCGTAACCTCGGAGCCCTGTTGCTCCGCTTCATTGTCCTTCATTTTTTCAAGTACCTCCTCTCCATCTCCTTGTTCGTGCTCATCATCAGACGGCCGCCACGATTTCGACAGTTGTGGTCCGCACAGGGAACGCACATATAGTAGCTGCGCTTGTCGCGGTCGTGGTACACTATCGCCACGGCGGGCGCTCCGCACGGAATATACAATCTACGTGACATCGGCGATGCTTCCTGGCAGCGCGCGCCTTTAGGGATTTTCTTTTCGTCTTCCACCAGCGGAATTTCCATGTTCACTTGCCTCCTCTACAAACCGACATCAGGTGCAGAACATGCTCCAACGGCATTACCGCGCCGCCGTCCAGTTCCACCTCCCTGCTGTACCCACACTCGTCGTATGCCCGGTGCAGATCGTCCAGCCAGGCTAGCTGCATGTCTTGCCACGTGCCCTGCCCGCCATGTTCCAGACGGCGCACACAGCCGAACGCACGGCCCGCTACGAACCAGTCGAACTCTTCTTCCGGCTGGTATGGCGCGTTGTTCAACCAGAAGAAAGTAACGGCGCCGGCATAGGCGTCGTGAATCTCCATCAACAAATGGCGCGCCAGTTCGTGATAGTCCTCAGACCCGAACAGTACACATGGATCGTTTTTCACTCGGGATTGCCCTGGCGCGGGTTTTTTCAAGACGTCGCGGTAATGGTCGTGTGCCACACCGCGAATCCTGATTCTTTCTTTGCTCATTTTTTTCTCTTTCGCCAGGGCGGAACTTCGTTGCCCTTCGGGTACTTTTTCGCGTTCGGACATCCCTGCTCGTGACACGGGACGTTGTTGATCGCCAGGATTTCACACTGGCTGCAATACAGTTTGCGCGTCATTAGGCCAGCTCCTCTTCGTTGCAGGCTTCATATGCGCCTGGAAGGGGAACGATCGGTTCCAGGCCTTTGGCAATTCTGATTGGGTTGAATCTGTTTACGCAATTCTCACAGATCGGCTCCCTCACGTCATTGACGCGAACCGAGGGAACCTTCATCGGGTTGAACGTGAACGGTTGGCCGCACCCGATGCACGGCGCCGTTCCCAAGGCGTACCCCATCACGCCACCGTCATGATGAGCAGTTCTTCCGCTCCGTACACCTGTGCAGCCCCGCATACCTCGCAAGTGTACTTACGCGCGTCTGGCTCTACGCCGAAGGCTTCTGCCCCACAGGAGATACAGAACCCTCTGTTGTCGTCTTCCTGAACGGCCTCTACTATACGGTCCTGCGTGATGCTCGAATGAATGTCCTCTTGCATGTTCTTTTCCTTTCCTTCACTTGGGCGATTTTTTCTTTCCTCTGCGGCAGACCCACCACACGTACAGCAGGCCTCCACCGTAGACCATCAGTTGCGTGATGGCCATGGCCGGCCAGAACCACGGCGGGTCTGGCGGCAGTTTGTCGAACTCCGGCGGCAACGGAAACATGTTCACCTCACACTTTGTAATCGGAGCGCACCGACACCGACGCCCCCGCGCGGCTGAACTCGACCGAGCACTGGTTGTACGTGCCCGACTCGTACCAGCTCGTAATCTTGGGGTACGCCTCGCTGTCTCCGACCTTCAGGTAGCCCTTCGCGCGCCACGGCGGAACATGGGTCGCGGCGAAGCGCAGCGGCACAGTCCGGTAGTGGATCCGCCGCTCCGCGATGCCCTGCGGAGTCCCCGGCGCCGGCTGTGCGAAATTGAGCTGGATGAAATCCCGCCCCCACTCCGGCTCCGCGCCGGTTCCCCGGAGCTTGTGCCGCGCGAGAGCGCCGGCCAGATACTCGGCCAGCTTCCAGGTCTGTTCCTTAATGGGCATGCCGGGAAACCACTTGGCGTACTGGTGCCGGTAGAAGTCCCTCTGCTCTTGGGGAATCAAGCCCTGCCAACCGATGTCGGTCAGCTCGCTTGGACCTGGCTGGATGCCGTAGAGATCCGTCCGCTCCAGATACAACTGGAAGACCGGCGCCAACGTGCCCGCTTGGAAGTCGTACTCCTTCGGGTCCATCAACGCGCTCTCCAGCACCGGACGCAGGAAGCGGAAGTTCAGCACGTCCACCAGGGCGAGGAAATCGCGAACATACGTCTCGCTCGACCGGAGCGCCGCGTCCCCTTCCGACTTGAAGAGGTACTTGCCGCCCACGTCCTCGATCCGCATGTTCATCCGCAGGCCCGGCTCGTAATAGCGCCGCACGCGTCCCTGGAGGCACTGGAGAGTCTTCAACCCCATCAGCTCCGCCACATCCACGCTCTCGCCATTGATAGGCTTCTTGCTGCCCCACGGCACCAGGAACGGGATCGGAGACCCCTCCTCGATATGCTTCCGCAGGACCGCTCGAATCGCCACCAGGCTTTCCGGATTGGGCGCCGGTCCGAACCTCGACTGGTTCGTTCCGATGATCTCGGCTGCCACCAGCTCCAACGTCGTCGCCTTGTCACCGCGGTTCGACCCTGGAAACTCGCGCGCCAGCGCCCGCTGGATCACCTCTCCATAAGGATTGTCCAGCTCACTTACGTGAATCTTCAAATCATTCATCTGTTTTGTCCCGGCCTTTCTCCGGGGGCTATCGCCTACACGTCTCGTGTTTCGACTCGGAGCCTCCGAATCCTCTTCAGGGCGAAAAATTCCTGGCCGGGGCATGGCGTCCCCGGCCAGGCGGCGAAAGCTCACGCGTGCAGCCAACTACGCCGCGGACGTGGGAGCGGAGGGAAACAAACTCTGTTGCTGTTTGGCGGGTTTGGGAGCATTCGGAATCGCCTTCCGGGATACTACCGCCTTGCGGTTCTCCTCAAAATCAGAGAGCTCGCCGGGTGTCGGCTTGCGCACCATCGCCAGCCGGCATTTGTAAGTGCTGTCCGTGTATTCTCCGCTGTTGCTCCGGATCAGCTCCACAGTCTCCACGGCATACGCCGGATCCTCGCCCTCCTCCAGGTAGTCGGGATTATAGGTCACCACTTTGAAGTGGCCGTCCTTCCCGATCTCCTGGACTTGCGCGAGAACCACACCGGGCGCCCAATCCCCGTCCCCCGTAACTTTGGGGTACACGAGCGCGGCCACGTCGCCTACCTTGAGGGCGGCTTTGTCCGGCGAACGCTGCGCCGAACTGGACCGGATGCCTTCGAGAGCATCCCGCTGCTCCTTATTGGGCCGTTTCACTATCACTACGCGCTCATCGTTGGCATCGATGATCTCAGTGCTGACCCCCCGGCCATTTTCGCGCCGCTTGGTCAACCTCTCCGCCACTTTCAAAGAGCCTGCACGGGGCGGTTTGTTCGGGAACAGGAACTTGATTGACGCATCGGCGCCGTCCTGAGAAACGGTCACCACTTCCGCGCCATACACGCCGGGAATGCGCCCCGGCTCCATCGCGTACGCGACCGTAATCAGATCGCCCGCCCGTAGCCCTTTCAGCGTTGCCAGCGCCGGCAGAGTATCTGGTGGCGGAGTGGAATCCGTCGCCACGGGAACCACCTTGGGCGGCTCCTTTTTCTTGATTACCTTCTTCCCTTCCAGAGCGCCCACCAGTTTTGTGGCGAACTCCCCTTCCGGTTTTTTCTTTGCCATGTTCATCAGGGGTCCTTTCCACCCCAGACTGCTGCCTTCGAATCGCAGCCGTCTCTTGGGCGCGCTCGACGTGTTCCTCGCCGAGAGACTTTCGTCCGGGATGGGTCCCGCGCCCAAGACGCGGCTGCGAACCGCGCCACTACCTGCCTATTCCGGGCGATTCATCAGCGATCGCAGCTTGTCTGCAATCCGCCCGAACAGGTTCTTTTGTTTCCGTTGCTGCCGCTCGACCTGTTGTTGAAACCAGGGCGGCCTGTGTAGAACCGAAGTCACCTTCACTTCCTTCGGCCCTTTCTTTGTGGGGACTTCCACCGTCGCCGTGCTACGACCGGCGCCGCGGTGATGAACGGGCGCTGCCGCCCCCGCTCCCAAATTGTATCTGTTGTCTTTTCCAATCGCGAAAAAATGATGCGCCATTACACCTCCTCGAATAACCCTGCCTGACCTCCCCACGGCGCAACCTGCCGCTGTGTGGGCCTTCCTTCGTTGTAACCTCCGATTCGAGCCTTGCGCAGCCTCTCGTATTCCTCGGCTTCCTCCCGGACCCCGAGCCGGATCGCTATGCCCGATCTCTCGTTGTCCGTATCCCACCAGCCGCCAAGGCCGTCCCTTGCCATCAACACGTCTTCCGGCTCCGCCTCTTCATACTCAAAGCGGATCTTCAGCACGTTCTGCTCCGGAATTTCCAAGACCCGGCCGATATATTCGCCGGCATCATCACCTGGCCAAGGATACATGGCCACAACGATGTCTCCGAACGTGAATGGCCCTTCCTTCCGGACCGGGAAGCACTCGCGGAGGCACATAGGGCAGTAACCCTTCCCCGCGAAATACTCCAGCACCTTGACGAACCAAGGCTTTCCGCAGATATCGCACTCTGCCGATACCTGGTTGACTTGGACAGGCGGCAACTCAATGACGGGAACCTCACCGTTCAGGTGCTGTTCCGTTCTGAGCCACAATCTCTGCCCGTGGCCGATCCCGACGCCCACGCCGTGCTCCTTAAAATGCCCCAGGCACATATTCCGCCAAGGGCCGGCCTTTGTGATGCCGTCGTACCGCGCCAACAGCCGCTGGTCGCGGTCCTTCTTGTGCTTGCAAAAATCGCAAGGGGGAAGTTTCTCTACTGTTCTTTCTTCACCGTGCATGGTGGTACCTCCTCCAAGGCGACCCGACTACGCCGCCAGATAATGCAGGAATACCCTGTCGAAAGGGCCGTATCTTTGGCGGCTTTTCTGTTTGAATACGGACCATACAACCGATCCGTTCCTTTCACTTCCACCTCATACTCAATAGAATTGGCCATGCCGCCCCTACTTTCTTCTCTTCGCCAGGCGCTGGCACTTCCCACAGGTTACCCGCTTCGGGTCCGACGTGGAAGGAAGCCTGGACTTATCTGTATCCAACAGCTCAGCCTTTGCGTAGCACGCCGGAAAGCGCATGCCTGCATTGATAAACAACCTTTGGTCCTGCAAATGAATTTTTGCCATGTTCACCGCGTCCTTTCTCCGCGAGGCTTTCGCCTACCTCCCTGTGCGGGAGGTTTCGAGCCGGCGCCCACCGGCCCATCTTCAGGACGAAATTTCCGCTCTTGTGTCTCCCAAGATCGTGATTGAGCTGTGGGTTTCCTTCCATGCAACCGCAGCCACATGAAAGCTCTTCAGCCTATCGATCTGTTGCGTGACCCAGAACGCTTGCGTTTCCAATCCTACTTGCATATACATGGTCAGCAGGATATGCGTTCCTTTCAACACCATCCCCCGATCCGCGAACCTGCCTTCTACCGCCATGGGGGGCCGCCCGGTGTGCATGATGCTGTAAACACTCACGACCCCGGCGTACCGCAAATACTCGGTCACCACGGCGCCCGGATCGGGCACCAGCATGGTGATAGCCACTCTTGTTGCCATTTTTCAAAGGCTCCTTTCCAGCCTAGCTTTCGCCTATGGCGGGCCTCCCGGCCGGCCATTTCGACCTGGAGCCACCAGGTTCTCTTCGGGGCGAACTACTCCGTTTCTTCCCATGGCTTTTCGCCGGGCTCCTGGTACAGGGCCAGGCCACAAGAATTATGCAAAGCTTCCCACAACCGGTCGCCGCGGGCCAGCAACTCCTCCTTGGGTTGCAACTTCTTGTGATTCCCAACAAAGCCTTGTTCCTCGGGAGTCGTTTGATCCATTGCATCTCCTGCCTGTTCCAGCAGCTCCGCCATGTAGGTTTGCGCGTCATCCCATTCTGCGAGAGACCGGGCCGCCATCATCACCAATGACAGGCGCGCGATCGATCTAGCCCAGGTTCTCAGCTTTACAAGCGTGATTTGGGCATTCGTCAATTCTGTTGGTATTGTTGCCATTTCAAAGCTCCTTTCCAGCTTGGCTTTCGCCTACCGGCTGTAGAGGCCGGTTTCATCCGGGCGCCGCCCGAACTCTTCAGGACGATTACAAGGTGTCCGCAGCGTTTCCTTCAGGATCATCTCCAGCGAAAAACGCTCTCTGGCCCTCCAGTTTCGCCAGAGTCTTCCGCTGTTCCTCCACTTCGATCCCAACACCCTGCTTGCCGTACAGCCAAGCAATCACCAGTTCCAACGATGCGTCCTCGTAACACATCTCCTGGTGGTTCACCGGCACGGCATAGAACCTGCTGGCCCCCACTTTGTACACCATGCCGATCCCCTGCTCGCCTGGATGTAGACGCACCTCGTAGCAGGGCGCCAGTAGCAGGTTTATGCCGTGATACCTGGCGGGGATTGCCAACAGGCGATTTTGCATCTGCTTTTCCGCCCGTGCCAGTTCCTCGGATTCCAACTGCGCTTCGTTTCGTTTTGCCATTGCTTTCTCACTCCTGTCCAAATATGCCAGCAGATCGGTCCGATTCCGTTCGCAATGATCTTCAAATTCGACCATCATAATCTTTTAGCCGGTCCTTTCCACCGGAGCTTTCGCCGACCGCCTTGTCTGGCGGTTTCGTCCCTGCGCTACAGGAACTCATCGGGGCGAATTTCTTTCCTCTTCATTTTCCCGGAGAGCCTTGTCGAATTCACTATTGCGTTTAGCTCTCTCGGAGGTAGCTTCTCGCCAAACATGCCTGTCAGTTTGCGAGGCATTTGGATGCTCAAGACTATCCAGGATTGCAAACGCAATAACGAAGACAAAAAGCCCAAGCCAGCAGAGTTTCATTTCACGTTTCATAAGAGCTCCTTTCAAGCCCAGCTTTCGCCTATCCCCCTGAGCGGGGGATTTCGGCCGGAAGCCATCCGGCCATCATCGGGGCGAACTACCATTCCAGGTTGTTGAGCGCCGCCAGTACCATAACCTCGACCGGGGTCAACGCCACCACAAAGACGTCCACCACGATAGCGCCCTGGAGCGCTTCGTGATGCTGGCCGCCGATCGCGTGTTCCTTCAGCGGTTCCACCAGATCCTCCAGGCGGATTTTTTCCTGGACGGGAAGACGATTCCTGGTATCCTTCACCAGCGCCTGACCCGTGCCCAATCCCAATCGGCAGCCCAGGCCGTCGAAATGCACCTGGCACAGGTTTGCCCAGCACATGCCGCCCCATCCGGGGAGCTTCGCGCTGTACAACGCCGGCGTCTGTTGATCCTCCGCCCTGCACACATCGCAGTCCGGACGCTCTCTCACCATCACTTTATTGTTTGCCATGTTCGTTTGATTCGGCTCCTTTCCAGCCGGGCTTTCGCCTATGCCCCCTACTTCTTGGGGGCATTTCGCTTCCGCGCCACGGAAGCCTCTTCAGGGCGAAGATTCTCTCTGCGCGCCCAAAAAAATCCGGCCACGCAGGAGCACTACCTGGGCACCACACCGGCATGTGGCCGATGTCCCGCATACGCAGGGCCGGATCATGCCGCGTTCTCGAAATGGAACCGCTCGCTGCGGCTGTAGCCCGGCCGCGGATTCCTGACCGTCCACGAGCCGTCCGCCTTCTCGCGCAACATCGTGCGCAGCTTCGAAGGCCCTGACTGAACCCCAATGCTCAGGGCCCCGGTCGTAGTGGCGAAGGTGTTGAACTCCACTCCCATCGCGCGCAACATGTTCCGCAGAATTCTGTTCTGTCTCTGTAGTCTTTTCATATTCGTGTTTGTCTCATCCTTTCCATGAGGGCTTTCGCCTAACGGCCCGCCTCCTTTTCGGGCCGTTTTCGGGGAGTTGCCGACTCCCCATCTTCAGGGCGATTACGCGGCGGCCGACTGCTTCTCCGTGGCCGCTTCCCACTTCGCGTACACTTCCTCCCACGCGGCGTCCGCGCCAATTTCCTTGGCCTTCACCCGCGCTTCCTCCACCAGCTTCACGTGCGCCGGTTTCATCGACGACTTCCAGGTCGCCTCCGCCTTCTTCCGATCGCCCGCGGCCGCCAGCAACCCTTCCAGGTCCTTGGCGCCGTAGAACTCGATCGCGCCGTTGCCCAGCGGATCCGTGCACTCGACCGCGATCGGCGTCTTCTTCGCCGTCGTGCGCAGCCCAACCACCGTGAACTCGTACGGGTACTGGGGATCCAGGTCGTCGTCCGGGTCGGGCACGTGATACTTACGCCCGAGCCATTCCGGATTCACACCCTCGAAGTCCTTCGCCCGCTCGATCCACAGCGTCTGCATCGAGGGAACCGGCGCGCCGGCTTCGTTCCGGTACACCAGGTCCACGGCCACATACGGCGCCGTAACCGCGAAGTCCTCGACCGCCACCTGACGGCTGCCGAGCGCCTGCTCCACGATCTTCTCGAAGTCTCCGTCCGCGATTCCCAGGTCCACCGAGAACCCAAGACTCACGTACCCGGAGTCCGTCGCGTCGTCCGATTCCTCGACCTTCACCGAGACTTTCGCCCGCGCTACCAGAGTTTCCAGTTTTGCGAGGATCTCGGATCGAATGGCGGCCGTCGTCGCTTCGTCGAACTTCACCGGCACGAATTGCGATTTTTCCGCGACTGCAACTGCTTCTTTTCTGTTCTTGTTTGCCATAACGTTTGTAAACCCGTCCTTTCCACGGGGGCTTTCGCCGACGCCTCACGGCGTTTCGACCTGGCGCCACCAGGCCTTCATCGGGGCGAACTACTCTACGCTTGTGTGAATCCGGTTGCACCGGCAGCCTGGGGAATCGCAGAACTCGCTTTCCGCGTCCGCTTCGCTCACCAGGTCCTTGAACTGAAGCGGCTCCGATTCCAGATCCTCGTCGTACACCGAGGCCACCTGGGCCATGGACGTTCTTGCATCCTCGGCCGCGCCTGGCAGCGAGTCGTACCCTGCGTCGGTCAGTTCGTTGATCCTGGTTTCGATCAACCCGTTTGGCCCCACCGGATCCATTTCTTCGGAAGTGCATCCCGTTTCCGGATCCGTCTCTTCGCGCAAAAAGTCCGCGGCCAAGACCTCATCCTGCATTGCCTCCCGGCAGTCCTCGCAGGGCTCTTCCAAATGCTGGCAATCTTCGCAACGAACTACTATTCCTTTTGCCATATCGTTCAACCAGGTCCTTTCCACCTGAGCTTTCGCCTATTCATGCCGTCTGGACATAAATTTCGGCCGGGCGCTGCCCAGCCATCTTCAGGACGAATTGTATTTTCCCACCACACTTCCCGCGGGGTTATGAGGCCCGCGGGTTCGCTTTGAATTCGACTCTCCAGTTTGCTTCCCAGTCCGAACGTTGCCCAAGTTGGGCGCCCCCGTCAGGGGACCGTGTTACACCAGGCCAATTCGCCGCATCGTAAATCCCAGGGGCAAGCTCGTTCTGCCCAAAAATGTCACGACGATCTTCGCCGGGGACGTTTGCGGGGACATGGTGATTCGACCGGGTAGCGAATGTCATCTGAGAAAGGAAAGGTATTAAAATGACATCCGTCGCCGGAGCCGTTTTCCGTATTCAATTGTCAAATATCGCTTGGGTGCCTTCCCCGATCGGGAGCGGTTGGAGGGATTGTGCTGTGGCGGGAGTGGCCAGGGCTTTTGAGTCGTCGCGGCTTTTCACCAGCACCGAAATGCTGTGCACCTTGATAGGTAACGCCGAAACTTCCACCTCACCGAAGTGAGGACCGTTTCTGCCACCCGGTAGCACCGCCCCCGAAAGGGTCGGCCCCGGTTTGGTTCCCCCTTGTGAGGGGAGGGGTATGATTTAAGTATAGTATATCGTTGGGTATTTGTAAAGGGGTGTAAGTGTATGAAAACAAAGGAGATGTTATTATTGGTTGTAACCTATTGAAAACAAAGGAAATATAGTTGTGGTTGGGGGGTATTGATTAAATTGATGGTGGAAGGGTGTTTTGGGGTCTCTCGCTTATCCCTGCCTTTTTTGAATCCATGCTTTCCTTCGTGGCACGCTCACGTGTGAGTGTCTCCTGTCCATACCATTCCCATGCCGGCTCTTAATGCGGGGGGTGTGATTCCCACCATAGACCCACCTGAGGAAGCCCAAATAAAAGTCCGCGGCCGGGCGCACCCATCCGGCCTGCCGAATCGTAGCGAGCCTAACGCGCGCTGAGCCTACGCATTGCTTTTCTATACGCGGCGGGGGCTTGATGCATGGCCAGGGCGTAGGGGGTGTGATAGGACGCCTGAGGAGCAAAGACAGAGGGGTAGGACAGGGCTTAGCAGGGGAAGAAGGGGCAGCGTGGCATATGGGAAGCGGGCTGACGATAGGGGATATGCGGGGGGGTACTGGGTAGAGGGGGTATAACAAGCATCTCAAGGGAGAACACAGGAAGGGAAGGAAAGGCTTTCCAGGCGGCATTTTTTCAGGGGATCTGGTATACAGAGGGCCTGTCGGGGGAGGGGGGAACAAAGGGCTCTTGGGCGCGGATTTTTTCGAGGAGAAAAAGGCCCTTTACGAAACACTTCCCCTCGGGGGTTGTGGTGGGGGTCTTGGTGGGGTCTTGGTACGGTAGGGGCTATCGGAGCACTTTGGGGAAAGCTGGTAGGTTACCCTTCTCCTTCAGGCGGCCTTTTTTCGGGGGGTCTCCAGGCACTGGAGTGTTCTTCGCAAAGGAGGCCGATCGGGAGGGCCTAAGTACCATATTGCTGGCGCCGGCCAACCGAAGCTGGCCAATCTAACCGTGCCTGAACAACGCTATAGCAGTACCCAACAAGCTGCAGAGCACCGCGATGAGGGCCAATGCGAAAGCCCAATTGGCGCTCGACTGAGATGCTTTGCCTGCCAACTCCGAGCGAGATTCCCTTAGAAAGCGAAGATCGTTTTCCACCAGTTGCTTATAGGCGTCGTGTTCCACGCGTGTATAGCAGTTGGCGGCCGTCCTCACCTGGTCTTCTTTGATGGCTTCCACCTCCGAAGACATCAGCTTCTGGAAAGCGGCATGTTCTTGCTTGGTGAAGAACTGTGCTGCCTGGTCCTTGAGCGAGGACCTGAACTCGTTCATGGTCTCCAGGCGCTTCCCCATCTCGTCCCGGAACTGATCGGTGAATCTCTCCAGTAGCCCCTGTTCGCGAAGGTGCGCCTGCCAGCGCTCGTTCTCCAGTTCCTTACAGCCCTGCACCTCTCTCTTGAGCACCACCAAAGCCGCAGAGTTCGCACTGAGTATATCGTCCTGCTCTTGCATTGAGAGAGGCTTAGCCATACTCTTAGTTTATGCTTGAAAGCAACCCTTCTGGCGGGGGATTTTTTGCCAAATACTTCTGGATCGGGTAAAGACCGTAGGGCTTCATCTCGACGAATACCCGGCCGAGGCGTTGCTCTAACCGGTACACTTCGTGGAAGAACTCCCCTCGGCTTATGCGCATTTGCTGGCAGCAAAGCTTCCAAGGGGCGCCTTGAAGGAAATGCAAACGGAACACATGCGCTGGTATGGAAGTCAACCTATTTACGGCGATTTTTTCAAAGTCGATCGCGAAGTCTATTTCTTCGTGCCTGATATTCGACCACTGGAAGCTCACAGCATGCTGCCATTGGTAAAAGCACTTCCGGAACACTCCCCGGAAAACACAGTTGCAAAGGATGGGGTGCCCAAATCCGTAGCCCGCAAAGACTACACCCAAACCTTCACACTTCATGCACATGCCATCGGCAAGAGACGCCAAAGAACCGCGCTTGAAAGTACCCAGGCGAATCGCCTCATCCCGTGCGGCACACACCTGGGTTTTGCGCTGTTCCTGCTCTTTTTGATAGGCCGGAACAGAGCGCGAAAACCGATTCAAAAGTCTGGTTTCAGGAATGCTCAAAGCTCATTATATGGCAGGCAGGGGTGAATCGTACGCCTTCTCGCACCAGGACGTCACCGGGATGAGAACCAGGCACCGGCGGCGGGCTTCATTGAAGAGCTTGCGGTAGGGTGGGTAGTTGACCAGGAACTCTTCGGGCGATTTTTTCCGCAGGGCAGCCGCTTCCCGATCGGCGGCATCGTAGGAACGCATTGCGTTCTGCTCGACCTGAACAATTCGCGCCGCCTGGAGGAGATCGGCATGGCGCTCGACGTACAGGATGGAGTTGAGTAGTTGGGAATCTTTCATGCTCCGAACACGGATTTTTTTTCCGTCTCGGGATTCCCACACCATGTTGCAGGGGCCTGGCATCCTCTCTTTGCGCGGCCGTTTATTTGCCACTGCTCCACTCATAGGCTCATCCCCATCATCGTCCTCGCGCGGCTCTACGTCAAAGAAACCGCCTAGAGCCATTGCGTCTTCGGTCGCCATTTCAGCATATTCGCCCATAACCTCATCTCCTCATGAACTCGAAAAGCTGCTGCCCTGTTTGCGCGATCGCGCCCGCCACGATTGCCTTGGCTCTCTTCGCTGGCGTCAGATCATAATGGGGAAGCGAGGGATGCTCTTGGAACCAGGCTTTCCGTAAGCCGATTTTTTTCGCCATAGCGTGCAGCTCTTCCGGACTGTCGGCGTACATGTGGCAGGAAGGCTTGAGCCTGAAACACCGCGGTGCGTGGCTGCCACCCCACACCCTTAGAGGATCAACGTAAACGCTCAAGAGTCGAACCCTCCGTGCTCCTCAAGGATGGCATCGATCAGCTTGGAAGCATCTCCGATGTTTAGCTCCCTCCAATGAGCGCCTGGAAAACCTGTGATCTCCTCAGCCATGTCGTCCAGGTCCGTTTCCTCGAGATCGTGCTTATCGGACAGCTTCTCGATGTAATCCTGCTGCGCCCGCGTCATTGGTTTGGGCATGCTCTTCTCCCCGATCGGCGAATCTCGATCTTGAGCTTCTCCAATTGGCCTGAGTAGCGAATCAGTTTCCTCTCCAACAGCCGGATTTTTTCCAGGTGGTTTTCGATGTAGCCCCGAAGAGCGTACACCCGCTTGCTCAGATAAATTCGGCGGCGCCGGAGAGGATCAGCCCGTTTCGTGTATTCCTTGGCTTGCTGGATCGCCCGCTCCCGAGCAGCTTGGTTGTTCCTGTAGCAGGCTTTGGTCATCTTCTCCGTCCTCAACTTCGCATTCGACTACCATGTGGTCCACCTGGTCGATCATGTGCTCCATTGCTTCCGCACCGGAAATTTCCGGGAGCGGCTTATCCCCATCCAGTTCCAAAATCATGGACATGGATTTCATAAGGTCCATAAATGCTTCGACCTTCATGGGAGTTCTGGCCTTACACCCATGGCCGCAATCCAGGGTCAAAATAGGGTGGCCAAACATCCGGCAGACCAGCGGCCGATCCTCGTAGATGGAACAGCGCCCATCCCTCAGGAACTCGCAAGGCTTGTTCAAGCCCAAAGTGGGCATCATCACCTGTTCATTGAGCCCATGAATGGCCGGCAGCAGGACAGCATTGTGCTTCTCAATCAGGTAAAGGGCCTCCACGGGCATGACCGGAACGTTTGCGCAATCTTTCTGGCAAAGCCCCTTGCAATGGATATGTGGAACCATTCTCCACAGGCGCTTCATGTTGAAGATCTGCTGCCGGGTGAGCTTTCGATGGGAGACTATTCGTAGGGCTTTCACTGTGTTCACCTGAAAAATCCCCGCGGCCAGGTCGCGGGACTCTGTGCCCTGCCTTTCGCTAAAGCTCTGTGCCCTGCGATTGACTTTGACCCGGCCGCCGAGAACTTTTATGCGCTCTTCCGGAGCGCGGACAACTCCTCCACGCGGCGCCTGAAGTCGGCTGACGCCTCCTTGAAGCTCGCCGTTTGCAGGCTGTGTTTCGTAGGATCGCCCGTGAGAAGTCGCGCCTGACGGACATCGTACACGAAATACGTCCTCTTCCGGCTGCCGTCCTCAAGGATATCCATTTGCAGAAACATCCAAACGCCTTTCGCCGACTGCTTCACGAGGCTGCTGGCCGAATCTTTCACCGCTACGCTGCGGAGCCGCCTGATTTTACTCATACTCCGTTTCGGTGTCCTCCGTCTCTTCCGCTTCCTCCAGCTCCTCTTCCGATCTGGACGAAGCCGCGGCCAATCCCGCCGCCCGCCATTTTTTCAGAACGGCGAGGGGGATGGGGCATGTTTTCACCTCGGACACGGCGACGTTGTAGGTGACGTCGATTCCAGTTTCCAGGTTAACTTCTTCCTCCTCGGGGGCTTCGCCGTTGGCGTAGACGAACTGCATAATCAACCGGGGGCCCTCCAGAGTGTCCACGAACCCATGATAAGGGCCGAAGTTGAACTCTTCGTGTTCCAACGCAAGTTCCTTGGTCCGTTCCTCGCTGTAAACCAGCGTGAGGGAATCCCCCTTCTTGAGGTTCGCCGGCAGCTTCAGAAACCACTTCTTCTCTGGTGGGTCTTTTTTCGGCTCTTCTTTTTTGGCGGCTTTTCTTGGCATTTCTTCTCCTTTTCAGATTCGAAGGGCCAGGACACTCGCCCCGGCCCTTTGCATCGGACATTCTCAAGTCATCAATTGTGCCCACCTCAGTTTGAGATGGGAAGGTATGATTAAGTATAGTATATCTAGAGCTTTTTGTAAAGGGAGACTATTCAGACGTAACCGGCTGAACGTCCACAGTGAGAGATTGCTTGGGAGTCCTCTTCCGCGGCCCTAGCGCAGCCAGAATCGCAGAGACAGCACCACCCTTAGCCTTGATCTCCAGTTCCTCCGTCTTGGGCGCCATGAACTCGTTGAATTCGTAGACCATGGCAGTCAACCTTTCCATTTCGAAAGAAAGGTTGCGGTCCAAAACGCCGCCGTCCAACTGCTCCTGATAGAGCGCCTGTGTGACACGATTCGTTTGCGCAATCAGCACGACGCGCACCGCGGACACCAGATCGGCCGTGCTCGAGAACGTATTGGTCAGAACGAAATAGCAGGACTTGCCTTCCTGAAAGAAACCGCAACGATCCTGCACATAGCAGTTGTCGCACTGCATGGGCCGCCCGATCATGGCCTCCCTGCTGATGGACTCTTGAACCCTGGCGGGATTTGCAGTTACAGGCGCAATTTGCACCAGGGCGGCTTTTTCCTCTGGAGTCTTGAGGGTGAGATTCTGCACCGAACTCTGCCGACGTTGCTGGCGCGCTTCCTCCTTCGCCTCGGCTTGAGCTGCGACGATCTTCTTCATGCCCTTCCCTGTTTCAGAATATCCGCTCCTGGAGATCGCTGCAAGAGATCCGCGGTATCCCAGTCCGTGGGCGGCCCCAAAGACCCCAAAGGCGCCCCATTCAATTCCTTGGTCCAGTAGTCCTTGTTGGGCACTGTTCCCAGGAAATGAGCGTACTGGATCCAAGCCAAAAGGTTCATGGCATCGACCTCAGCGGGGTCTTCCTTTTCAATCTTCGCCCAATCCAGCCCGAACTTCTCGTACATGGACTTGTACCGCTTCCGGACCTCTTTTCGTTCGTGTTGAAAAAACCGCAAGCGGCCGTTCTGAAAAATCATGGTGTTGCCGTACTTGGACCCCATCAACCATGACGTGGAATCAACCGAGTAGAGCGGGAACCTGCGCAACCAGTCGGGCTTCGTGCCAGCGAACCCGTGGATGTATGTCCCTGTTTTTCGCGCCTCGTTGACGTAGGGGAACCACTGATGCTCCTTAACGTCCTCACCACCTGGTAGCGCGAGATAGCGGTACGTTTGGCACTGATCCTTCCAGCCTTTCCACTCGCGCACGGAATGCCAGGACACCAGAACGGTTACGCCAGCGCTCATGATGCGCTCTCGCCAATACGCGATCGGCGGCGCCGTGTAGCCTTTGGAGCCATCCAGGCGGGCGCCCCTGCGGGAATCCCACCACTCTTCCAAGGCACCCCTCCAACTGCCTGCACCGCGCCAGATTTCCTCGAACGCTAGAACGTAGTCCACGTCCATTTCCGCACAGGAAAAAAGGCGGCTCCGGTGTTTGTTCAGGAACAGCACGTAGCTCTCCACGTATCGTTCCATTAAATCCCACCACTTCGCCGGCTCCTGACGCGCCAGCTTCAGGTGCGTTTCCATGAAGGTGAACGCTCCCGAGTCCACCATGTAGCAGACGTCCCGCGGCGTGGTGTCGTAGAGAAGCTGGTCTTGCTTCGCGGGCGACTTGGTGCGCAGGTAGTAGAACGACATCAGGCGGTAGCGCACCTTCAACCGGTTCATAACCGGATAGGCTTTGTTGCCTTCTTCGGCACCCGCGAAAAAGATTTTGACCGGCATTACAGAGCAGGGTCTTTGATGCCCACTTCCGCGAATCCTTTGATCCTGATGAGGCAGGAATCACATCGGCCGCAAGGAATGTACATCCGCTTGTTGCCCGGCTGAGCTTCATCCTGGACATCTTGAGGATCGTAGCAACTCCAGGTCAACTCCAAAGGCGCCCGCCGGCGAATTGCCTCTTGAATGATCTGAACCTTGGTCAGGTGCACCAGGGGCGCATGAATTTCAATGGTGCCCGTCTTTTCAACCCCAACCTTGGTCCCCAGGTCAAAAACCTTTTGCATGGCCGCGAAATATTCCGGCCTGCAGTCAGGGTAGCCTGAATAGTCCAGGGCATTCCAGCCGCCGAAGACCGCCTCGGCCCCTACAGCCTCCGCCAGGCTCATAGCGAAGGCCAGGAACACGGTGTTGCGCGCCGGCACATAGGTAACCGGGATACCCTCGCTCATCGTCTCCACGGGCCTGTCTTTGGGCACAGCGATGCCACTGGTGAGAGCAGAACCGCCCCAAAGCCTCAAGTCTATGGTCTGGATGTAGTGGCAGAACCTTCCCAGGGGGCTTTTTTCGCCATAATGCCTCACAATGGCCTTGGCCCTCTCCAGCTCGATGGCGTGGCGCTGCCCATATTGAAAGGACAGGACATCCACGTGCTCCGCCGCCTCGGCCGCGATCGCCAGGGCCGTTGTGGAATCCAGCCCGCCGCTCAAAAGCGCTACTGCCTTGTGATATTCGTAGTTCATCTTCGTTGTTCTCCTTCGGTGTACGATATTCTTATGAGTCGTGCAACAGCTTCACCAGCAGCAAAGACCCCCAAAGGGGGCCTTTCCTTGCTCCAATGTATCAGAAACGACGCCCATGTTTCCTTGAAGATCCGCCTCCGAGCCTTCGAGTTCACCTGGAATTGCCCTTCCGTCCAGCAACCAGACTTCGGCGTGGTCGAGATCGAATACACACCTGGCAAGCGCATAGTCGAGACCAAGAGCCTGAAGTTCTACCTTCAGAAGTATCGCTACCTGAACGCCTTCAACGAAGAACTGTCTGTTCGGATTCTGAACGATTTTGTCTATTACGTCCGACCTTTGGATGTTCGCGTGACAATGCGACAGAACTCCCGCGGCGGCATTGAAACGACCTGCGAAGCGTCCTGGAGGGACGGGGATCCGTTCAGCTACACCCCGAAGCGGACTTTTCAGGGAGGCTGGGCAATGCTTCCTCCGGGGCCGCCGGAAGCTTGAGCGCGGCCGGCAATTCCTCTTCATGAAGGGTGAACACCTTTCCGGCCGCGATGAACGGCGGAAGTGGTATTGAGTCCAACCCCTTCGTGGAATCGTAGCCTGGCACCTCGGGGTACACGGCCATTTGATACGTAGTGGACAATGTGGGATCGGGCTCATACAGCCGCTTGTAGTGGTTGTTTCCCATCATCATGCTGAACAACCGAACAGATGGGTCTTCCACCGCGTCCTTGACGGCGTGCGTCAACAGCAGAGATCCCACACCGGGCGCCCGCTCGTGATCGAGCAGTGTGATCATGAAAAACCGGCGCGCGTGAAGGGTGACTGTGAGTAAAGCTGCTACGTCCCAACCTTCTGGAGAGACTACCACAGTGAACAACGGATGCAATTCTTCCGTTTGGGCTACAGCCGTCATGATCGCGGGCCACCTGCGAATAAGGCACGGGCAAGAGTACTCACCGCCATAGTCCTTCCAAATGGACTCGGACAGATGCTGAACTTGAGCGAGCATTAGCGTGCGAAAGGGTTGTGACAAAGCATAGTCTGGACCTTCGTAGCGACTCTGGTACCCCCATTTTTCCAACTCCACCAGGTTCTGCTTGATACGTTTGCGGTGCTTTCCCGAACGCAAAGTCAGCCACTTTTCCCAATCGTTCTCGCCCACCTGCAGATTGTTGGCGCCCTCGCACAAGGCGACCCGGCTCAAATTTGGATCTGATGCTAGACCGTCGATGCCATTGAGAATGTACGTCTTGCCCGATCGAATCAAGTAATCCAGAAACGCGGGGCCGTTCGTTACTCTCCAGTCGAACACCACATCCCCAAACAACTCGAAGGCGCCCTCTTCGTAGCTGGAAGGCACCAAATGCAAAGTGTCATCCGTTGTTCGAACGACTTGAGGAATTTCCCCGCACAAGGCGGCCGCGCGCTCCAACATCTTGAGGCTATCGGAAGGAACCATCATAGGGGCTGCATCTCCGGAGTCAATGAACTTGCAGGAAATAACCCTTTCTCCACCCCCTGCCTATAAAGTTCCGGTAAGTGATCGCCTACGTCGTTCCTCCATGTGTTACCCAAAAGCCAGTAGTTCTCCAAGGGCTGATATGCGTAAGCCTGCGCCTCACGTGGAGTGGCGCCAAATCCCACCACCACAAACTGCCGTTCATTATATTGTGTGAGAAACACGTTGGCCTTAGGATCCCAGCCGGCCAGGACCTGGCGAACTTTTGCCTGGCTAGGAATTGCCTGTGGAAACTGAAACTCAATCTCGTGTGTGAGACCGCGAGAACAAATCTCGTAGGCGTTCTCCTTGCCGCCCACCAGCTCGTCCAAGAGTGGGTAGCCGTAGCTGAACACCGCCACACCCACACCATGGCAGAAACGAAAAGCGTCCTGAAATATCGTTGTATCCTCAGGGGGCCCGGCCAGCTTAAACAGAGCCTCACCGAAGTTGAAACTGTCCTTCATCATGGCGTGCATGACTTCACCTGTGGGGATACCAAACCGAGTGGTGAACTCCAGGAACGTGATGCTCCCGTCTTCGTAGTTCACCACGGTGTTGATGTCTATTAGGCCACAACACTTGCCGCGAAACAAGGGCTCCATCTGGCGGAAAATTTTCCAGATGCGGCTGTTCTCTTCCGTCAAGCCATAGTGAAAAAACAAAGGCGTGCCCACTTCTCCCGTGAGCACCGATCCGCGGTCACCGTCCTGCGCCCCTTTGTGTTCAATGCACGAATACAGAGGCTCAACGAACTTGTGGCCGTTGAAAAATGCCCCCCAACAGACTTCCTGGCCAGGCGCGAATTCTTCGATCAGGGCGCCTCCCAATCCCGTCTCGATGTCCCACCAGGCGTTGGGCTTTTCGAGCATGGATGCCGCTTGTCCGCAATCGTGCACTACGATAGTGCGATTCCTCGCCGTAGCGGGGCTCGTACTGATCTGCTTGATGACGCAAGGCTTGGTGCGCTTCCTCAGATGCCTTTGCAACTCCTTGGCTTCTTGAAAAATGCGCGTCTCCGGGATCCGAATCTCGCTGACCTTCTGAAGTTCTGTCTTACCGAAGTGCCTGAAATCCTCCAAAGCATAAACACTGGAGGAATAACCGATCGTCCGCCGGCCTTCGGCTGTCAGAGCCTCGTAGCCGAACTGAAACCCTGGCGTGATGATGTACAGGTCGCAATCTGCAGCCATGAGCGATTCGAAACCGGGATGAGGATGAAAGCGGGCATGCAGTGTTTCGACATCTCGAACTTTGGGATATAACAACCGCTCCTGGTGAGCTTCCACAGGATCCTTCGTAACGTGGTCATTGAAGGCAACACCGGGAACCCACAGGTGTACGTCATGCCCTTCGTCCATCAGCCGACCCTGAAGAGAAAGCATTCCGTCGTCGTCAACAATTCCGATCTTCATAGCTTTGTGACCTGCTCTTTCTTTTACGACTTTTCTTGAATGACCGAGGAAAAGGACAGGGAATCCAGAGCTTTTCTGACCGCATCTTTGCAGTCTTCCAGCTCGCCAACTTCAGAACGCGTGTAGGCTTCCAAAAAGCCGCGCACATAACTGATATTGGTGGGCACCAGCTTTTCAGCCCTTCTCTTGACTTCCTGAGGCGAAATACAACTGGCTAAAACATTGCTCCGCGGATTTCTGTCGCCCGCCACCCATCGCTCCACATCCTGATAGAGACCGCACGTCCACTCGCGGCAAAATTCCGGTCGGGCGCCGTACACTCGACAGGAAACTATGCCGTCCACAGCTTCCAACGCTGGACAGTGCCCGGACTGCAAATCGAAATAGTACTCGGAGTCCTCGGGCCTCTCCACAAGATCTTCAAACCTGTACAACACCCCGATCTGCACCAAATCCGTCTTGCATGCCTTCTCCAGACGAGTGACGTCGGCCTTGGACAGGATGGAAACTGGAAGAAAACAGCAGGCGCCGCATTGTTGGCACAATCCCCCATCGTGCAACCAGGTCAACAGTGCTTGTTTCATGTCTTGGCTCATAAAAGTGTCACCGAAAATAATTCGTCTTCCAGGCAATTTTGAAGCTTCTGAATCAGATCCTGCAAATCTAAAACCAAGGAACTCTTGCTCCAATATATGGCCGGGCCCAACGCAGTTTCCTGGTCCGTGTTGAAGTTCAGCACGATCGCCGTGCCCCCAATCCTCCGGCATTGCCAGGCCAGCCACAATGGGTCCACAAACGTTATCGCCTGTGGATCCACTTCCGCCTGTAGGCCAGAATGCGGAGTCGAAAGGTACGCCCGCTCTGAGAACGCTCTCCAAATGTACTGCAATTGGAGCAGCAGTTCCGGAAGCGTGAAATACATGAGCGTAGCCGACGTAAACAAAAAGGGCTTCGGCGGAAGTGGAAACGGAGGATCACGCAAATCCAACTGAAAGCACCGCGGATTGTTTTTCTGAGGATACAGGTCGTATCCGTATCCTACATACCCGTGCTTCTCCAGGTACTCAAGATACAGGGAGTGCCTGCTGCAACCCCATTCCAAAAATTCCTTTCCGAGCCGCTTCGGAAAAAGGATTGGCAAGCACTTGGCAATGTGCTTGTCCCACATGGGGGAAAGATCAGGATCAGCAGTCACATCTGAAATAATACGTCGGCCTTTTTTATCTTCCATGTCATCCGCGCATCCCCATCAAAGCATCTGATGAGTATCTTCGTAAAATCTCGATACACCAGGCAACCAAGTCTTTCACCTTTTGACCGGGAGGATTAGTCTAGCCCCTTAGGCCCATCAAAGCAAGCATCTCATCTTTGTCTAGAGACTGGTTGCGTGCCTCCAGGATCTTCGACGTGATTGTGCTCGTCCGGACCGCTCGAACACCCCGACAGCTCATGCAAGAGTGGCGAGCCTTGGCCACCACCATGACGCCGTGTGGCTCCAGCTCCTGGAAGAGGTACTCCGCAACCTGCGTGACCAGATGCTCCTGAAGCTGCGGCCGGCCGGCAAAGTAATGAACCACTCGGGGGATCTTGGATAGGCCCGCCAGCCATTCCTTCGGATGGTAGCCCACATGCATCACACCTTCAAACGGAAGATGATGATGTTCGCATAAACTGGCGAACTCGATATCTGTCTCCACCACGTACTGATCGTATTCCTTGCGGCGAAATTTCGCGACGGGCGGAGGCCCGCCGTTGAAAGAACAGAACTCGTTGGCAAACATCTTGGACACGCGCATAGGCGTGTCTTTCGTCTCCTCATTGATTGGAAGACCCAACGCCTTCATGAACGCCAAGTAGTGTTTAGCCGCGACCTGAATCGAGTCTAAAATTTCAACCTCTCGCCTTTTATTTTACATCGTCATTGCGCCAACCCGGACATGACAGCTTTCATTCGCCTGCACATCTGGAGTCCCGCGCTCTCGCCATCGCTCATTGAATCACCGATATCAGAGCCTTCCCCTTAGCGCAGAATGGCACAGCCCCAATCGTTTCGCCATCGTGCCCGGCACACCAAAGAGCCGGATTCGTCGGCGTATACCCCACGAACACCCAGTTGTGCAGCGCGTCGATGATGCTGCACGCGACGCAGCCAATGGCGCCATCGGCGATTGTGGTCTGCGCCGCGACTCCCTGGCGTAGCTGGTAGAGAGATGTGGGCTCCCAGTACGTGCGCCAGTTCTCGCCTCGGGTACTACTCGGAACCCATCCACCTAGATGAAAATAGAACCTTGCCGACCCTGGCTCGGTCGTGGTGTCCGACGACGAATGTGCCAGGATGCAGCGGTAGTTCACGTACAAGCCACCGTAGAACCAGGAGATCGGGTTGACTACCGTATCCCCGACATTGTACGTCCCGTGGCTCGAACTCCACGCCGGGTAAGAGCGATGTCCCAGGTAGTAGTAATCGAAGAGCATGAGGTTCCGGTTGGAGTCTACGAAGCGTGCATTCTGGCTGAGATCGTGCGCCCCAACAGTCGTCCCCCCCGTATCCGGCCCGGTGCTGAATTTGGCACAATACTGATTCGCCTGATTCTGGTACGCATAATTGCAGCTTGTCACCAAGTTCCAGCCGTCGTTATAGTCCAAGTTCGCTGGCGATCCCACATCAGTCACCGCTCCGGCCCCCATGGAATCTAGAAACTTGACGCCGAGCGACGATCCCCCCATGTCACCGCCCGGATTGTACCCTGCCGGAACCGATGCTAGACCCCAGATAAGATTCGAGCGAAAAGACGCTAGTTGACCCGCACTCGCCTCGTTTGTCTCAGTGTCAACGGCTCCGTCTGTGCTTCCAGAAGTGCCAATGCTATTGTGATCCACGGTCCAAGTTCCATCATTGGTTCCTCCATACAGAAAGGTCACTATCGGAGCCGATGCAAACCCACTGGCACTCACTACCGTAATTGAATGAGTAAGGGAGCGGCTGGTCTGAACTCCGTTAGCCATGATCCAGTTTGCATCTCCGTAACCAGTGTCGCCGCCCACGTCCAAGGCCATCCCGTCATAGGTGGTGCTGGGAAATGCACCAAACCCGTGCATATTGTTGCAATCTCCGTCCACGTAGTAGTAGAGATTGCTGATGCTCCCCATGGTGCCGGGTTCCTGCGCATCACAACTTGGGAAGCGATAAAAGTTCCGCGTGAAACTGGCCCATGGGTCCGCGTATCCGCCATTGATGTGATAGCCGCTCCCCATGTAGTTCCCCGTGATGGCGATGCCGGAGGCTCCCTGGTTGTTCTGAAAGGACGATGCGAACACATTTCCCACAGCCTCTCGCACTCCGGTAGTCACGGCGCTGGTCCCGTTGATGGAGATGTCCGCGGATCCGGTCGGCGCGCTGTGGACGTTGTAATCGTGCCGCACCGTGCTCGTGGGAGATGGATTGACGTAAATCTCAGAGGTGTTCGTGAAGGTCGAATGCTGAACGTCGTAACTCCCAAGCGCGCCGGATGTGCCCACCGTGATAGAGCCAAACAGCGCGTCCCCCAGATTGGAGAAATCGGTATACGTCGCGATGACGCTGCAACAGTAATAGTTTGCCGAGATCGCGTTGAAAAAGCCGTTTCCTCCGCCCGCCTGGGACGTAACGGTAAAGTGTTGGCTCGGCGTCCCCTCCGCGTGGAACGCCCGAAATCCGTTGTACCCCTTCGCGCTGAAAGAATAGCGGGTGTCTGTTGGATCGGCAGCCCCCGAGGAATCGAACTTGAGCGTCCCGCCGGGATCGCCGATGATGCTGTCCAACACATAGGACGGGTCGTTGCTGTACTGGATGCTTCCGCGCGCGGTCACCGTCGATGAAATATGGAGCAAGCCGGTGATCTTAAGGTCCAGGGCAGGGGTGCCTCCCCCGCCAACGAACTGCACCGTCCCCGATCCGCTTCCACCGCCCGACCCGGTGAATGAAACAGTGGGAAGGGCGGCATCCACGTAAGCGCCCGTGCTGGTCAGCGTGAAAGTGGCCACGTTCCCTCCCGAGATTGTGCAATCCCCATGCGGCCCGTATCCTCCATACTGATTGCCTCCGGCGAACGTGGCCGTGCAGTTTCCACTGAATCCGCCAGCCGGCAGCCCGGTGACGCCGTAGACATAGCCGAACGTGGGCAGCCCGTAGTTCCCGACGATCCAAGGTTGATCGGCAGTCAGAGTGAACCCGTCTGGGATGGCGATGTAATCGGAGGACGGCACGTAGCCGTTAGCCGTGCATCCGCTGCCGGACCAGTTGGAGTGGGTGGTATCGGCGGCAATCGCGGAGAGGGAGCAGGTGCCGCTGTGGCACGCCGCCCCCACGCCTCCGTCCACGAGCGTGCAGGTCGGTGTGGAAGGGGGTGGCGCACTGACGGTGATCATCATTGGCGCAGGGTCATTTGCGCCGAAATTGTTTGTCAGCGAGATGCTTTTCGCCCCCGTAGAACCACCCGTGAACGTGTATGTGAAACTCGTACCCGCCGCGGGCGTCACCGTCAGAGGATTGCCCGACGTGCCGCTGGTGAAAGTGTCCCCCGCCCCACCATCCGATAGCGTGACCGTGTTTGTTGAGCCGTCGAACGCTACCGAGTTGTCCACTTCACAACTCGCAGATGGAGTCGCCGTATAAGAACTGCTTGGGCAACTCGCGTTCCAGCTCAGTGTGCTCAATGCTGGCACTTGGAGCGAGATCGCTGACATCGCCACGAAAGTGTACCCCGTCGTGTACGTGTCCACAATGGAGCTTGCAGGCGTGGTGCTGTACGAGTCCCCAATCCACAGATTGCCCGCCCCGTTACAGCTAATCAGCGTCTGGGAATCGGTGCAGGGATTGTGCGGCATGTAGATGCATGCGAATGTCCTGTCACTTGCCGTACTTGGAATCGTCAGGCTGGGGTTTGTGGCTGCCCCTGTGATCGGTGTGGGCCAATCCGAACGATAGGGGGAGATCTGATTCACGCCGCTGAAACTTGTGATCTGCCCGTATATTTCGTGGTTTGAGCTGTTTGTCACGACCAAATTCTGTGGACCCGTGGGAGGATTTGGCAAAAGATAAATCCCGGAAAACGATCCCTCGCCACCGTCAAGTGCCCCACCAGCGGCAAGAACCATCGGCTGTCCACCGTATGTCGCCGTGATGCCGCTTGCTCCTACAGTTGTTAAAGCCCCAACACATGCGACCGCGACCACGTTGGAGTGGCCCGTCGAAATGGTCTGCGAGAGAGTCAAAGTGCCGCTCTGGACATTGCCGAACGAGTTGGACACGTCAAGTGGCGTGACCTGCCCCCACGCCGAAGCGCAGGACAGCAGAAGGAAAGGAATCAAACGCGTCATATCTGCCCCTGTACGTAGAAGCTTACTGCCGACAACTGAAAATCATCCCCAGGCGTCATCCCCGTCGTGTCCACACGGAGCTTGATCGTCGCGCGATTGGCGGCCGCACAGGCTGGCAGAGTCTGCGTCCCAGCGCCCGGCGTGATGGTTCCGCTGGTCACGGTCTGGTACCCGGAGGCATTGTTGGTGATCGCTAAAGGGGCCGTCAATTCCGTGTATGAGGGCGAGTCGGGCCGCGCCGTGGTTCCGCTGCACGCAAGGCTAATGTAGACATTCGCTGCGTGCGTCGAGTCACAGTTTGCGGGATCGCACATCGAGAAGATCGTGTATGATATTACACCGTTCGCGGGATATGCGGGCGGCATTCGCCACGAACCATACCAGTAGTAGGTTGACTGAGCCGCCGGGAAGTCGAGGACGGCCAAATCACCGCTGGCATTGAGCTTCGCGGCCGGCGCACTGGTGGCAGGGATATTGCCCGCAAACACCGGAACGCCGCCGTAATCGACGCCTTGGAACACGTAGTTCCAGGTGCGTAGAGTTGGCATGGCGCTGCGCACCGCTTTTTCACTTGGGATGCTGGTGTCGGCCCCTTGAGAGCCTATAGTGGTCACAAGAGTAAGAGGAGTTCCGAAACCACCCGATCCATTGCTCGTGAGAGGCTGGCCGTTGGTGCCGTTGGTGCTACTCGTGCCATTCCCAGTCGCCAGACTCGCCGGGACATACTGAGACCCGGACGCATTCCAAACCAGAGCTTGGCCGTCGGCCGGAGCGGTGGAAGCCACGGCGCGCCCCTGGATTCCAGCCACCGTGGTTGCGCCGCTTCCGGCGGCCTTGGTGACGTCTCCCGTTAAGGCCGGGGTATTTGCGGCTGGGACATGCGCCGAGGAGTCGAGCGGCGCATACCCGTTCGCCTGCCCCTTGTTTGCGACGTTCTCGGCCGTATACCCCAGCGAGCCGGAGCCCGCCGGCAGCCAGCCGGAGGCGAGCTTGCCGTCGGCTCCGGCTTTCGGGATGGCGTTCGCCGCCGGCGTGGCGGTCGCGATCTCGTCGCTGCCGCCGTTCTGGTGAGACGCGGCGTGCGGAGACGGGGTGAACGCGGAAGGTTTGCCGGTCAGCGCGGCCCAAGTGACAGCGGCTAGCGCCCGTGCGTTTGTATAGTAAAGGTTCCCGCCTTCGGTAACCTGATCGGTGGTGTAGTCCCCGACCCGTGGCACAACCGCTCCCTGCCGTCCAAAAACGGACAGCACCGATCCCGAAGCCGTACTAGGCAATGGCGTCATGAGGCGAAACTGCGTCCCGTCGTACCAGGTGTCGTAAAGCTCCCCCCCCACGATATCCGTCGCAGCGGGGTCGCTGACTCCATCGCGTAACCTGAGGGGCACAGCTCCCAGTGTGTCTATATTCAGGGTCGTCGGGCCCCCTGTCCCGTTCACGTCGGGTTTCCAATGCAGCGTCATACCGGCTAAGTACGCCCCTAGCGTAGGAGTGAGGGAACATTGGTAAGTAACGGGAGATCCGGTGGCTGAAGCGCACAACAACGCACGGCCGGTTTGTTCTCCCGGCTGGGTCTCGACGACTGATGTGTCCAGGGCCCAGAGGATATCGATCTCCGAGCCCGTATCCGACATCAACGACAGCAGTCCAGGCCCCGTCGTGAAGTTCGCCTTTGACCTCGATCCGACCACCGTGCCGTCGCTTGCGACGGTGAGGTTGGCGCCCTGCGCGGACCAGGTATTTGCCGCCGTGCAGCCGTAGACGTTGTTCCCAGCCGGCGCGTCGGTCGCGAAGTACGCTTCTCCCACCTGGCAGGTAGCCGGCAGGGCGGCGGTCAGTCCCGATTTCATGGGCAATGTATGCGCCGCCCCGCTCATGTCCTCGGTGCCGGCGGTCACGGTGTTGTTCCCATCGGTCCGCATGGCCGTCGCCGGAAGCTGCGATGGCGCCAGCGTCCCGGAAATCTGGGAGAAGGCGTAGTCCCCGTTTTGCGCCGCGACCGCGCCACTTCGCCCGTAGATCGAAGTCACCGGAGACGCGGGCAGAGTCTTCGGCTCCCACTGCCTCGCAACATTGTTCCACCCCAGGTACTGCTGGTCGGCCGGCTGCGCTGTCGATACCTGCCGGCCCTGGAGTTTCACCACGCTCAAATGCGGGAAAGTCCCGTAGAGGTCTGTATCCGCCTGCGTCGAGGTGGTCACACAAGTCGGGCAGTCCAGTGCGCCCGCAAGAAAGGTCACCACGCCAGGGAAACTGAAGGCCCCCTGCGCCCGGGTGTTCGTGAAGTACAGGTTGCCGCTCTCGATTACCTGAGCGGTCGTATAATCTCCGGCATGGGCCGCGACCAAGCCCGTCCGGCCGAACACGCTCGCGACGGATCCGCTGGGAGGGTTCCCGCTCTGGCTTTGCATCTGCATCGCGAGTCCTCCGTACGTCACCATCACCCACTGGCCGACCTTGATATCGCCTGGGTCCAACTGCTGGCTGCCTTGTTTTAAGACCTGTTTCGCGCCCAGTCCGTTGAAGTTGATGGTCACCGAGCCGGTATTGGCGGTGTTGGCCTGGAACCAGTAAGTGGTTCCCTGCGTATAAGCGCTAATTGGCGGTGCCAGGTTGCAGGCATAGGCGTTGATCGCTCCCGTGTCCTGACATGAGAAAACGGCGCTCAATTGGTCGGCGTTGGCCGGCGACGCCGTTCCCATTCCGCTGCGATAAGGAACGCCGTTGGCCCCGGAATCGGCTAATGCCCCCACGGCGGCCGCTGTCGGCTGCGAAGTATGGGCGACGCCCGCGGGGGAGATATAATCCACCCATTGATTGAGCGTCGGTCCGGAGGAAGTCTTCACTGCCGCAAAGACGTCGCCGTTCGCGTCGCTGCACTTGAGCGTGCCGGCGGTGGAATCGTACGAGCAGTTCTGGCTGGAAATGCCCCCCTGCAGGGACCATGTATTGGCCGCCGTGCAGGCATACAGGTTAGCCCCCGCCGGAGCGTCAGTCTTGAAAAACATCTCTCCCACCGTGCACGAACCCGGCAGCGCCGTGCCGGTCTTGACGGGCTTCGTGGCGGTAGCCGCCGTGAAATCCACGCTTTTCGCCTGCGTCCGAAGATCCACCTGGGTTTGCGCCGCGGCAGTGAGCACCACAAAAGCCGCCAACAACATTCTGAACATTCGATCGCCTCCACCTTCAACTTGAGGATGGCATAGAGGGGGGCTTGAGTCCGAAATTGGCGGAGGCAAGTGGTGGGAAGGAAAGGGGTTGTTTTTGAAAAAAGGTGTGACTGATAAAGGTTTCATCAGATTCGCGGCCGAAAAAGCTGGACGGAGGAGGAGGTGCTGGAGACCGCGAATGTGATGAAACCGGGCAGTGAACTAAACCTTGAACTTTACGACTTGAGAGTCTGCATGGTCCTCGATTCGGTCTAGCGGGAGTTTACTGCGAAGGGCCGGAACAAAAGTATAAGTAGTTGTTTTCGGAATGGGTTGCGAGCCGGCGGTGGTATTACCCACGCGGGGTAATACGGAGGTGTTCCAGCCCCAGCGTTTTG